ATAATGGACCCTGGACTGTCTTGGTATCACCTGTAAGGAGGATAATTTCACAGCCAGTGATATCACTGGCTAGTGCATCAGGCATACCAGAGACACGCTTGTTATTGCCCGCTAACAATCGGGCCAATAATTTACAAAGGACTGTCTTTCCCGTGCCTGTGCCGCCTTCGCAGAGAACGTGTCCCGTGCCCAAGAACCTTGAGCCATCAGGATAAAAGTCACGCTGACCAACGGCAAAAAGGGCCATAATGACACGGTTAATGACGTGTCGCTGACCCACAATGACTGATTCAATGGCTTCCCTCAGCGGGAAGATATATTTGTTCAGAAGATTATCGAACTTCATTCTTCTTCCTCCACCATGTCGTAATGCCCGACCGAGTGAACAGTAACACTTATCGGGTTGTCCATGCCATTAAAAAGCAACATCACTGTATGATAATTCTTTTTACGCCAATTGCCATCCAAATCCTGAATTACCCAATCCTTTGTACCACGATCCATTAAAGGAATTGTGAGACGTAAGTTCGGCATCAGATTTCGCAATTTCAATAAATCTGGCAGCGTATACCACTTTACTTCTTCTGTTTCGTTCGGTCCAGGCTTTAACTCTTGCCTAGAACATATAGGCACCCGAACACAATGGATTGTAGAGTGCCCACCCTGGATAACCCCTAAATACTCTGGTGGGCAATAACACATCGGGTCATAATCCTGAACTTGCTCTAAACCAGTCTCTTCAAGTAGCTCTCGCACCGCCGCATCAACTGGATTTTCGCCAGGATTAAGCTTGCCACCTGGGAGATTAAGCATCCCATCCAAGTGCGCTGGCTTATCCTTCAACACTAACGGCAATCGGACGGTAGGACCATCTACAGCATACGGATATACAACTACATACTCAATCATTAGTAAAGTCCATTATGTTCAGGAAGTTCATTCTCAGCTTGAAACCAAAACTCTTCGCCATTACATTCAGGTCGGCCAGCGGCTTCCCATAATTGATAAGCGTTCTTTTGAACCATTTCCCAACGGCAGCCTGGTAATCGCGTGTCAGCCGCAGGGTCATAGCCCCGATATACCTTGCCGTCTGTATCAATGACCCGCATCGGCCAGATACACCTAGCCATGTCTGCATTGCGCTCAAGCACTCGAATAGCCGTATCCAAATTATCAAATTCTTGATGACCAGCACGGTCAGAACTAATGGTTTCCCAACGGTGTCCGTGATATCCTGCGTGATTACTCTGAACTAAATATTTCATTGTTCACTTCCAAGGTAATCGAAATCTGATAATGATGCTATCCCAGCACGAATTGATTTTTCTTTAGTGATTTTCCTGCCAAGGCTCTTTTGTGCATTCCAGGCAATTGCTTTGCAGTAAGTGGAAAATTTATTGTCTATTTTGAGTGGTGAGTTCTTTTTAGGTCTTTCCCGCGATGGAACAAACTTCTTGACAATGCGATACAAGAGTTCTTCCTGGTAGGCACCATACTTCTGTCTATTTGCACCATGCCTAGTTCTGTTCCGCCAAAGATTCTCCAAACCTTCGACCAACTTGGATATGAATATATCCTTTACATGTTTTTTCGCAACCTCAAAACATTGCTCAATGTAGACTTGCCGTTTGTAGTAGGAACCTGCCCGAATCAAAGACATAATTAATTCTTGATTAATGTCCTCAAAGTCGTCGGTATGATTATTCTTAGCATTTTTGCGGAGAAGTTGCCAAGATGCATACTTCGTTAGTTGTCCGAACGCCTTCTCCAAATCCATGTACTCTTCATTACTAATTGGGAAATTATCGGTTATACTCTGCATTCACACCTCTATTCATTCAATTCCTTTCTATTATAGAGGTGCTTTTATATTAAATCAAGCTAAAGTCTTTGATATTTTACAGTTAGTTTTTAACTTCAAGCCTGGGAGTAAACTACTCTCTGCTTCCAAAACCTTTAAACATATGATTCTAGCCGCTTCAATTTGCTTATCATCACTACGAACGACATAACCATCATGAATATGAGCCACTATTCTCCCATAATCTTGTAGGGCATCATGAAGATGAACCAACTTCTCAAGACAGAATATAGCCCCTGGAGATTGAATGATAAAGTTTCTATACTTATACTCTTCCCCTTCAGCGAAACGTCTCTTGCGACCTATGTAATCAACATATACGCCATTCTCAGCTTCATGATTCTCAATCCATGCGAATAACGTCTTGAATTTAGTCTTCAAACTGGATATCAGCTTGCCCGCCTGTTCAATGGATACACCAGCACGCTCCCCTAATGTCTCCGCACCCTGCCCATACACCACGGGGAGGAATAAGCAATCCTTGCAGAATGCTCTCTTCTCATCCGTGTCACACTCTTCATTCAGCAAATGCGCATACAACTTCCTGTAAAAGTCACCATCCCCTGAAACTAACTCCAAAAGCTTAGCATCCTGACTTAGCCAAGCCAAAATACAGACTTCATGAAAATGATAATCAAACCAAAGAAAACTTAAACCGTTCCCCTTGGGCTGTAACTTAACCCTTTCTTCTTCCGACAAAGAATGCGGATTAAAGCAATTCTCATAAGCAAGTTGGGTTGATAGTCTACCACCCGTCTGCCCTTCAATCTCATAGTACGGGAACAATATCTGTCGCTTCTCTGTGTCAAATACCCCTTCTACTTCAATTTGCGGGATTACCCTGGAGTATAAAGGGAGATATACCTTCTGGTGGATAGTTTTGAACTTGGGCCATGATGAATCATCAAATAACCGCTTTATCCTTTTAACCACTTCTGAGAAGCTGGCGGGGCAGCGGTCCCGCACCCCAACAAAACACTCGCCAAGCTTTAAGTCTAATAGCTTGCTCTCGAAATCTAAACAGCCGCCAGTATTCGCTAGGATATAAGTAAAGAGGTTCTTTAGATTCCAGCCTATGACTGAAACTCGCTTGTCGTCAAACAATGCGGTCTTGATAATTGAAAACGTCTCAATGATGTTATCGACGTTGATTTCAGTTTTAAACTCATTGCTTTTAGACCAGCAGACGAAATCAAAAGAAGCATTGCGGGTAAAATCCACAATCTCTGGTTCCAGCTTAACAAAAATAGTCGGCCCCGACTGGATTAGTTGATCCAGTTGGAGCGCTAATTGAATTTGTGTCATTCTTCTCTGATTCTCGGTGAAAGACCAATCTTCCCAAACTCTTCCGCCATGATCCGCTTGGCAGTGGATACATGCTCCGCTGTCGTCAGAATACTATCGTGAATGGTTCCTACGAACATGTCAGGATGTTCTTTCATAATCCTACCACAGATATTCGTGATTATCAATTTTGATTCATTCTTTTGCATCATCCAAGCTAATCGCCTGTAATCCTTACGCTTGATTCTCCTGACCTTTGCTCCAATGGTTGGAAATAGATCACAAAACAAACTACTCGTCTTCTTGCCAAAGAATGTCTCTCGGAAGAAGTTCTCTTTGAATGCGTTTCTATCCGTTTCACTTGCATGTTGCATCAAAAATTCGTACAACCTGCCCTGTTCCACAAGTCGTTTGTAGAGAAGCACATCGGGAGGAATATCATCAAAGTAAATGGCTCCTGTACATCGTATGGAGGAAAAGATGGATGGAATAGCTAAGAATAAAAGCAGAGGTTGAGAGTTAGCAATGTCGATATTTACCAAGTTTTGATCCTTGTAACTGAGGAACTTTCTCAAATCAGATTTGAGATTGGTAAAATTGGTATGCACTCTCCCAAATTCATCACGATGAATATAAAATTCCTTATTGTGTATCTTGTCTATTGATATTTTAACACTATTGTACTCATGCACTGGCAATTCATCTATTGATTTCAATGCTTCTTCGTAGTTAATTTCCACCATTTCTAAAAATGTATAAATATGCCTATGAACCTTGGTAAACTTGTCTATCTTATTCCTTAAGTTACCATATGGTTTTCTTAATTCTTGCCACCTGATAATATTGTCTTGCAATGATGCTGAATTAATTGAAATTTGCTTGTGGCGCACATCGGAGTAAGGTGCGCAAAGCTTGTAACCGTAAGACTTTTCGTTCTTGATATAGTGACGATCACAAGCTATAACGCCTTTGTTAATTAATATGTTTATATAGTCGTTATAAGTAAAGCCAGACCGCCCTATCATTCTTCTCATGTATATGGCTTTAAGTGGAACAAATTCTTCTGCGTTTTTGTAAAGTGTGCGTTGTTCGTAGATCAAGTTTATGATAAAGTGAAGTCTGTCTAAATCTCTAATGTTTTGGTATTCTCCCTCAAGCAGATCAGGCAAGTTCAGGTTGGAAGGAATATATATTTTCTTCATGGTTACATTTTACCAGTGGAGCGCTACCGATGGAATATAATCTCGATCCAATTTTCGAGTTCAGGATGAATGAAGAAGAAACTCTAGCATATAAGCTAGGATTGCTTTGGATGGCGATTTCCCATAAGTTATTTCCAGACTATAGACATGCTAGTGGCTTTCCAAAAAAAGGCGACCCTCGAAAAAGCAGTTTATTCAAATACTGCTATAAGCTTCAAAGAGAATCTAAAGGACTTATAGAGGCCAAAGACTATAAAATATACATCGCCGCCCAACTTCATATGTTAAAAGCCATTGAAATTGGTAACACACACCCCTTGATCGGCCCGTGGTGTTTAGTTGGCGAGAAAGCCTGGGTTCGTTGGAAAGTATGGAAACGGAAGTACGATAATATCGGGAAATCGAAAACTTTGGAAGACGTGGGCCTGGATAAATCTAACTTTGAAGAAGTGAAGAAAGAGTTGGATAAGACCAAGAAGTTCATGGACAATAAATTTGGGTTACTTAACGAAGAGACTTTCCAACTGAAAGCTAAAGAGATTGAGCGCAATATCTCTTTGGGTACAATCAGTGGATTCTATGCGGCCCTGTCACCGTGGGTAGGCAAACATTGTAAGTTAGGTGATTATGACCTAGCTTACTTCAAAACTACCGATGCGCAAGGCAGTGAGTATTTTAATAAGTTATTTCCAGAGCAAATAGTGTAAAAGAGCCATGCGAACGTGTAAACCGTTTCTCACTTGCTCGAAATACTTCGCTGTAGGGAGTTCATCCACATCAGGATGAATCTCTTCATTCCTGGGTAATGGATGCATAATAATTCCACCTGGCTTGATCGTCCTGGCAAGTTCTTTCGTCAATATGAACCTGCTTGGCTCTCCTTCAGGGAGTCTACCGCCGTTCATCCACCGTTCTTTCTGTGGACGAGTCATGTAAACTACATCTGCCATTTTTAATGAATCTGGTATAAGCCGCTCATCACCGTAGTTATAAGAAGGATCATCATGATTGATTAAGCTAGGATTGACCTTACTGGTAAACAGGAATTTTACAAAGTAGTCTTCACGTTTCAATAGGTCTACTAATGATGGAACCGTTCTGCTGTAGTATAAGTCCCCTGTGAACAAGATTGTGACTTCTTTTTTACCTTTGCAATACTTACGGATCGTATAAAGGTCTAAAAGAGCTTGGGTTGGATGGTGAAAGTTGGCTTCCCCTGCACTTATAACTGGTTTAGTAGTCGCGGCTGCCAATGTTTCCATTACTTCGTCAGGGTGACGGATAACCAGCACATCAGCATATTCTGACACTGTTTTAATTGTGTCTAGGTCTGTTTCACCTTTCTTTTGTGATGAATTAACAGGCAAGTCGATTACCTTGCCACCTAATTTATACATTGCTGATTGGAATGACATTTTGGTGCGGGTGGACGGCTCAAAGAACAGAGTCGCCATGATCGGTGACATTGTATTACTGTAATCATAAGAACATGTCGTCATCATTGGCACACGACTAAAAATTTGCTCTATATCTTCTTTGTTAAGATCGTCTACAGTTAGTAGATGGTGCATACTTAATCTCCAAAAACTGGTCTATTGTATCAATAGCAGTTGAAGTGTGCAAGGACAGCGTTGCTGATTTCTTCTTCTTTTTGGCCTGGTGCAAAGTGTTCGATAAAATCGGATGGATCGTAAATCCAACGGTGTTTGTCGATATCATCGCCCAATCCATTCCCAGCTATCTTAATGAAGCCTGTTTTATCTGAATATTCGACCTGAACGCATAATTTATCCAGTCGTTTCTGACCCCTGGCTTGTACGCCCATACCTGTAACGCCAAAATGTATAATATAACTGTGGTGTTCTTTTAATACTCGAATACCTTCATACATGAATATCTTTTGGGTCGTCTTCCTTCTTAACTCACTAGCAATGCGGATAACAAGTCTTTCCAATCCTTTAAAATCACCTTTTGGGGCGTCAATATCTTCGGCGTCCATTTCTGTCAACACTTCATTAATCTTAAAACTAAGGTTATCAGGGCGTGCGTCAAAGAAGTGTTTGACTTCTATAACTTTTTTGCAAATCCAGGTTGGGTCGCCCTCTAAGTTGTGACTTAATTTCCTAAGAACAACTCTAACGCCGCCTAGAGGACTAAATGATAGTCTAACAGCACCATCGTCTTGACCCCATTGCAATTCTCCAAAAAAGTCGTTTGGTATAGAGTATTTCTCACCAAATGTTTTACCTTTAAGGGATTTGATGATGTATTCTATGTTGATTGGATGGAGTGGGTCTTCTTCGTTGGCCATATCTGGCACAACTGGCCTTTTGCTCATATCAAGACCGAAATCAGCGTACTCTAGCCAGGTATTAAATCCATAATGTTTCATTCTAACTTATATATACTGATATGCTCAAGACATTTACACTTTGGATGGAAGATAGAATGAAACAGAAGCAACTTACCCGTCAATTGCTTCAAAACCTTGGCTACGATACTCATGCCTTGAATGGGCAGGATGTTGTTCTTACTGATCGCAAATATGATAATATCAAGGATGCTATCAATAGATTGGACGTGGATTCTGAAAATAAAGAGAATATGATTACATTTGTACAGAACCATCAAAAGGAAGATGGTTCTATTGTTGGGTTGTCGCTAAAAGCCTTGGCTGCAAAAATAAATGCCAATGATGCTGAGAGTCAGGATACAGCTTCTAGCAATCCTGCTGTATTGCCACAGGGACAACAGCCTGCACCAAAACCTTTTAATAAGCAACAACAGCAGATGCAACAACAAAATCAGCCGCCAATGGCGGCTGATCCTGGTGCTGGGGCTTTTTAAGTTATTAACTACATGATGGACAGCTACTGATTTCTCCAAGAACCTCTAGAGTCATATGGTCAATGAAAGCAAAAGCTGGCATTTGACCAATGGTTTCTACAGTAAGATGGTCAACATTCATACTGCCAAACTGGAAGAAACCTAAAACTTCCATAGTCATATGATCTATTAAGGCGTTCTGGAAGGTCATTTGTCCTAAAACTTCCATCGTGATAGATTCTATTAAATCGCAGGTAGCCATTTTTTTCTCCAATAAAATTTACTGACACCATATATATAATTACGATTTCGAAATTAGGAGAATAAAAAATGGCACTTAAATGGGTAGAAGGATTTGAGTCATATTCAAACTTAATCAGTTTCGTGCAGTTTCGTTACGCAAGCTTCATAGGCCCGTCCTCTACTTTTCAGCCAGGACGCGCCGTTGGCAATTGCCTAAACTTTAACGGCACATCTTTAATAACCCCGAACTTGGGCAACCAAGGCACTTATTTTGTTGGCTTTGCTTTCAGGAACGTAAATCTTGGAACCAGCAACGTTAACATGACCGTGCTTGAACTACGCGATCTTACGACTTCGCAGATCAGTGTAACGTTTAACCCAAACACAAAGCTATTCTCAGTATTCAGAGGCGCAACCCTCCTTGGTACTGGTACTTTTGCTTTGACAACTGGTTCCTGGTACTACATTGAAATCGGCGTCCTTGTTGACTCCGCAGTTGGTACTGTCACTTTCAAGGTTAACACTGTAAACGATGTAACCTTTGGTCCAGGTAATACTCAGGTCACAGCTAATGCTTATGCGAACACCATAGCATGGCGTGGTCCAGCGGTTATCGGTCTAGGTGGAGCTTACCAGATTGACGATATTTATATTATCGACAGCACTGGTGCAACTAATAACACCTTCTTGGGTGATATGAAGGTTGAAGGCGTCCAGGTAATTGAGAGTGGTTTCCAGGCAACATGGGGCGTAAACGTCCCTGGCACACCAAACTTCCAGGCCGTGCAGGTCTTGAATGACGGGTTATATACCTTGTCGAACACTGTAGGACAGAAGGATACATTCGAATGCTCGAACTTGAACAAAATTACTTCTGACGTTAGAGGCGTATCCGCCGTTTATTGGACTCGTAACACTGACTCAACAACCCACTCGATTAACTCGGTTGTACGACAGACTGGTACTGATTACAACGGTACAGCTTTCACAGTCAATGATACAGCTTTCAAAGCATATCAGACGATTTGGGAACAAGACCCAGCCACCCTAGCAGCTTGGACTGTATCGGGCGTTGGCACAGCAGAATTTGGTTATAGACTTAACTCATAACGAATTATTAAACTTCAGAAGCCTAGTTCCACAAGAACTAGGCTTTTTTTATGCGCTAATGACTATTATATCCCTATGAAAAAACTCACTTCCGCCTCTCTTGAGAAAATCCTGGCTAACTACAAAAAAGACCCAAATGTTGACACAATGGAAGCTGCTTTTGAAGCCTTCTGGCTACTAGGATCAAATATCCTTAAAGCTGTCTCCTTCCCTGGATTAGAAGAAGCCTTCAAGAATAAAACTAGAACTATTCGAAGACTGGTATTCTTTGCCTTCATCAAATTGCCAAGATACGATGCTACGAAGGGTAAAGCTTTCAACTTTTTTACTACTATAATGCTGAGTTGGCTCCGACAAGTCTATAGAAGTAGCCGCAACTACGCTGAATTAAAGGCAACATATGCAGAAAAAATTAGAAATAGTAAAGGTCGAGAACAAAAATTATATTGTCCTAGAAAACGAAGCGTTTGATTGGGAAGTCGAGCCTCAACAACTTAAAAACATAGAAATTAAAATTAACAATGACCCTGAAACTAGGGATAGTCTCATTGGTAATGTTTTTAACCATTTAACATCTAGTTTTTCGAGTTTTGTAGGCAAGAAAATGTCTCTTAAGGACATAAATGACGCTCTTGAACAAGGATATATTGAAATATGAATTTCGTAGAAGAAACAGATACAAGATTTTATATCAAAGAATCCACGCTGCCCAACGCTGGCTATGGTTGTTTTACCAACACCTCCCTCAAAGCTGGAGATTGGCTTGAAGTTATTGGCGTCTATGTCAAGACGGGTGGCTTGGCTGACGAATGCACCCACTACGCCAAGCGATACAAGTTCGCTGGAAGTCCTAAGAAGAACGCCAAGATCGTTCCTATGGGCTTTGGTGGCATTGTAAACCACAGCGATGACCCCTGGCTACAAAACTGTAGGCTGGAGTATGTAGCTGGTCTGAACAAGCGTAATGAGCATTCTGGACAAGTGATCTATCGCTTTACCAGAGATATCCTCGTCAATGAAGAGTTGATTGGTAACTACGGCCCCGATATCGGGGAAGAAATTAAGAAAATGAACACAAATGTTAATTTCCTCGACAGCAATATCGAGGAAATTAACCGATTCCTGAAGTTTGACCTTTATGATACAAATAGTATTGTTGACAAATTGCGCAAAATTGGTATAAAGTAACTTTCATGTTCGCAGACACAATTATCTATGCCTTGTTTTTCTTCTTCGCCTATAAGATGGTTAACAAGGAACCTAAAAATCAATGTCGTCCTTGATTACCACTTCATGCTTTTCCTTCTTCAAAACCTTGATTCTTTGGTGCGAGTGGTCATCCAAATAAGGGTTGATTTCAAAGATAAAGTCATAGTAATTCAATATTTCCTTGTCAGCCGCCGTTCTCAAACCACGACCCATTCTCTGAATAATGTCATGCTCTGCCTTACCGCCAGCCGCATTAATCATGTTGTGGACGAAGAAGTTGATGCCAACGCTGAAAATACCCTGCGTAGCAATGGCCACAACGTTATCTTTAGCCTTCTGTAACTGTTCAATAACCTGCTCTCTTGTCTCCGTTGTATCCTTGCCATAAACCCACAGAGAGTTCGGAATCAAACGATTTAGAATATCCCCGTGAATAACCCTTTCTACCAAGATTAGTGTTCTGCCCTTGAGACTCTTCGCTAGCTTTTCCACCATATGATGGAAAGTCCAGTTATTGGCGATGCCATTCGTCACCGCGTCAATGTAGATATCATACGGAAGTTTAGGCTCAGTTACCTTGTAGAAAGTGCAGCGTGAGTCTGATACGGTGCCACGATCTTGTAAAAAGTTGGTAGTCAGGATGCCAGACTCAGTTATCTTTTTGTCAATTTTAAGGACTGGCCCAAAGTAACCCTTAACCGTGTATATTTGCACATCGTCTTTGCCACCATGCTTAAACGGAGTTGCGGACACCGCAAGACGGATGGATGCACCTTTACATTTCTTGAAGGTAGCAATGCCTGTATCATTGCTCAACATGTGGATTTCGTCAGCAATAACCACTTGGAACTTAGGTAGCAACTTTTCTAAATGGTGGGCAGATTGCACGGTGGAGCATGTAATAATGTCTGGTTCATGATACTCGCCGTAGAAGCGACCTACGTTCTTTAGCCCCCACTGCTTCATTCTGTTATAGTTTTGTGTAATCAATGACTTCCTGTTTGCCAGGAAAAGAATAGGGGTTTTGGGTGGCAAAGCCTTCATAATGGCAATCATTATTTCGGTTTTACCTGCACTGGTTGGAGCCTGGATGATACCTCTGCCGTGTTTAATCGACTTATTTACCAAATCTACCTGATAGTCATATAAGGTGATTGGGTTGTCTTTGCTGTTTAGGAAATTTTCATCTATGGACTCGTAAAGAAACTTCGTTATCTCCCGATCATCAACAACAGTGAAGGGAATGTTAAAATGATTAAGAACAAGACGTACTTCTGGCAATAGACCCGTCAGGAAACGACCTGTTTTCTTGTTGAAGAAGTCAATAAATCCATCCCAAATGCCTTGTTTGTAGGCGCGGGTGTGGAAGTATCCTTCTTTGCGGAAACGGAGTTTGGTCCAGAGAAGGGTTCTCACGTTTTGGTCGGTGGTGACGACGTAGCTGTAATCGTTATTAATTTTTAGTGTCGTGTCCATGAAGCTGATTGTAGCAAATATGCAATTTATTGTCTACTTGTATCTATCAAGATATTAATAAGAATACTAACTAATTGTATGTTCCTAGAATTTGTCAATCGTAAAAGAGCCAAGAAATTCAACGAAGATTTGATCCGTGCAACGGAAGGTAAGTCTGATTTGATGCAAATTGGCACAGAAAAGGACGAACAGATATTCAAAGTTGTCATCAACCCAAAAGCGAAACAAACGATCTGTTTTATCGCAGGGATACACGGAAATGAACAGGCTGGACCTTACGGAGTGTTGTCGTTCCTAGAGAGTGGATATCAAGTTCCTAGTCACAAGCGGGTTATCATTATTCCGTTAGCCAATCCGATTGGATTTCAAAAGGATAAAAGAGAAAATGCCGATAATGAAGACATTAATCGGCATTTTCTCGACAAGGAACTAAAAGGTGAGTGCAAAATTCTATGGGATGCTCTCAAACAAGAAAATATAGATTTGCTCCATACGCTTCATGAAGACCCTTCTACAGATAAGTTCTATTTGTATTACACTCACCATAAAAAACTTGCCGAGGACTTAAGAGAGCTAGCTAAAAAATATTTCGATATTCAAGAAAAAGGTGAGGCTTTGTCTAAAGACGAAAAACAGGGGCAGGGAGATAAAGTCCATAATGGTTTAGTCCCACTGCCCCATGTAGTTCGAGGCTGTCTCGAAGACAAAGCAATTATCGAACGAGCCATACCGTATATTACTACGGAAAGTCCTGGCAAGGTTGATCTTAAAAAGAGAATCGCTTACAACAAAGACGCTATTAAAATGTCAATTAATTCATTTTAACAAGGCGTTGACACTGGCTTAGTCTTCTCATAGATAATATGAGCAAACTCTGGAATTAAAAAGCTACCGTCTTTCCTACTGGAAATTAATCCTTGTTTCATTTCATAATTCTTTTGAGTTTGCAACTGCTTATATGCAACCAAAGAAATATGAGAAGGATAGTTTTCAGGGAAACGAGTATCTGGCTCATGTTCAAATAGGCTAGTAAGCCAGCCGCTTACATAATACTGGTGGCCAGACCCACATTGATCGAGCTTGAACATATTCCTCCACAAGTCAGGATCATTGAAAGAAAGACAAATCCTTTCTATTGTGTCTTGAACGCGAGCCATGTAATCCTGATGCTTTGTAAACATCGGTGTAATCTTACGCCAACTGTCTACTAATTTGGTCCAATCGCTCAAATCACCACGAACGTCAATGGCTGGGAAGCCACAGCAGTACATACAGTAATTGTAATATGGCGACACCATATCAGCAAATGCAGCATAACGTGCAAAAATCGACCGCTGGTTAGACGTAGAAAATTCAGGCAAGAATGCCTTAATCTCAGATGGAATCTTCTTCTCCAAAGCTGCCATTAGAGTGTCCAATGGCATTACTGTCAATGATGGAGAGTAAACAGTGATAGTTTCCTTTTCCTGGGATGTAGTGAATAAATCCCTGTAGGTATCAACGTGAGTAGCTACAATGCTTGTTAGCTCACACTGAAGAGTATACCAGATGATATCGGGATTGATAACAATGCCCCAATGAGAATCCCACGCCGCCAACAGGTAGTCAATGTAGTTCTTATGAGAATACTCGCCAGTTATGTTGTCTTCAACATAAAATAGCTCTTGAACCTTTAGTCTTTTGCTATAGTTCTTCGGGTCGGGATATTCCGTCTTGGCATTAGACAATTTTTCAATTAGTTCATTTTTTGGATGCGGCTTGTAGTATTTTGATTCTTCTAGTTTTTCATTCAGTGTGATAATCATTAGTGCCTCGGATACTTTCTTCTCAATAATCTAACTACATTCATTGCGTCTTCTAATGCAGTATGCTGGTTTTTCATTTCCAGGTTTGCTCGCTTCATGCAAACATCTGTGCTGGGCAGAGTGTCGGCGTCCAACTCTGGATCGAAATACAGCATTGCTGGGTCTAATATACGGTGATTGAACTTAACAAGCAAGTTGTGATGTGGTAATTTTTCCAAAAACTTACTGTCAAAGTTACCAAAATTCTTACCCGCGACATTGATCTTGATGATACCGAGATTGTTACGCCCAAGTGGGTCTTTGGGGTTGGGATACCCAGCTAATGTAGTAAGGAATGTATGCAAACGCGGTAGTAAGTCAGCGGGAGAACACACATTAATGCCGCTCTTTTGCCAATTGCCTATCTTTTTGAAAATCTCAGCGTGCATCCCTAACGCATAAGGTTCGCCAATATAATGATCTTGCAGAATATAAGTCTGAAAGACTGGTAGGCTTTCAATAGGTAATTGACATTTCAAATCGTCAGCAATGGCAGCAAATTCAATAATGTTACAAATATCGTGATTCAGACCAGTGGTTTCTATGTCAATAGAGACGTATTTCATTTACTTTCTCTTCCTTTATCGGGAGTAGGGTCAGTAACTACACCATAGGTTTCTCTGGCTTCATGCCCTTCTGGTAGATATTCCGTTATTGGCAATCCATCAGGCCGAACAAATAATAGACAATGACAGAACTTGTACTTTTTCATCTCGTCACAAGCACAAACCCAACGCCGACCATTTTCTTCTAGTTCTTTTTTCTTGTCTGGATAGAAGTTACACGGGCATAAAGGACGGCCCACTTCTTCCATGTTGGCCGATAGACCCAAAACGACAGCTTCGGTTACACCCTCGTCAGGATGACCGTTAGTGCCAGTCTTAGTGCGATACTTCTCGACGTAATTGTTGATTTTCGCTTTAGTTTCTTCGCTGGGTTCTTTTCTCATCACAGAATGATACGGTAATGAAAATTAAAAATCAATAGTGCTTTGCGTTTTCATTGCTAATAACATCTGGTGCAAATTGACCAATAAGCTGCAATGGCTCATCCAAGTTGTGGATTGGCAAACCAAGCCTTGGCAACCACAATTTTAACATCGGAATTGATAATCCTTCATAAGTGATAATTTCTATTTTACAGTTATAACTAACACCTATATTGATTGCACCTTGAGTGTTATTAATTCTTCCTTGGTAGGCTTGGTCCATGTCTTGATAGAATCCACCCTTGACCATCGACCTAGCGTTGGCCTCTGGCTCTCTAATAACGATGATAAAGGTGATTTCTTCAAACCCAGCAAGCCGCAGATCGTCAGGAATGGATTCTATATTAGGTGGATGAATCCAGACAATATCTTTGGCGTCTAGTGGGATTTCACTTATAGATTTGGGCTGATTAGTGCTTCCTTCGCCCCAACAACCAGCACGGACTAGAATTGCACCAACAAGTCTATTGCCACTACTTGGCGGTCCACAAACGATAAATGCCCTTTTCATACCTTATATATGAAAAGGGCATTAGTATCTTAAACAATGATCGTATGTAAAAGTATCAGATAAATAAACATACCTGTCTTTAATTTCTTTTGGTTTTTCACCATATACCCGCTCACGAAAAGACTTGTCCCTTCCGCAAACAGGACACTCCCCTACATGCATTTTATACCAGTGCTTTTTTGCTGGTTTTCTCTTCGTTTTCATGTAGCCTCCTGTGGAGATTCTCCAATTCCTTAAGAGGTAGATCATCAGCCTCAAACTGGTGTTTTTCCGCTAAATGTCTCTTTATGTCATCGGGAGTTAATGGGTGTGATGTTAAGTTCTTCAATGTCCATTCTGGCAACCTGCCAGGAATCCATGTTTTAATTCACAGAAAATCAATCTCTTCCATTATGCTCCTTTTAACAACTGTTCCGCTAGCTTTGGCAATTCATCACCCGCCTTGCCAGTCAAGAGTGTATAATCCGCGATTCTCTTCGGATTTGGGTCAATGATATACTTGTTCTTGACCTGTGCGAAGAGTGGGATTAGTGCTGCGGCAGGATAGACCTGTGCCGATGTGCCCACACAAATGAAGACGCCATCGTTGTATTTAACTTCTTTAACCAACTCGCGGACCTGTTCAAAGTTAAATAGAACAGGTTCATCGAACCAAACTACGTCAGGCCGCATCTGACCACCGCACATAATGCATTTGTCGCCTAGCTTTACCGCTTCTTTATGTTCTTCGGCAAATAGACAAGTGTATCTGGTGTCACCGTCTAACATACAACAGCTTTTATGCCATTCACACTTGCGTAAGTTAATGCTGCCGTGCATATGCCTTACAAGGGCACAGCCTGCTCGCTCAAGCAAATCGTCAATGTTCTGTGTAATATTGACGACATTAAATTTGTCTTGGAGCTTGGCGATAGCCTTGTGTGCGGCGTTAGGCTCACACTTCTTGCATCCTTCGAAGCGTTGGCGGTAGAACTCAATGACTAGCTCTTTGTTTTTGGCCCAACCGCTAGGGTGTGCTACATCTTCGACCTTATGGTTTTCCCATAGGCCATTGGAATCCCTGAACGTTGGGACGCCAGATTCGGCAGATAATCCTGCCCCTGAAAAAACTACGATTGTTCTCATGGTATATTAGAGTGGGTTTGTTAGGGTTTTCTTAACGTCAGGATGCAGAAGTAAGTCTAGTTCTTTTTGATCTTTGGATTGAAGGGCGTTTCTCACTCTTGTTGAACTAAAACCATCTCTTGGTGTTGCCACCCATTGAAAACCGCCTTGATTAGCGATCCCTGGATACTTTTCTAGGCTGCAATTGTCTTCTCCACATACAAACATAACGTTGATATCAGGGTGCATTTGTCTTATTTTGCTAACAACTTCACTTTTATTGCGCGGTGAATTTTGTCTTGATTCCCAATCGAAAACTTTAATCCAATCCATTCCAGCATTATTGATTGCCTGATTAATCATCCCGATACGTTGGTCTATATTGAAGAAAGGTTCCCCAGGCCGTAATTTGCTCTTAACATATTCGTCATGTTTAGGGCTAATATAGCCGCCAACTATTTCATGTCCCTGTGATTCTAAATATTCTCTCGCCTGCCTAAACATGTCTAAATGTCCACGGTGGATTGGAGCAAAAGCACCAGTAGCTAGAAGAACCGCTTTTCCTGGCTCATTCGCCTCACATATGTCCTCTAAGAGACGTTTAAATACATAAAACCTAAACATGGAATTATATATTACTTCAATATCATTATTATAGAAAGAACTAATGACGCCAAAGAAGCTAGTGTGGACATGACAGTAAGAACGGTTATGACCTTGGTGAAATAAGCGAGGTCATAAGTGTATTTGAGCATTTTCTCGTTTAGTTTTTCATTCTCTCTTCGCACTAACTCTTCGCAGAAAAAGACTGGCCCTAGATTCGCAGACTCAGCCAGCTTGTTGAACTCTTCAATAAGCTCCTCATCAGACAGTTGTTTTAGTCTGTAATAGTCGTGCGGCATCAATTAGTTATGCAGGCGAAGATAATTGCAGCTTGGGCAAAATTTTCCATTTCTATAAGAAGGATGCTGAGCCAAACCTGTAAAGCAACGTGGACATTTATTGATTGACCAGATGAAGAACCACATTATTAATACAAATACAATTACTGCTAAACACAGCAATACTGCGTACATATTAGTCCTTTGGCCAAACCCCTGATATATAACTACCTAATAACAACACAAATACAATTGCGGCAATAGCTCCTGCGGCAGTGCCGTACCAAGCTGATTTTAACGAAATGTTAGAATGTGGATAGACAAATATCATCCAAAATAACCACAATGTAGATGCAAAAGTGCTAACGAACGAAAAAGTGAATTTTATAGTTTCCATTGGGTTCTTTCATTGAAATTTATCTAACTTTTTAAATTGTATTGCATCCGAAAAGTGTGTCCAATAAGTCATGTTGTTGGCTTTTGGATTATTTATCTGCCACATAATAGATGTTAGGCTGACAAATATTAAAGCACAGGCTAAAAATGCTAAAAGCAGTTTTTTCATATTGCACCTGTAGTAGCCGAGGCGGGATTCGAACCCGCAAGCCCTAACGGGCGAGGGATTTTAAGTCCCTTGTGTATACCGTTCCACCACTCGGCCATTACTTTCCATAATTCAAACCAAATTCAAATGCCAGTCTCGACAAGTTACGAAACGCTGGATTTTCACGATCCGCCTTAGTCAGTCGTTTGTGCCGAACCGCAAACCATTCATCAAACACCTTATCAATTTCATCTTCTGATAGTCTTGTTTCCAATTCCATAATACGCCTGTGAGCCGCACAATACCCTACTTCACCCCGATTCATTTCAGGGTCGGATGCCATGTTATACCTGATTCTCTCACATGCTTCACAAGGCATAACTCACTCCATTATTTTTTAACTGGCATAGTTCCATAAACGTCACCGTTCTGCTTGATCTTTTCGTCTTCATAAGGCGCAGCAATACGTCGGTAGTATTCCTGCTTTACACATTCCAGAACGCCAATCACTTCATTCAGGTTAGCATAGTTCTTGCCTTTCACCTGAATGTAGGTGTCAACAATTCTGCTAATCAGGTAATTAAGTTCTCCTGCATCGGATGGCATTGTCTGGACGAGTTGATGCAGGAGATTTTCAAAGCGATTTCGGTTGGCTAATTTGATGTATGGCATTAACGTCTCTGAACAAAGGATTTGGGGAGTGCGCCATAGCCGCTGCCCGACGAACTATTGTAGAGCGATTTCTTAGAGATTTCGATTCTCATGCCTTTAGGCAAATCGGGCGTCTTCGTAACCAGTTTCTCAATTTTAGCATTGTCCGTCAAGTAGAAACTGGTTACTTTTCCGTAAGACTGAATAGGCGGATCAGGATGTTCCAATGTAAAAACTGCATTCTCATCAGGCTGCAAATCAAGCAGCAATTCTATATTGTTACCAAAATACATTGCTTGGTTGATTACATCCCACTTTACTTTGGCTGCTGTTTTACCAGTATTCTTAATTGAATACATATAAACATAGCCATCGCCAACTTTACTAACCTTACACGACATTTCTATAGAGGAATTGTCGCCGCCGAAACTACTTTTCATTTCTTGATCTAGTGGGTAGGGCGTTTGGGCGACTAATAACGACGACAGGGCTAGTGCCAAAAACATAAAGACTCCTATGAGTTTACAAGATTCTCTTCTTTGTCAAAGTAGTATTTTAGCACATTTTCCATAGATGACCTAGTTTTTTTTAATTCTTTTACCAACGATTGTTCCATTTCATTAAGTGTGCCAAGATAGCCGTGTTCAACACAGTCTAGGTAGTTTTTCAATTGCATGTGGGCACCGATCAGCATAGAATGACGAACTCTGGTGGTTTGAAGGTCCATGTTTTTCTCCTCATGGGAAATTCACAACATTTTAACGCCAGGGATATATAATACAAGATGAAATTTTCACAATGGTTTGCTGAAATGGATCAACAACAGCCGCTACCCGACCCAAGGCAATTTTCCTATCTTGCCTGTGTCCTAGATTTGTCTAGTCAAACCCACTTGGAAGCCTTAGCAGAGAAGTGGGCTATGGAGAAAATGGGGCATAGTATTCCTCCTAACTGGCGTTGGCGTTCCCACCACATGACCGTCTTACCGCCTCGTAGCGGTGGTCTAACACTGCCAGACCTAGAACTTTATAAGCCATTCTTTGGCCAAACGGTCAAACTACATGTTACCGCCATCGCCGCCGATGATAAATGCATGGCTGTAACCGTAAAAGCCGATCCAGCCAACTTCAAGATAGTTGCGCCAATACCTCATATAACTGTTGCACATAGCAATGATGTATCACCAGTTTACAGCAACAATCTATTGATGGATCGCAGTAAAATCCATGCTTTGGACACCACTGAACTTCTCTCAACATTTGTCGCTGTAAAGAGAAATCAGTCAGATGTTTGGCCTATGCCTAGATTCCAGATAGCTAAGGCTTAAATATAACCCGTCTACCAACAACCTCTAGTTTTTGGGCAGCAAACATGTTAATTGCCTGACGGTAAGCGACTTTCTCTTGTTCAAAGACCCTCGCCGCCAACGTCTCGGAAGTATCTTCAGGATAGACTGATACAGTTCTTTGTATTATTATAGGTCCGTGGTCGTACTCATTATCAACGAAATGCACCGTACAACCAGACACTTTTACTCCACTGGCAATTACTGCGTCGTGAACATGGTGCCCATACATCCCCTTTCCACAGAAGGATGGGATAAGTGATGGGTGGATGTTCATAACTCGATTAGTCCAGGCTGGCGGTATTTCTAGTAACTTAATCCAACCAGCCATGACAACTAAATTGACTGAATGACTTTCCATGTAAGGGAAAATGTCATTTGTGCATGTATAGGGTATGTTATTAGCTCTTGCATATTCTATTCCTGGCACTTCTTTGTGAGCTACTACACACTGGACAGTTGCATATAGTATGCTTTGCTTAGACAGGTCTATCAGATGTTTTAGGGTTCTGCCCGTACCCCCGATTAAGACACCGATTTTCATAGGTCCATCTCAAAAAGTTCTTCTTCACCAGAGAAAATACGTTTTACCGTTGCGTTCATTTCACCTTTAATTGAGTTGCGGTCTTTAGGGCTGCCGTGGAAGCCGATATCGTAGTAAATAGGGTGTAACACTTCCAATAACGTAAAGTTGGACGTGTAATCAATTACAGGCTTATCTTCTTTCTTCTGGTTTGGCCCCCAAATTTTGAATTTGGTGTTCAATTTCACTGGAACATGTGCAATATTACATAATTCGACATAGGAAAGACTAACCTGCTTGCCCTCTGTCTTGCTCTTACGCTTACGGACACCAAGCCATTCCAGCCAAATCTGGATATCTTTCTTCCATATCTGACCACTGCGGAAAATTTCAATGTAGGCTAGTTCATCATCCTTCTTAGCCTTACGATTCACTTCCTTATGCCAGTCGTCAATGCTGTTTATATCTGAATAAACGGAAACAATGGCAGAGAGAGCTTCATTGTTGGCGACGACGTTCATAATTTGTTTGAGCGTGACGCCTTCTTCGATATCACAGTGATGGTTAATGTGACGGGCAGGTTCTTTTTCGAGATAAACTTCTTCTTTATCTAGTTTGTCATTCCAGCGGTAAGTTTTAAGGCCACGTTTCGTAAAAACGCAATAAGACATTGTTTCTCCTAAGTTTTCAGGAAGTAAACTCCTATTATATTGTTATTTTATTATGGAGTCAATGTAAATATACTTGATGGAATTTCTTCTACAACATTACAAGATAATCAAGGAAGACAAAGAATTGGTCTATTTTGATGGCGGCATAGCTGTTCAAAAGGACCGTACTCAAAGTATTGAGTATGATAAAGACTACTTCGAAAAGTACACCAGCTATGAAGGTACGCCAATAGCTATTGTATTGAACGAAAGCCGCGTGTCAATCACGCAAAAATATTGTAAAAAAGCTTTACTTGATATCGGGATAGGTTCTGGAGAATTTATAAAGTCTTCAAGCCGTAAGGTTTATGGATTCGATATTAACCCTTTGGGGGTTGAATGGCTAAAATCCCGTGATTTGTATGTCAATCCCTACGAAAGTGTTCCAGAAGATTTAGGCGGCTGGACGTTTTGGGATAGTCTTGAGCATTTTGCGGAACCGCAGGACATTCTGACACAGATTCCAGCAAATCACTATGTATTTATATCAATTCCCGTGTTTCATGATGTATTATTGGTCAAAGAGTGGAAACATTATAGACCTAATGAGCATTATTACTATTTCAGTTTTCGCGGAGTAGTCAACTACATGAAACACTCTGGTTTCAAGTTAATAGACCATAACGATGAAGAAATTGTAGCGGGACGCCAGGATATACTTACTTTTGTGTTTCAGCGTCAACCATAAAGAACTTCAACTGAATATCGCCCAATTCAGTTGCAATTTCCTTCTTGGTGGCATTGGTCATGCCCTTGCGGTAGCAAATCCATACTGCCCATTTGCCATGTTCGTTCATTTCAACTTTGGAACTCTCGAAGAATGGCTGTCTTTTTAAGAACTCGCTGTAATTTCTTTCCAATCTTTTTAACTTATCAAACATTATTGAACCTTGTCTTCTTTACCCCTTACTTGGACATAAAACACAAAAGAGTTTGGTAAAGGCTGTCCTGTCTTTTTATCAGTTTGTTGATGATAACGCAAGAATAATTTAGTATTTCCTTGGTCATAATTCAAGATATCTTTCAATCTTGATGCACATGCATTGATAAACTGGTGGCTTCCCGTAACTCTTAATCCATCATACATATACGTCGAGCCACGGTACTCATCTGGAACAATATTCAGTGGCTGAATTGGGATAGATGAGGGAAGTGTCTTCCAAAATTGCACTATCTCCTTCTTTTTAGCCTTCCAGGGCTTTTGGGTAAATTCTGCTTGTTCGCACCAATTCTTGAAACTGAACATATTGTATTTATGCCTAGTTAGCACTTTTATATAAAATTACCCAAAATGGATCGGAAGGTTGATTTATTTTGTCGTGTAGGACATAGAAATTCAGCCTGTGGAACTTTCTAGGTGCCTTTAAAACAGCTTCAATCCCAAAGTTGGAATAACGCAGGTGATGTGCTATTCCAACTTTGGGACCAAATTCTGAGGGACAAGCTGGCTGTTTTCTCTCAGGGAAAATAACTGGTAAAACGTTAGGCATTTTATTAAACCATGCCTTGGTTTCTGACGAACTTTTTACCAGAACTAACTCCTGCTCTAAAATAGCCTCGCCTCGGTTTAGCCAATAATTCATCATCGTACAGTATGTACGATTATTGGTTGATTAATAGTTCAAATTGTCCCTTTTTCAATATTGCGTCTACATTGGACACCTTTTTGTTAAATCGGTGATCTGTAACCCTATGTTCTAAAAGGTTATAAGTTCTAATCTTATTGCCGCGATTACCGTCCATGAGTTCCTTCCTCATTTGGGAGTAAACTGACTGCTCCTTATTCTGGAGATAGTCATTCACTTTCGCGGTAATAATCCTAGTGGCTTCACGTTTGTTGCTATGCTGGTCACGTCCATTAATGAATACTTGTATCCCTGTGGGGATATGACGCATACGAACAGCGCTAGCTGTCTTATTTTGGTGCTGTCCACCTGGACCGTGACCGCATTGTGTGGTAACATCCAATTCGTTCTGAGGAATTGGTTTCTGAGTGTTATCAGGTGGCAACGGTAAGATAGCAACAGCCACTACGGATGTTTGCTTTCTTCCCCGCGTCTCTGTAGGAGGTATACGTTGAATAATATGCTTGCCAGTTTCGTGCTTAAAGAAGCGTCCTGCCCCTCTACCACTCACTTTGGCAACCACATGGCCATTTTCAGAATCCAAAATCTCTACAGCCAGAGCATGAGCCACAGCATATTTCACATATGCAGCGAATAAGTCGTGGACAAAGAGCTTGGAGTCTGTGCCACCTTCACCGAATTGTATTTCTAAAATTATTTCCGAACTTTTGTCAAAGACAGTCTAGGAGCGGAGATTGGGCGGGAGTGGTAGCGGAGCTAAAGAGACACCATTTTCTGGCCATTTTCTTGCGATTTCCAATTTTTCTTCTTCATGATACTTTCTCCTTTGGTAATATATAGAACATGAAAACATTTCTTTTTTGGCTTTTCCTTTTCGCCTTGATCTGGATTCACTCCGTAGATATGGAGCTTACCAGATACTATATAGGCAATCAATGGGAAAACGAAACCTTCCCATTAATGAGGATGTGCATTAAAGAATTTGGCATTTATAATGCCCTCTGGATCAGTAGAGTATTTAGCTACCTATTTTTCTTCTTCTGTTTCCTTCGCAGGAAAGAAGACAACATTGTATTCATGATGTTCCTTATCACTATAATTTATTACACAGGTATGATCCCGTGGCTGTTTAACTTGGGTCTAATGGAATGGCCACTGCCCCAATGTTAATCACCACATGTAACGGACAAAGTTCCATATTTCTTCAGCCTCAAGCCAGAAGTCTACTTCGTGGTACATTGGCTTACCTTGTTTCTCCCACAATTTGTAAGCAATGTAGGCCAAAACCGTATCCTTGATAGCGTTGAAATCCTTGGCTTCTGGTCCCCAACCGTGTTGACATTGTGGTAACTTTTTAATTTCCTCGTCAATCTTTTTCTTGATTTCGAGAACTTCTAAGTCGTTCATAGCGTACCTCGCATCCGTTCGGAAGTGTATCTAGTGCTTAAATTCCTGTAAAGCGCCCTGCCATCCTTCTTGGCGTAACACATATCATTGAAATAATGACTTTCATCTTTCATCTGTTCATAAAATGCCCAATCGTTTGCTATGCCGTTCTTCAAATTGTAACAGGTGGAATACTTGTATTTCTCTGCCATCTTTCTTGAGAATGAATAATTGGCAATGTCAATCTTCCCCTTCACTATTGGGAAAATCGGCAGTTCAATTAAACCCTTAAACAGTATCTTCGAAAGGATAACATCTGCCTTGTCGTGGACTCCAGCAACAACATCAAGGAAGTTATGAGCATATACCAATAGGTCGGCATCAAAGAAAAAGTAACGCTCCGATTTGAAGTTTTCAATAGCGTAGTTGCGTCTTTTGGCAATATTGACTAATATGGTTTCTAACTTTGGCGTCTCTTCATATGGCGTCTCAACGTATATGAATCGGTCATCGTTTGCTGCAATTACGATATTTTTAATAATTGGGGATGCGCCATTACTAATTAATATATGTTTGAAATTTTTATAAGTTTGATCTTTAAGGTCTTGGAGTAATCCAGGTACGGCTGCGAAAGCTTCATCAAAAACAGGTGTAATTATACAAAACATAGGATATTTATGAATAAATGGACCATTTTCGGTACTAGCGATTTAATGCTAGAAATGATAGACGCTATCTATGACACTGGTGATGAACTTCATCAAATAGTCATCAATATGCCCATCCCCGAAAAGTCTATGCCAGATATTAAAGAATATAATATCACTAAAATAGAAGATTATAAGCCAAATTATGAGCAAAATATATTTGGTTTCACCGATTGCAACAAAGATGCCTTTCTTAAAGCCTTGCCAGTCATTGCTTTTTCTAATCTGATCCATCCAGTTTCATATCAAGCTTCTACCGCCCATTTTGGGTGGGGTAATTATGTTGCCGCAGGCGCTGTTATTGGTGCCAAAGTAGTCTTTCAATGCCATAACATAGTGAATCGTAACGCTTCCATTGGGCATCACACCGAAATTGATTCATTTAACAACTTTGGGCCTGGAAGCATTATTTGTGGGCGATGCCAAATAGGTTGTAAGAATTTCTTTGGTGCAGGTAGCATTGTCAAAGACCGAATACGAATAGGCAACAACGTCACCATAGGCGCTGGTGCCGTTGTTGTGAATGATATTTTAGATGCGGGAGTCTATGTTGGCATCCCAGCCAAGAGATTCAATCCTTCTTGATCTTGTCGAGTAGAGCTTGCTTGTCAGCCAAAGGCAAATCCTGCCCCTTGGCACCTTCAGCCCTGGCTAGCATTTCTCGCACCTGTTCTGATGCTTCAGGTGACAATTTAACTTCGGCTTCTTCCATGTCGTCAGGGTCGCCCAAGCAAATTTCCATCCACCGCTTCATGGTCATTTGGGGAAGGGGTTGGGTTGGGTCTGTAAAGGTATCAGGCATTTGTTTTTCTAGCTTGGGTGGATTGGCCTGAAACCACACTTCGGCGGGATAATTACCAACTTTAATGCCAATCCCGAAGTTCGGGATGGACATTTGAGAGTCTTCAAGAAGACTTTCCAGGTTGGCTGCTGCCATTTCGGGGGTTGGCCCGTCCATGCGGATATTAACTTTGGCAACTATGCTAAATTCATAAACTGGCATGATTTTTGTTCCTTTGGGCAATATATAAGTTTATAATGAAGACGTTTAAAGAGTATGTGGTTATGCGAGAAGATGAAGCACCACCTGTTGGTGTAGACCCTGACATGTGGGCCGCTGCTAGTGAGCGTATGAGAAACTATTTGAGAACTCAAGCTCAAGGTGCCGTCCCACAGGCTCCACAGGCCATTCCACAGCAGCCTGTCACTTACAGGGCCGCTAGAGCGTTGGGCACTAGATCGTCGTTGGGTGGCCCAATCCAGGGTCAAACAGGTCAGGGACTAGAAAGTATCCCAGCAGGCGGTAGAGTACCTTCCCATTTAGTAGCCCAAATACCTAGTGGTGATATCGCCCCAGGTTGGGAAACCGCCACTAAGTTCTACAAGGGCCGCGACGGAAGAATCTACAAGAAATAATTTAACCAAATAGCTCACGACATATGATTTGTGCTTCCCGATCTTCGGGATCATTGTCAATTGCCTTTTTAGCACACTCCATGTGGACAAAAGTATCAAATTCAAAGCAGAACACAAGATCATCGTCTTTGGTGTTGCAATACCAACAACCGCCGTCTTGTGGCGAGCATGTCATAATACATTCCTTACAAACCAATTGAACATGAACCCTAACAGGAAGACCTGTATCAACAATGATATAAACCCGACATAAAAAGGATCAGTGTCGGAACACCATTCCAGTCGTCTGCTGCGGCCAATTAGATTGGCGGTGATGCTGATTAACAGACAGACGATGATTAACAGTGGGTAAATCATAGAATTAGGTCAATTAACCTCTCCCGAAGTTCTGCTTTCGTCCACTTATCAGTAGTGTATTGGGCAAACAGCAGTTTAATGCTATACACTAGCTTACTGGCGCGTTGATCTTTGGGGTCGATTTCCCAGGTGGTGGGAACGAACCAATCAGAAAATTCTTTGGCTGTGATAACGCCGTCGATGTATTTGCATAGTTTATCAATGATGGCGTTCTCAAGAGACATTGGGTTGGCCTTTGGCGCAATCGAGGTAATCTTCGAGGGCTTTTTCCAAACCGTATTCCTCAATTTCATTGCCATAACGAATATTGAACTCATTACGGTCGCCAACGAAGAACCTGTTTTGGCACGCATGGCATTCACACCCATTAGGAATGTAAGGGTATTCACGCTCTGAATGACTATCATATAGCCAGTTTACGGCTTTACACTTTGGGCAATAGAACTTCCTATAGAACTCATAAAATTCTTGGATGTATAAGTCGCTCATGCGGTTGCTGCTTCACAATGTAACTTCAGTTTTTCTTGTAATTCTTCATTGGTTTTGACACCGAATAAGAAGTTGATTGGGACATACACTGAATATCCCCCTTCTTTGTACCAAAGCCAAGTGCCATGCTTCCTAAAGATGGCTTCTTTGTCATTTAGATAATTGTTTGCTTTTTTCTCTCCTCGCGTTATTAAAGTATTCATGATTCGACTTTCCTCCATTTTTTATATTGTCTGGTATGTAAACACCACTCTTCGAATGCATTGCTTTTGATCCCATCATTTTACAAATTTGTTCCCCTAATACAAAACAGGCGAACCACTCTTGACATTCGGATTCATTTTCCAAGTCGATATCGTTTATCAGTGCCCATGTAGTGAAAGTCCTCCATAACGGATGATCTGCCAGCAAATTCCTATGTGGCATTAATAGTCCCCTATAATAGTGTCGGTCGCACTGTCATATAGGCTGACTCTACGGATAATCTTCCTACTAGGAATCTTATCCACTTTCACACCAGCCAATGCCTGTAAATCACTTCGCTCATCAACAAACACCACAAGCATCTTATCAAATGTCTGTGCGTCATGTGGAGCGTCAACTACCTCTAAAACACAATCTGCTTGTGCCCAAAACTTCTTCAATTGGTCTATTTTGCTCATATACTATTATAGTGGCCAAGGCTGGAATTGAACCAACTCCTACGGAACAGAGGTAAGGTGCTTACTATGATGTGGGCATTTTCAGCCTCACGACACCTTACTTTTTCCGCCGCTCTGCCGTTGAGCTACTTAGCCAGCTTTGCTTTAGCTTTCTCTAATTCTTGCTCAAGTTCTCGCAAGTCTTCTGGAACGTCTTCTTCATCGTGGCAGGACCGCTCACTATCGGATTCATACCAGCCAATAACATCCTCAGCCGCCTTTAGTGCTGCTTCCAGAAGTTTGATTTTGCTCATTGTCCAATTCCTGATAGTGTCGCTCCACCATAACCATAAACGGCATGGCTAGTGAGTAGCCTACCGTAATGGCGATGAATATTGGCCAGCTTGGAACAGGCCAACAGATAACCAGAGTGAATAAAATCCAAGCGTACCAAATCCAGTGAGTCCAGATACGCTTGATCGTTTTGAAATAGTTGTGCATAGAAAAGGGGGCGGGTTTCCCCGCCCCACCATTTTACTCTTTATCCCGCAGGTCTTTCAAGCTTTCTTTGAACTTAATGTTGGATTTCTTTTCCTGATCGGTCAAAGAACGCTTCGGAAACTTATCCTGATGACAAATGCCGCATTTAGGATTGCCGCAGTCCCACGCATCCTTTTTGCGGAATCTGCCTACCTGATCGTCACATGCGCAATCAACGACGTATGGATCAACCCCGATTTTGTCGGGGCGACCGCCACGATCCTTGTTGCTGTCAACGTGTGACTTCCTATGAATCTTCCACTGACGATAGAATACGTTGTATTCTTCGTGCCATCTTTTCATGAGAACCTCCGTAGTGAAAAAAGTACCTAATACTGAGTTCACTACTGCGAGTCTTAAATAACGTTCTCATTTGACCACCTCTTTAACTTCTTTGTCTATATCAAACTCTTTCCTTCGATAAAGCACCGCCGCCTTATCGTTGTAACGATCTTTCTCTATATATAGACCGCCCCAATCCAGAGGCTCCCAATTATTTTTATGGAATGTGCTGTAATACACCGACAAATTAACTTTGCTGTATTTCTCCGCAATCGTCTTAATCTGTGGTAGTATGTAGGTGTTCAAGGCGCTCCGTAGAGCATATCTGATCCTAGCTGGAACCGAATAGACCGATATGTGCGTATCGTAGTCCATGATGGTTCCAGGTTCTCCCCATCGCTTAGCATACTTAGCATACGACAAAAGATTGATCTTGGTAAAAGAAAAATCTCGGAGTCTTCTGATTTTCTTGGGATTGCCTGGACTGTAACTATAAGTTAAAGCCAGACCATCTGTACTAAGAACAGAAGTTATGTCCGTAGTCTGGAGAACATAACTTAAACCCTTCGGCAATTTGTTTTTAGATATTCGATCTTCGAATTTACAGACGTATAAATCACTCATATTTCACTACTATTACATCAGGTTTAATGTTATAAACACCACGATAAGCAATAATGTCTTCCGCAGTGATGCGGGGCCGAAGTTTAAACCAATCCGTGTGGTCAGTATCAGAGATATGATCCACCGACAACTGGATTTCTTCGGTCTTTTGTGGGTGGTTATATCCTTCAAAGCGGTATTCCGCATCAAGGTATTTCCAACTGTTTTCCTGGCCAACTGTACCCTTGATAAACGTCACATTTTCAAGGACACAATAACCATAACTGGCCCAATATCCAAGCTGTCTCTTGTTAGATATACAGTCGGGTGCCGTCCACGTCTCCAAAGTCACCTTGTCGTACTTTTCGCCAATTAAATCCAGATGCTCAGGCAGTGGATTCCAAAAGCGAATGGCAACTCTGTTAGGATCGTCGTAAAACGGGTGCGATCCCTCAATGTCTGATGGCCTTGGGGACTTATACCAGTAGCAAGGAATAAGTTTATATTCCCCGCCAACTTCTATCCCAAAGAATCTACGGGTTGGGTGGGCCATTACTTCATTGTGACTGTGCCGCCACAATCCTCCAAAAGTGCCTTCAATTTCTCAGCTTCCGCCTTTGGCATATTTTCCTTAACAGTCGCAGGGCAGGCATTAATTGCTGCCATTGCATCCTTCAAGCCAACACCTGTGGCTTCACGGTAGCTCTTAACCAACGAAATTTTCTTCGCCTGGTCATAGCTCTCCAAAACAAGTGTAAACTCAGTTTGTTCTGGAGCCTTTTCAACCTGCTTTTCCTTTGGCTGTTCTTGGATCGGTGGCGCACCGAATGGCTCGATGTTGTAAGTCTCTTTCAAGTAGGTGAGCAAGTCACCTGCTTTGGAAGGACTAAGAGCCGCAATCCTATCGCCAATTTCTACCACCGAAGCCGAATATTCTGCGCTCATATTAACCTCTTTCAAAAGAAAGCCCTACAAAGTAAATATAGCGTTAGCACTAACATTGCCAACGCTACTTTTGCTGCGTACCTACTGTATAATCCTATTAGCACACCATACAGTGCATAACAAATCATGAACAAATGTGCTAAGAATGCTACCATGCGCCGCGTTTTTCGTCTTCTGTTCTATAGTCCACCGATGGATATTCCCGAAGGACTTTGCCACAATTCTGACATATCAAACAGTCGTGGCTAAAGCCGCCACTGCATTTATATTCTTTTACTGGAAAACAGTTATTGCAACAACCCCAATTAGGTCTGTCCCAAAACTGCGGTAGTTGTTCCATTTGGCTCCTTTATAACAACAATCGGTTCTCGGCAAGTGTTAAGCTTCTTTTTAAGCTCGTCTGCTTTCTCATTCAACTCTTTATATAATTTTTCACTGCACATCAACCACTTCCACTCTTTGGTGTCTGCATCTTGCACGGGCACCATATAACGCTTCGGTCCCAATTGCTCACAGGTTAAGCCCATGACAATCCCTTACCTTTTACGAGTAGATCATACAGGTTATTCACGAAAATGTCGAAATTCCCGTCCTTGCCAGGAATACCAACGTGAGTATGCATTTTACCCTTTGTGATGGTCGCTGTCCAGCCACCCCAATCTTCCTCAAAACCGATCTTTTCGCCCTTGTTAGCAAGTTCTATGATCTTCTCCAGAATGACTTTGCACTTCTCTTCAATTGTCACTTGGACACCGTGTTTCTCTTTAGCTAACAAATATTCCGTGTCCGTACAGCCAGGGTCACGAATTAAACAGACACAGCTAATTTGGGGAGGTTCGCTCCAAGTTATGCTAATCTTGGGAACATCAGGACACGTCACGCTAATCGTGAAGGGCGGTAAGTCCTTGCTTATTGGCGTTCCACAAATTATTGGTGGAAAGTTAATGTCACAAGGCGGAAAGCTTATAAACTGTGGAATGTTTGGTGTCGTGAACGCAAGAGGCGGAAAACAAATATCATGTGTTCCGCTGGGTATATTGCCAACATCTTCTAAATTAATCTTGCTTGGTATTTCCATCACATTTCCTTATAAATTGAACTATATCTTCCACTATATGATTATTTTTTCTATCGTCGTCAATAGTTATACTAATCTCTTTGGAATCCTTGTCTAGTATGACGTAGATCATCGTCTCGTCATTTGCTTCAGACCAACCTTCTTCATCCCATGCAATCTTAGCAGCTTCGTCTTTGTATAGGAATAAGTCGATGCTGCCGTTTGAAGAAAAAAGCTCATGCACCATATTCGGCCAATGGTCTTGAACCAATAATCTAATTAGATTTTCAGCTATTGGGATTGAGCTTGTAAGTAGCGTATCAGAACCATGAATTTCCATTCTATATATTAGTTATTTCTTCTCTCGTATTGAAAGTTCTTTTTCAAAATCTTCAATGCACCTGACTATCTTTTGCATTCGTTCTTTGTAGACTCTGGCTTCTTCCGCGTTATTGATTTCAACAGTAACAGAAGACCCAGCATTCGCATGTCGTATTTTCAACTTCACCGTGTTATTACTGCTTACATAAGTAGTAATTTCTTCCTGTGGTGCCGTGCAACCAATCAGAACGAACAGGCTAAGGGAAAGCAAAATGCCAGTAAGTTTTTTCATGATTATACTCCTATAGGTTATGCAAAAACTTATTACTCGTATATGTTGGACAAGGCATGGCGTCGATCTTTTTACCGATGAAATTAACAATTATTTGGATGAAGGCTGGAATATCTCTGCTCTTAACATCGAGAAAAAGGGTCTAAGGTTTGTGTGCTTTGCAATATTAGTTGATCTTCCACTAGAGCCTGGTCTTGAAATAGCGGGCGAATAGCATCCTTCATTAACTCCCAGGTTTCATAGTCGGGCACACAACCACCGTCAATAAACATTGCGGCAATTGCTGGGTCTTTATATTTAAACCCACCAATGGTGAAGCTCCACTCTTTGTTATCGAAACACTGCCAGCATCGGATTTTGCGGCCTTCTACCCATAAATCCAATGAAGAAACAGGCTCTCGATTTACAATTGTTGTTGATCTACAGATGACTGTGACGTGCATCAAAGACTCCAGTGGCCGAGGCGAGACTTGAACTCGCACGCCCTTACGGGCACTAGCTCCTAAGGCTAGCGTGTATGCCAATTTCACCACTCGGCCTATTTCCCAAAAACTGATTTCACTACTTCTACTAGGAATCTCCAATAGAGTGTTGCTTTAATTGCGGCGGTGAAAATCCATCTTCTTACTGTATCCATACTTTATTTAGTAATCCACACCAATTTTTACGAAGGCAATGGACTAAAAGCAACCGTGATTGTGTCGTTAGCACAAGGTCCACAAGCACAGGTTCCAGTTTGGCTAAATATAATTGCCGCCGTACCCGTCATGGTATCACAGTCTAATGGAAAATTCAAGTGGTTTCCGTCAACACAGGTGAACCCTATTTCGTTTTTTAAGGCAAGATAGCACACCCAATTACTGCCCGAACAGTATAGTTCAGCATGAAAAGTGACGCAATCACAGATTCCAGGGTAATCAAATTCATATTTTTGATTTGCGACGTTCCACGGCAAAATATAAGCTTCATTGACTAAGCAACTACAACCTGCATTGGTATCGCTAATAGTCAACAACATCACGCTCGGCAGACATTGTGAACAACAAGGCTGTACTATTAGGCACAGGTTTGGAATTATTGATTCAGCATCATCTAATTGTAAGAAAGTTATAAAACAACACCCATCTACCCAAATCTGGATAGGATACTGAACATCCAATGGATCGTAATGTAATATGCCTTCGTAGATTTGCCCTGTATAATCAACAATCGCTACGTTTTGACCATTATATAATTCTAATTGTTCAGGAGTAACACCCATATATGCCTTATGCTTGCTGTGGCTGCATCATTTGTTGTTGCGGCTGCTGTCCTAATCCCGTCACGCCTTGCCAACCTTGCTGCTGTTGTTGTTCCTGTGCTTTCCTCTTAACTACCTTGCTGGAAATAATGTTTAACGCCTTTATCACTTGCCAAAAACCTTGACGTATAATATGTCCGTCTTCAGTTATAAACAATGGCACGCTAAACCTTTTAGCCAGGTATTCACTGTCAGCTATTGGGACTTCTCTATCATTAATACCATGAACGATAATACTTTCAGGGTTCAAATGATTAGGTTGAACGTGGAATATCTTCCATGCTGGGCACAGAAGCAACATCGGAACTTCAGGGTGTTCTGCCGCTAAAGACAATGCAATAGCTCCACCTTGACTGCTGCCAATGATTATATCAGGAGTTCCATCTACTTTATTACGATACAATTCTTTGTTTTTCTCAATATGAGCCTGCCCAAAGTTTTGCAATGCTTTAGGGACGTTGAATCCATGAGCCAATCTACCAGCACCAGCAGCGAATATGTTAGCCTTGGTGTTGACTGTCTTGATATTATACCCTAATGGCTTTAATAACGCCCCGTAGTTACCAGTTCCAGGTATACGTCCACTCCACATACCTGTAATCCAGACAATGTTTAGATCGCTTACACTCGGCGCAGACGCAGCGAAGCTCCTGATGGGGTCTTTTGGCGCAACCAATCCTTGCTTTCGCATCGCAAGGTGGTACGGGTTCTGTCCTTGCAATTTAGCTATATCAGCAACTTGGGCTTCGAAAAACTCCTTAAAGTTCATGCTAACCATACTGTAGTTAGTTTAGCTACAACTAATTTTGCGGGCGAATTGCAATTGTACCAAGATGGGTAGAGGAAGCCCCGCCCCCGCTTATTCTAGCCAAGAATAAAGAGGTCGCTTACCAAACGAAAGAAAGCTAGTAAACTGATGGTAGGCGGTAAAAGATGCACCAGAAGCACTATATAACTCCATGAATTTCAGACAATGGACAGAAGCGGCTGCTGAGTATAATCCCTACGCCTTTCATGCTATCATTCTAGCTGGCGGGCCTGGAAGTGGTAAAAGCCGTGTAGGACGCACAATCGCTGGTGCTTTCGGCTTCAATATCTCTGATAGTGACCGCCTTCTTGAACTAATGGCAGCCCATAGAAAAGAAGAATATCTGCTGGGTTTAACCAGCGGTCAGCCAGGTTACGACCAGAAAATGTCCAATACCAACAAAGCGGTAGAACTAAACGTAAAAAGAACCGCTCTGTGGCGACAGCAAGGAATACCTTACATTGTTGACATAACTGGAAGAGACGTTGGCTTAGTCTCCAAGATTAAAGAAGAACTAGAACAAGAAGGATACGACGTATTCATGGTCTTCATTAATACTCCCCTTGAAACCGCCCGAAAAAGAAACAAGGGAAGAAGTAGAATCGTGGATGATGATTTTTTGGTAGATGCTTGGAACAAATCGAGAAAGTCTATTAGTGCCTATATCAACATCTTTGGTAAGAAGTTCTTGATGATAGACAATGACGATGATATTAATAATCGAGCTTCTCTGCCAGCAGTTGAAGCAAGAATCCCAAGGATGATGACTCATCTGCTTACCCCAAATCAAATAGAGAACCCAATCGGGGAAAAAAAGCTCCAAGACATGAAGGGCAAACCGATTAACCAAATCTCGACAGACAAACCATTACCGCAGGTGGCCAATGTTGGACTATATTAAAAACAGAATCAAAGCTAGGAAATGGTTTAAGGATGTAGTTGAATCCAAATTGACTCCTGACTGTAACCGCGATGAAGTAGAAAATAAAGCACTAGAATGCGAATTTTATTTCTATCTCAAAGAAGGTCTGCTGTACTATAAGGCACATGATGATACTATCCCGTGCGTTATAGATGAATCAACTTGTCGTTGTAAAATCTGTGGTCTATAAACAATTGAATTGAAAGAGGTTCAATCATGTGGATGTTCACGAAGTACGGGTTCTTCGCTTCTGCCAACGCACGTCAGGGCGAGGGAGAGCCTTGGCAACCCGTCGATAAGGACCGCATCGCGGTCAGGGCACGGGATAAGCAACACCTTGCTAATCTCGCGGGACGATTCCCAGCGTTGGCCAGCGTGCCGATTCACGATGACACGCTTGCAGACTATCGTTATAGGATTTTTATTCCCAAAACACAATGGGCAGAGATTGTTTCTGAACTTGCCGATGAAATGGATTATGACCGCTTTAAGCCTTCCGTAATCCCATTTGAAGGCGACAAGGACTATAAGCATACTCTTCTCGACGTTTGGAGCCTGATGTATGCTACTCAAAAGTGATCCAATCAAGAAAAAAGAAGCTAAAGTCCTGTTTTTGCACGGGTTGTTCTCAAACGGAGAACAAAGCTGTAAGTGTCATTCAATGCGTTGTGACGGCTATGAAGTAACCGCGCCGCCTCTCAATAACTGGTTTTTGTCTTGGGCTATAAGCTCAGTAAATCTCAACAGAATTAAACCAAATGTTATTGTTGGATCGTCCAGAGGTGGTGCGGTTGCTTTAAGCCTGAAAACCAAGCTGCCGCTTATCCTGCTCGCTCCCGCCTGGAAGTATTATGGTGTTAAATCCAAATTTACGAACAGATGCGTCGTGATTCATGGTGTTAAAGACACCCTGATCCCATATCAAGATAGCATTGAGCTAGTAAATAAGAATCCAAATGCCGAACTACTTCTAGTTGACGATGACCACAGGCTAAATTCTATTTTCACCCACAGGTGGCTAATTAAGAAACTTGCTGAAGTAACCACTTGACGCCTTCTTGCCCCAATGGTGGTGCATTTGGCATCTTACTCTGAAGAGTCTTGTTGACCATATTCACCACCATTGGTGGCAAATCGCCGCTCGTATGAGCATATTGAGCAATCATTGGCTTCATCATCGGGTTGGCCATTACACCCTGACCCAAAGCATTCTGAAGCTGTTTCTGCCACAAATGCTTATTCGCGTAGATGTATTTATCTCTTAGTCCAGAACCACTTAGATTGAACTTAAATGCTCCTGTTTCTGGATTGTAACCCTGCCACTGTCCACTTCCTTGTGCCAAATTGCTCTTAGATATTAAGTCATAAAGCATCGGCATGACCTCTTTAGGCGGCTGAGCAATATTCATCTGCGGCGACGGAACTGCACCCTTCTGATGTAGTTTTGGCATCAGTTTCTGTGAAGAATCCAACATGTCTTTTAGCTCTTTATCGACACCCAAGAAGATTTGCAAACCCTGCTGATCCGCTTCGTGGGTTAAATGTGCCATTGCGGTCATTTTTGGCATTTTTGCTTGGCCGTAACTACCAGTTATCTTAACCCCGTCATCTTTTATTCTATAGGTAATTCCACCTACGTTACTTAATAACGTGGGATTGCTCTTTAGCAGACTGTTTATGGTAGCTTCGACGTTCCCACCATTGTTTTGAAGCTCTTGGTTGACGACATTCAATTCTTGTTCCGTTGGGAAAGTCCCATAGAAAGTCCAGGCTGGCGCTCTAGTACCACCAGATGCTGGCCGTGTCCACTCGCCGTGGGACCAGGAGGTAGCATTAGGGTCTTTATTATCTTTTTGGGCTATTGGGTCGTATGCTGATCGGTAAGCCATATACATAGCAGCTTCCATTGCTGGGTTTGAAAAAATTTGCTTGCCCGTCATTTTTTGAATTTGGGTTTCTCCAATTTCTTTTAACACTAACCAGTCCTGAAATCTTTGCATAAACTATATATATTTTACATGTTAAACTTTCGTAGTTTTTTGGAATATAGTGACCCGTTCTTCTTAGAGACGATCCTCCATCATCCCCAGCAGTGGAGCTACCTAAACCCTGAAACGGGCAAGAAATGGCGTCATGAAGACAAATATAAGCAATTAGCTAGAATTGTCAAAGATCAATCTAGGATGGGCGTCCACCCCAATAGACTTTGGGTTACATTCAGCGATGTGCCTAGAATCAACATTACAACGAAAGTTAAAAAAGATAAAAATACTCCACACGGTATATTCGCCTATCCAGTCAGCTATGTTTTGAAGAAAGAAGGTGCTGATTACGCTTCTGACCGTGCCTATATGATTGTTTTCAAAGTAAAAGGCAACGTGATCGAAGTAGGTCGAGACGATACCAAACCAAAGGACAAGAATCTAAACGCTCTTGTTAATAAAGATGATTTTCCAAGTGAACTTGATTACAGAAGAATCTCTTCTAAGTTCTATGATCTATCATATGACACATATGATGCAACAAAAAAGAAACTTTATAGAGACTTTTCAGAGATTTTATCAGATGTAAGTAGCCATATTGCTGAAGCTGAAAGCGACGGCAGGGATTTGAAAAAACTTACCACCATTGAAGGACTCGCTAAAAGCTATACCGAAAGTGGATTCGCCACTTATTTGAAAGATTATTACGGCGGTACGATAGAAGGCGACAATGTAATAATCAACAAACCATATCAGTATAACGATAAAGTAACGGTTGGCACCCATCCAATCCAGTATATGTTGGATAATGATGGTGATGCTGCGTATTACATCAATGACATGAAGGCCAAACAAATCAAAGTAGCCAAAGCATTAGAAGATGAAGAGTTTAAAACGGCTTTGAGTAAAATGGCCTCACAGGTGCAGGGTAGAATAGACCATAAAAACAAGAAAGCAACCGACACAACCAGACCAATTATTAACAAGGTAGCGGAATTAGCCAAAGAATATGGCATTGATGATATTAAACCACATATAAAGCGAATTAGCGCCAACAATACCTTCCATCGTGGCACGCAGTTTGTATACTTGCTACTCAAAGACATTGCTGGTGAAGTAGCCAACAAAACAGGCAGAAATAGAGCTATTATTTGGGCTGGCATGTTGAAGAAAATAGGTTATACCCACGTTGTAGACACCAAACATAGTTCCGTTATCCATGCTGGCGAACCAACTCAAGGTGTCTTTATGGACACCACACAAATCGAACCAGTCAGCGTTATCTTCAACAAGAAAAATGCTGATCCTAGAATGGTCCCACCAGGATTTCCTTGGACTGATGCAGATGCTGACCAACATTGGCAGAGCAGCGTAGGTCAACATTCTCGCACTGGATTAAAAACCCTAAAAGCTGGTGATGCGATTAGTAGCGGCGTTGACAAAAAGAACATTGTTTCCGTTCTTTCAAAGCGAATAGAACAGGTTAAAAACAGTGCTGGCTCTGATTTTTATGGCGATGAATTTCAGAAGAAAATATCCATATTAGTCAAGCTTACCAAGCAACTGAAAAGTTCTGTTGATCCAAATAACTTTGTGCAAAAGGATGAAGCTGAACGCACTCTCAAAAGACTTAAATCACATGTTGAAGTCTTAAAAGATAAGTTGCTGTCAAATACTAAAGACAAGCAAATATCGCCAGCTATCCAAAAATATAATGATGACTTAAATTCTCGGTTTGACATGCTGGATAAGGTCATCAGTGAGCCTGGATTCAAAACTGGCACTGTCAAAAAGTTAGATGGATTCAACATAGAAGATTTTGTTACAGATTTGCTAAAGAATAAAGGTCCATTAACCGCAGATGCGGTTAAGAAAGAGTTTATCAATTATGGCATTGGCAACCCATATGGCATGTGGGGGAATGTTGAAAGTCTTGTGTCAGATGGAAAGATTTCAAAAAAGTATTCCGACCTTTATGGCGGATATGTTTACTATTTATCAGGCCAAAAAATACCTTCTGTCGAAGATTATGCTCCATATGTTATAAAAGCATTACAGAATACTTATAAAACCACAGAGGAGCTTGAAGAGATTCTTCAGGATAAGGTTCCCGCAGACATGTTGGAACCAATCCTGAGTAACATGGAATACGGCGTGTTTAGCGGTGATAACCAAATATCAAAAAGCAAGAAAGCAAGTGGTGAATGGGCTTGGCACATTGCTGGCCACGACGTTGAAGGTAAGGAAACCGAAATCTACAAGGTAGCAATCCTTAATAAGCTTGAGGAAATGCAGAAGAAAGAAGCCACGTCTGCGATTCCAGCTAGAAATATCATATTCTATTTTAAACATAATGAAAACGCTGATATCAAAAAAATACTTACCAAGTTAATTCAAGACAAAACAATCCACGTCGAAGAAGGAACATTTGGAAAAGACGAAATAGGAACATTGCATATAACAACCAACCCTGTTGCTGAATCCAGACCGCTGTATTATACAGACGTAAGGGATTTTATATACAATTTATTTAAAAACGATGATGACAATGCCCTTGGAGACGATCCAATTAAAACTCAGGAAGGCATGAAGACCGCCCAAATAGCTAATAAAATAGCTTATGATTACAGTGTTGATTCAATTAGGGTGCAGTCAATACTTCAATACATGATTAAACATGGTGAACTTCATATTATTGAAGACCATCCAGAAAACTTTTGGGCAAAGAAAGTTAGTATTCATAAGCCAAAACCAGTTGCCGCGACAGCAACACCAGCCGTTACCCCTACAGTACCAGCCGCGACAACAACACCGACTCCAGCAGCGGCACCACACCCTGGAACTACACCAGCGGCATCAGCCCATAAAGTCGCAGATGCTTATGGACATGACATTAAGGTGGGTGACACAGTTAAAAAGGTGGGGGAACCAACCAAAGTTGGCACTGTTACAACTTTATCAGCAGGCAATTCGGTTGCTATTAATTGGGAAGATGGTGCGTATAGTGGAAATTATTACTATGGCACTTCCCTTATTGTGGTGAAGTCAGCACCAGCTGCACCTTGGCATGGTCTTGGTGCAGCACCAGCCGCACCAAAGGCTGCTTGGGCGGCTCCAACTCCAGAAGAAGTCAAGCAGACGACTTCTACAAAGGCTTTGGGTATTTTCAGTGGATTGCCAAAGGTTGCAAAACCTCTTCAATACGCAAGAGTTATTCGTGGTTTACACACAATGCTTTCTTTCGATAATATTCTAAATGAATTGGAAGGTGTATTTGGAATCAAATTCAACCCTAGTGATCGTGAAGCAATTAAAAATGCTTATAACGAAGAAACCAATACAATTAATTACTATAAAGCTAGGGGACACTTGAAATTTCCGAAGGGTTTGTCAGCGGAACAAGCGTATTCTTCACAATTGGAGAAGTTCCCAAACCCACCGTATGTTACTATGGACGCTGACACTAATAAGGCGATTGATGATTTATTAGTTAAACATGAAGATGTGGCTGCCGTGAATTTAGTAAAGAAGGCTACACAGTTTGATACTGGTGCGGCTACTGGTGTTGTTATTTTGAAAAAGCTTGAATTGCATATAGAAGGCAAACTTTAACTAAACTCTCCAGTGCCCATTGCATAAATGGCAATTAAAACTTGTTCGTAATCACCCTGCTCAATAGCATAACGGGGTGTTTTACGAAACGATGGGCTTGGTGTGTCTAGCCACATGTCTACATTCTTTTCGTTGATTACCGTTGCACAGGCTTTCTTGATGTGTTCCATGTCGTCACGACCCCAAGTAAATCCCCAAGGTTCTGTGCAATCTTTCTCCATGTTGTATGCGCCAGTTTCGTTTAGCTTCTTCCACAAATCTTTGTAGTCACTGCCTTCGATATCTTTGCAATCCTGACAATAAACGTAATACTTTGTTTCTTCGAATAATTCGATATCTGGATGGTGGTTGTATTCCAAATTTTCAACCTTGAAGTCTTTGTGGCAAAACTCACACTTGTCCATGTAGCCAGTGTTTGCTTGTTTCACTGGCTCCTGCTTCATGTATGTGCCCCAACTCACTAGATCGGATTTGTGGTATACATGAGTGCGATGATGCTCTGTGAAAATGAAAATGTGATCTTTCCACTCTCTAACGAAAGCGGATTTGAAGTTAAGTATCGTGCCTTCTTCATGGACTACTTCCACCATGCTATAAGGATGGAAGTCGTAGGCGGTTAGAGTCTTATCAACTTCCCTGGCAACTTGTTCCGCTTCACGGTAATTAGTGAAATTATCCATTATACTTCTCCAGATACTCAGTGAGTTCCTTTAGCCTGTTCTTCTGAAATTCTAATTGATCTTCATGTGCTTTCTTTTGGCCTTGCATATATTCGAGCAAACTACTAACTGCCTCTTCCTTGGTTGCACTGCCTTTGGAAGAATAATGCCAACCACCAACACTTGTAGTCGCTAGCCACGGTTTGTCCAGTGGCCAAGACTCTACTTCACAGTCATTCCAATATGTCTTTCGACGGACATATATGCCATTAGGAAGGGTTTCATCATCTGTGAATGCTTCAAGCATCAGAATTGCTCCGCTTCGGTTGACTCTTTAAGAGCCGTTAGTTTGGACCCTATGGTTTCCGCAACCATATCAAAATACCCTACGCCAACTTCCCTTTGGTGCTTAACCGCTGTATATCCTTGATCTTGTAAATCAAACTCCTTCTCCTGCACATCCACATAAGCTTCCATATCTCTACGGTTGTATTCATAAGCCAAATCAAACATACCTTGATTTAGAACATGGAACCCAGCCAATGTTATAAACTGGAACTTATAGCCCATCGCCCCTAGCTCTTTCTGGAAATCGAATATTTGTTTTTCATTTAGCTTTTTCTTCCAATGGAAACTTGGAGAACAATTATAGGCTAATAGCTTGCCAGGATACTTGGCGTGAATGCCTTCTGCGAACTTTTTGGCTTCTTCCAGGTCAGGATGGCTGGTTTCACACCACAGCAGATCGGCATAAGGAGCGTAGGCTAACCCCCTGGCAATAGCCATGTCAATGCCGCCAGTGATATTACAAAATCCTTCTTCGGTTCTCGCACCCTTGACGAAAGGTTTATCAATATCATCTATATCTGAAGTTAGAAGTTTAGCTGAGTCAGCATCTGTGCGTGCGATAATGACTGTTGGCACATTGAGAACATCAGCGGCAAGACGTGCAGCTACTAGGGTTTTAATGAAATGAGAGGCAGGTATTAGTACCTTGCCTCCCAAATGTCCACACTTTTTGGCCGATGATAATTGATCTTCAAAGTGTATGCCTGCTGTTCCTGCTTCTATCATCGCCTTTGTTAGTTCAAAGGCGTTTAGCGGTCCACCAAAGCCAGCTTCAGCGTCTGCCACGATTGGCACCCAATAGTCAGTGGTAATTTTGCCTTCCATCCACTGAATTTGGTCAGCACGTCTTAAACAGTTATTGATTCTACGCACTAGATTGGGAACACTATTGACAGCGTATAGAGATTGGTCTGGATACATTTGCATTGAGTCATTATTGTCGGCGGCGACTTGCCAACCAGAACAATAGATTGCTGGTAATTTAGCTTTGGCCATTTGCATAGCCTGATTGCCTGTTACCGCTCCCAAAGCATGAACATAAGGCTTGTCATGCAACCTTTCCCAAAGTTTCTCTGAAGTTAATCTCGCTAAGCTGTGTTCTTCGACAAAAGAACCTTGAAGTTTTCTAACCTGATCTATATTGTAAGGACGCTCAACACCATGCCAACGGGTTTGTGTTTCCATAAACTATCTACCCCTGAAAAGTTATATTAAAATATAAAAGTATTGATAAATATTATATGATAAACTTTATCAGATGGATTAAAATAAGAGAAGCATGGAATCAAAGCACCGTATGGACACCAGAACGTGTTGCTCAACAAAATGGTGGTCGTAGTCTTAACCAACCAGAAGATACCAATAAGGTAATTGGCAGATTTAATCCAGTTTTTCCAGAATCCCGTGGAAAAGCTGAAATTTTGGCAGACCTTGTTTCTAAAGCTACAGGCATACCAACACCAGATTTACTTTCTAGCAGAAAACAAGGGACGGCTGACGCAAGATGGATACTTTATGCTTTATTATTAGACGCTGGTAAAATATCTGGCGCAAAAGTTTTACAAATGATGGGTCAAAGAAATTTAATCCCAAGAAAATTACTAGCTGCTCGTAATAGCCCATTATATCAAAACCTACTAGCACAATCTCATGCCGCTTTAGTCGCACGCTAGATTATATTTCTAAATGTCAAATTAATCCTTGGACCTACAACTGTAGTAGTCTTTGGAACACAATGCTGCCAGTGATGTTGCATTGTGCCATCCATGATTAATAGACTACCGTGTTTGAGTAGATATTCCTTCTTTTCACGGGATTTGATATGTCGAATCTGGAACAGTCTCTCAGCCCCTAATGAGATTGATGGCACTGTTGGATTCTGTCCTAGCTCGCGTTCATTATCGGAATGCCAGCCAATAGAATCCTTGCCATATCTGTAATAATTGAGGAGAAGACTGTTAAACGGTTTGCCTGTTTCTTTTTCGACTCGCTTTTTAACTTCCTCTAAATACCAAGGCCAAGGAAGTGAGTCGTGAGATACGCCCGAATAAGCGTAATTAACGCCTGGATCGGAGTAGTAAGCGGTCATGCGTGGAAAGAAGTTACCATAAAAGGTCTTCTCTTGTTTCCAAGTGGTTTTTAATTTTAATACCTGAAATAGCTTATCAGCAATTGGCTGTGTGAAAAAGTCAGGTATGTAAAGTAAAATTCCGCCGTCAGTTAGTTCTTCTTGCGTAGTTTCCATAGTAGTTTTATAGCTTCGGTAAGTCCGATAGCCTTGAAAAAGTCAGTCCAACTCATAGTAGTAGCCAAGGTGGGAGTCGAACCCACACACCCTTAACGGGTACTGGATTTTGAGTCCAGCGCGTCTGCCATTCCGCCACTTGGCCACGATCATTCCACATATAATGAAATGTTCTTTCTGCAATTGTCACGCTTATAACAGCCTTCCAATGCAGCCTTTACTTCATCATAGTTTGTTCCATCCCATTTGATGCACCTTGGATGGGAATAATTCTTATTCGTATCATTAACAGGCATAATCCCTACGCCGCGTGGCCGTGCTTTTAACCAATTATCCATGTAGTCAGGAAAATCATCATAAAGGAATTTTCCATAAACCATTGCCTTGTTTGAAGTTATGTGAACATCTATCAACTCGCCTAAATGAGTCTGACACCATTCTACCTTTTCTTTCCAGGCACGGGGATAGCGTTTTGGACCTTTTGTTAGAATGTGATTTTTAAACCCGATGGTTTCAGCGAGAGTAAAAATCTTCATTCCTGCGGTCAGAACGGGTAGATTGCGCCACCAACAAGGCTGTTTCTTGATTAAGCGAATCAGCGATTTGAAAGGCTCCTGTTCATCAGCCTGCCACATGCCAAGTTCGTCAAACCTTTTTAGGTCACTTTCGCTGACAAGTTTGCGAATGTCGGTTCGCAATTGTCCTTCATAGTCAGCGAGGCTACCATCCATATCAAACAGGCCGATGTTCATTGTATGCTCCTAAGCCATTCTCCAAATGCTGAGGCTGGTTGTGGTTGACCCTGAATTGTATCAATTTCTGTCATTTGCCACCACTATATTTTTTCATATTTTCTGTCTTGCAGTTTCCGTAATCCATGTCCTTTTCAAAGTGGGTTTCATCAGGATTTTGCATTAAATCCTGTTTCAGCCTTTTGCGAGCTTTCTTATTACCTTCTTTTTTAAGCTTGCTTTTTAGCTGTCTGTATTCGCGTTTATCCATGTTTACTCCGTTGTATTTATATCATTTCAGCTATCATTGTTTCTAATGTATGTTCGCACTTCCAAGCAGGAAAATGACTCATGAACTTTCTGGTATCGCTGATCCACCAGCGATGATCCCCAATCCTACTCTCATTCACAAGCTCATAGTTTAGCTTAGAGTTTGTGATTCTTTCAGCTAAGGATATTGCTTCAACCACGGAGCAACTGTTCTTCCTGCCTCCCCCTATGTTATACGCTTCACCTGGACGTGGGTTTTGGTAAAACTCGAAAAAAGCTGCAACCAAGTCATCTGCGTGGATGTTATCCCGAACTTGTTTCCCTTCGTAACCATATATTATGTAAGGGGTTTGGTTTATTATACATTTCGTCAAGTAGGAAAGAAAGCCATGAAGCGGAACGCTTTGGTGTTCTTTTCCAGTAATACAACCACAGCGAAACACGCCAGTTTTTAACCCGTTAAATTTTGCGTATTCTTGGGTTAAAAGATCGGCTGCGGCCTTTGACACTCCAAAGAAAGTGTGGAGTGAATTGTCAATCGACATGGACTCATCAATTCCGTTATAGAATGGATGGTCAACTGGCAAGTCGCATCTTGTTTCCAGGTCTATTAGCGGTAGATGATTTGGAGTATTCCCATATACTTTGTTTGTTGACGTGAAAATGAATACAGCTTCGGGAGAGTATCTTTTAGTCAAGTCAAGGACGTTAAGAGTCCCATTTGCATTGATGTTAAAGTCAGTTATTACATTTCTGGACCAATCGTGTGAAGGCTGTGCCGCCGTATGAATCACTAAGTCTATTTTGTGGGTTCTAAAGACGTTCTCAACGCTGTTATAATCCCTTATGTCCAAATCATAATTGTAGAAATTCTCAACACTGTTCTGTATAAGAACTAGGTTATTCTTTATAGATGCATTTTTACCAAAGAAAGTTTCGCGGCTATTGTTTTCAATGCCTATTATTTGATCGAATTTGGTTCCCAAGAGCCTTACGCTTGCACTACCAACCAAGCCGCCCGCCCCTGTGATGAGAGCTATGGACATGCATTATTTATGGTTATGAATAGCGAAATAATGGTAGAACCCATATTCTCTTGGCATTATTTTAGGTTTAACCCCTGTTTTCCATAAAGCATAAACTAAACAAGCTTGGCTACAAGGCCAAGCTGCTTTTGTTTCGTTTATATCAGTCCACCATGTTTCCGCTAGTTCATTTGAGAATTTATGCATGTTGTAAACAATGAATCCGTCCCAATAAAGACCCAGCTTAGTCGGCATCCCTTCTTTTTGATACTTTTCAATTCTGCTTGTCAGGGCTTCACGACCAGTTTCTACATATTTACCTATGCTAAGAACGTGGGTGAGTTCTTCGATAGGGCAATGTCTGTCACCGTGAACACTTAAAGCAAGATTGTAGTCAAAAATGTTCGACTCAACAATTTCTTTAACGAAATTCTTATTAATGATTTGATCTTGAGCGTCAAGGTGTATGACTAAATCATAACCTTCTAGTTTCTTACACTTGTTAGGAAATACTCTGTAGGCTTTAGCCTGCATACACCAAGGCCATCTAACCAAGTGAGGTGGTCGAGGATCGGTTAAAGGCATTAGGTTTTCTTCGTCATGAGTGTAATAAACGAAATCGCAAGGATATGTTTGTGGCTCATGAGTGTCTTGGATTTCTGGTCTATCCCAGCCACCAAGGTTAGCAGAATAAATACATACAGATGTCATACTGTATATAGGTGCGTAGGGCAGGATTCGAACCTGCGAAGAACTAAGTTCGCCAGATTTACAGTCTGGTGCAATTGGCCACTCTGCCACCTACGCATAGAGCATTTGTTCTTGTATTTTAATCCATGCTAAAGTTTCGATTTCAAGTTCTTTGATAAGAAAATAACTTCTTGGAAACACCTCTTCGATTTCTTCGATACTATCCGCTTGGACATAACGGACAGGGCCGTAAAGATCATCGTCGTCTTCGCTTTCATATCTATAAATTGCATATATCATTGTATTATAATCCTCGATTCTGTGTTCGTCAGGGCTTTCACCCTGGCATGGCCCTGGCCTTTCGGCTGTTCCATGACTAACAGTGACCACCGTGGGATTCGAACCCACACATTCCACGTTCTGAGCGTGGCGACTCCTGCCAATTGGTCTAGGTGGCCCTATTTTTCTTCATCGAATCACCCGTTGCATTACGATGATCCTTAATCTGCTTGTGATAATCTGGAATATCATCGTCGGCATGACAAGTAGTGCTTACACTAATTACTTTCCAACCATCATCCCACACACCTTCGCTGTCACGCAGTTTGAGGAACTTATTCAAGACAGCAAATTCCTCTGGAATATAACTAACTTGTTCTGAGTACGATGTTTCAGAATGCTTTTTCCGCATCTTGCATTGTCTGTAATAAACTGTCTTGCTCATATATTCTCAATTCAATCTTCCCGTTATCTACTACTAGGTATGTTGGCGAAGATTCAGTCCAACAGCCACTATTATAATAATCTTTATCCTCTTCCGCAAGATGAGTGTGCCCACAACACACAAAATCGCATCTTTCTTTTTCTTTATGCTTACGGGCCAACCCTTTAATTCGGTCAGCACACCGCAGGAACGTTTTGGAGTTGTGTTTGGCTAATTTAGCCAGGTAAAAACTCCCATCTAGTTTCTGTAGGAACCAGTATATCACATCTCCAAACCATGTTAGGATTGGATGTTCACTCAAGAAATCATCGTATATGTCTCCGTGGAAACATAAAACCTGTTTCCCACCTGATTCGAAAATAAATTCGTCAGTATAATGAACCCCTATCAAATGGGCGATGTATTGTGCTGGTCCATGAGCATCATGGTTGCCCCTAATCCAAATTACTTCAATGGTGTCGGAAACTTTCCTTATAGTAGATAGGATTTTCCAGTGCCACTTGTGTAATCGGGAGTCGAAATTCTCGAAAACGTCACCGTTCAGGATCAGTTTCTTTGTTTCTATTTCTTTGTTTTGTATTTTTTCTAGGAAATTAACCAGCGACTTTGCTTGACAGTTATCAGCACCAATATGTAAATCGGAAATAATGATTGCATCCATACTAAGTATTTACATTATTAGTCCCTTCGTATATGTTAATTTTCAGAGAAGATTTCAGTGGCCAAGGTGGGAGTCGAACCCACAATCCCGAAGGAACAAGTTTCTAAAACTTGCGCGTATACCGTTTCGCCACAAGGCCATAAAGATCGACTAGCAGGTGTCACGCCTTTTGATACCGCCGATCAGAATATCCGCCGCTCATTCTGGTTGTCATAGCTAGATGAACTTAAACCTCTTTGGGTAGCCACTTACATATCCATATGTAAAGGAGGATCGCTCACCGCTCGCTCGACCAGCCCTTCGTTCGCGGAACTTGCGTTTTCGCCCCTGCAATGCTCACTGTCCGCTACGACCGTTCCTTTTAAATCTCTTTTTTGGGAAGGACTTAACCTTCTAATTTTGGTGTCAGAAGTTAAACAAATTGAAGCTCCATCATTCCAGATTTTCGAATTTGTCTCAAAAGCTTCAACAATTTTTCTTTCTTCTAGCTCCGCATTACCAAAAACTGCAAATTTTCCACCAAAACTACCAGCTACTATAAATGGGTTATTTCGGTCTATTTTAACTTTTGTGCGTCTTATTTCCAAGTGAGCAAAGTCGAGTGTGGTCCAAACGTACTTCCACGGCTGGTCATTAAGCCGAGTGTACTTTTTAGGCCATTTTATAACTTCAAGCCCACAGAAATGCCACTCCTGTAGTGGCATTTTTAAGAGCCAATAGTCCAATTCTTCGAAAAACATAAGCGGAGGGTGTAGGATTTGAACCCACGGTCCCCTTGCGGGGACTCTAGTTTTCAAGACTAGCGCAATCGGCCACTCTGCCAACCCTCCAGCAATTTCACACCCCGTTAGACATATATAACAGTATGCTAAACTTTAGGGGGTGGTTTATGGAGACTTTCAGCGTACCAAAGTCGCATATAAAAGTCAAGTTGCCTTCTGCTAAACAACCCAAAAACTTTTCCTGTGGGGCTTCCGCTTTAAGGGCTATCGCAGTCCATTTTAACGTCGGTCCTAACAACGAACAATTCTATATAGACAAGTGTAACACAACTTATAAAGATGGTACACACCCAAAAGATATTATTCGTGTTGCCCGTGAACTTGGCCTAACCGTAAGGTCTAAGTCCAAAATGTCCATCAAAGACCTACATGAGTATCTTGATGACGGTATTCCTGTTGTCTGCTCCATCCAAGCATGGGGCGATCAGAAAAAATATCCCGACACCGACCACAGCGGGCATTATGTCGTCGCCATCGGCTACACCAATGACAAAATCTATTTCATGGACCCGTCAATTAAAGGCCACCGTGGATTCCTGCCTAATGACGAATTTATCGAACGCTGGCACGATGAAGAAGCTGATGGCACCAAACTCAATCGCTATGGAATCGCCATCTGGAATCCCACAGCAATTAAAAAACAACATTTGAACAAAGTCAAAAAGATTCAATGATAGTGTTCGGGCTTACGTCGATCCGAACGCTTTAACTTCATGATGGCCGACCTATAGCAATCCAACCAATATTCGTGTTGGAAGTTGTCAGGATTCCAGCCACTGAGAATCTTTTTGATGTAATCGTCCCACTTCATCTTGTTCTTGGCACAATTATCATCCAAAACTCGTTCTTCAAAAACCGTTGTTAGTTCATCAAGGATATCAACTAGGGGTATTTTCTTGCTCATTTTTATTTCCAATATAATTACCGTCGTCGTCCCAATCGTCATCGTTTCTTGGCTTGACTATCATCAATACTAATTTGTCTCCGCACCACACAGGAGCGCGAAGCGTCGTCCATTTTTCATGTGTGTATTTTGTGTTCAATTGAAGGTATAAGTCTTCTAGGGAATCTGCACAAAGCACTTCTGAATCTATGCGTTTTCCTAGTTCTTTCAATTCTTTAAGTGTAATTGGTTCCCAACTCATTACCAACAATCCTCTTCATATTCATTGCGCTGTGAAGCATAGTAGTCTTCCCATGCTTCCTTTTCGTATTTCGCTTCTAGCTCTCTATCTCTGATTTCTTGCAGTGATGGATAGCCATTGGCTTTCCTGTCCCTGCCAGGGTTAATCAGTTTTGAAAGCTGTCGTTCTGGATCGGTTGCATGAGCGTCCCCGTAGTAGAACTCATATTTGCATTCTGGACAATAATCTCTGCGGGGGTCATTACCTAAATTCGGATGGTCGCAAAAATCCATTATTAAACTCCTAGTAGCACGGAAGGGATTCGAACCCTTACTGCCCACGTTTTAAATGTGGTGACTCCTGCCAGTTGGTCTACCGTGCCATAAGTGGCCCTAGTCTTAACTCAGTATTACTAAATCGTTGCCCATATTGTCAGGTTTTGTATCCTTTTTAGTCGCGTCGTTAATTGCCTGGAAAAATCCTTGCATCTGCTCGTTAATATGTTCAACAGCTTCAATCTCTTCCTGACTCCAGCCAGCATCTTGATACATTTTCCGCAATTCGTCTTTTGTCATAGTGGCCTTGGCGGGATTCGAACCCGCACCCTCTTACGAGGACAACGTTCTCAACGTTGCGCGTTTACCTGTATGTTACACCACAAGGCCATAGTGTGGTAGGTGGGACTTGAACCCACACCCCTTTCGGGACACGCCCCTCAAGCGTGCGCGGCTGCCATTACGCCACTACCACATGTTTTTCTTCGCTTCGTCAAAAAATATCTTCGAGCATTCAGACAGGTGCGTTTTTGTATATCTTTCTCCTGTCTTTATCCAGAAGAAATTGTAAATTTCTCTAATGGCTTGCACCAAGCCATCCTCGGTCAACTCACCTCTGTAAGCTGCCAAGCGAAAACTTGGTCAGCCATATTCAGGGCATTGTAGTCCTTGAGTTAAAGGAAGCCTATAGCCATCCCTCCAAGCCCAACATCGCGGATTGTTCCATTCCTGAATCCGCTTTCCAACTACAATTAGTTCTGTAGGTGTCATTTAACCTCCATAGGAAAAGGTTATATATCGTATGCTTCCCATTTCTTGTTATATTCTGCTCGCCATACTGAGTATCGTTGTTTTGGACCACGATATCCTAGTCGCTCTTTATTACGGATTTTGAATCCACATTCTGTGACCATTTTCCTGCGAACGAACTTATAGAACCCAGGATGGTCTAATATTCCATATTTATTCATAGTAGCACGGGTGGGATTCGAACCCACACTGTCCACGTTCTAAGCGTGGCGACTCCTGCCAATTGGTCTACCGTGCCGTTCTTCTTCTAACTGCTTGCGTAATTTCGCAATTCTTAACCGCAAGCAATCCACACAAGTCACCTGTTCATCGACATAACTAAGCACTACTTGATCGTGGCCACTAATACCATACATTTTACCGCAAAGAGCCATCAAGTCACTGCCCATGCCAGCATGAACTAATCCGTCCATATTCTATACCCCGTTGGTTTACCGTGCCGATCATACTTCGTCCAACCTACCTGCCTACAAAACCAATTCCAAACCTTTTTTCTCCAAGGACGCGAGAAATCCATAGGATAACCGTCTGCGTCCAAAGTTGCTCTATACCTTTCTGTCTCACGGTTATGTTCTGCTAGTTCTTCTGGATGCGTTTCCCAATATTCTCTTGACCGCTTTATATTCTCTGACTCGGCTTCCACCATTACTTTGACACACTCGCTGTCACGATTCTTTTCACATTCAGGACAGAAAGTAAAACTAAGGTGGCCATCCCACCAGGACCAACTTTCGCCTTCTAGTTTAACTCTCTTGCATAAATCGCAATTCATTGTCCATATATCTTCCATTAATACCTCATGTCACTCTTGTCGCCGCCCTTATTCAAACGAGCAAGTATTGCTTCTGGAAATTCCTTGGTAGGTTTACCCCACCATTTATTCATTTTGCGATCCCATATTTGCCAGCCCTTGGGATTAGTTCTTACGCAATATCTAGCGTTTCTTTTGCCCATAATCAAAGTTGCGATATTTGATCCTATAGTATACCTTTCTAGCCTTCTCTTCCAGGTAATTGTATCCTTTAATTACCCAATACATCGCTAAAAGAGAATAGAGATAGAATATACTACGCCACGTCATTCGTTCATATCTGTTTTCCATAGCGGTAGGTGCGAGAGTTGAACTCACAAAACCTTTCGGTTTGTCCCGCTTCAAACGGGGTGGGCCTGCCAATGCCCAAACCTACCAAGCGGAAGGTGTCGGAGTCGAACCGACAAGCCCCTTTCGGGACTACTCGTTTTCGAAACGAGCCGACTTGCCAATGTGCAAAACCTTCCAAGTAGTCTAGGTGGGAGTCGAACCCACAATCCCGAAGGAACGAATTTTTAAGACTCGCGCGTATACCGTTTCGCCACAAGACCATGAAGCGGAAAGTGTGGGAGTCGAACCCACAAGCCCCTTTCGGGACTACTTAGTTTCCAACCAAGCTGACTTGCCAATGTGCAAAACTTTCCGTTACTTATCCTTACAAAAATACCATATTACAAATCCTATAGCAACAAAAACTAATGTAAAAGCCGCTGCCTGCAAAAACATTTCTGGTGTAATCGGCGGATTATCATAATGGTTCTTACCAGGCCCGCTTAATGCCTGATTTATAATTACAGTATCCATAGTAGCCACCGTGGGATTCGAACCCACACTGTTACCCTTTTGAGAGGTACGACTCCTACCAGTTGGTCTAGGTGGCCATATAAGCGACTGAATAAAGCTGAAAGTCACCCTTATTCACTTAAATTGAGGGCACTCCGAATTTACGCAGACTACATCAATCATCGCTAGTGTAGCGTGCAGGAGTCGAACCTGCAAGGCTTTCGCGTCAAGGTTACAGCTTGGTGGGCCTGCCAATGCCCAAACGCTACATAAGAGTGGGTGTATGAGGATTCGAACCCCTTAGCACTTAGTACAATCGGGTTACAGCCGATTTCGCTTCCCACAGACGTAGTACACCCAATTTGGTAGCAGGCTTAAAGTGCTACTCGGACTATGACCTTGTTTTTCAGACGGAATTTCACCGCCAGGCCAGCCGTCCGCACCCTATTGCTTGCGTGCGAACCGCCTTACTACCAAATAACTCGTATCCCTATTCCGTTAGACGAGTCCACTAACGGCTGAGCGGATTGCTCCACTTGGGTTTAGCGGAAGGTGAGGGAGTCGAACCCTCAGCACCCGTGAGGGTGCGCTAGCTTAGCAGGCTAGTGTGACGAACCGATAGTCACCTACCTTCCAAGGCAAACCGAATTTTCAAAGAACAGAAAACTTTGGTACAATTGCAATTGCGGGTATAAAAAAAAAGAAACCCGCCGTGACCTTTCAGCCACGGCGGGTTTCTACCCCTGTTTCCGCTAAGCCTATTCGGTCCATCTTCCTGCGCTCGACAACGAGAGCGATAATGAATAATAACTGGACAGTAGGTTAACGGAGAAAGTATGCACCTTAAAGTTTCCTTTTAGTTAATATATGCAGCAAGCCGCAAATATTTTCGTGAAAATCATCAACTTCCCTTATCTTACGCCGAAAATTCGGTTTGTCAAGAAGATTTTTTATCGCCAGTAGCCCCAACGATTCCATCTGCCGTAGTTGTATGGGTTCCCATAGTATGGGTACGGGTACTGATACACTGGTGGTTGCACCGCTGGCAACGGCACTAATTGGCCATTACCATTGTAGGCGTAACCATTTGGGACAACACGACCATACCCATCAATATAGTAGTTTGCTGGAGCCGCCTGCACTGGTGCTGGATAGTACCAGTTGCCCCATCCATATGTAGGATGCTGCCAGTAGTGCCTTCCTGGTAGTGGACGAACGTTCGGTAGCGGTACGCCAACCCTTGGCACAACCTTCACATCTACGACACTCCTCTTCTGCTGAGGTTCACTCTTTTTTTCGTCCGCGACGGCCATGCTACCGCAAACAAGCAAACACGCAAACGCACTTACAATCATTTTCATCATTTTATTGCCCCTTTTAACTCATCAAATACGTTATTTCCCTTTATATCCTTCATGTGTTCATCCTCTAATCCATACCACAGACCATTGTAATTTTCTTCACTTACTGGTAGCGGCAACTCTTTACCTGTGATTTCTGAAAACTCAGAAGCATTAATTAAGTAGACCTTCATTGTTTTTGTTGGAGTTTCTTTCCATTCTTCAATTCCATATGGATCATCGTATATCTTTTGAATGATCTTGCCACCCTTCCCTAGACCCATTTCATTCGTCAAACTAGCACAACCTGATGCGCATTGAACCAGTGAACAACACTCTAAACCCCCACCGAAAGCCAATACGTTTCTACCAACAAATTGATTTTTGAACTTTTCTGGATTCTTAGGCTCGTAAACTGAAAATACTATCGCATGATCCTTTGTTTTGGCTAACTGCTCACCTATTGTTTTGTTTTCCCCAGCTTCTGTGGCTATAAATTGATAAACACTTCCGTCTTCAGTTTTCCAACCGTCTAGCCAAGGCTGCGGTGGTGTCACTAAATAGTTATCCTTCTCTAGTTTCTCACCAAATGGCTTGCCGTCTAAAGCATTGACACTGCCAGCCCCGATCATAACCGCAACTGGTGTAACTGTTTGGAAACTAATCCACATAGCTTCCTTTGAGTGCATGGCAATAAAGTATGCATCTTTATCCCAAGATTCAGGACACATATAATCTGACACCTTAAAAAGCTCAAAATTTCCTAAACTTGGTGGCAAATTAGCGGGTTCTTCGTTGTCAGCAACCCTTACTGTTTTGTGGAAACTAAAAGATAATGGGCCTAATTCTATATTGTACATTTTAACCTCTTTCGACTATATAACTTAAATGAGAACGTTTCGCAAGTTTTTAAATGAAGTTTCACTATTAAATGAGCAACCGCCAGGTGGCCCTCCTCCAATGGGTGGTCCACCTCCTGGTGGTTTAGGCGCTCCCGCTGGTTTACCCCCAGGTGGTCCACCATTAGGTGGTCCTCCAGGCGGTGGTTTACCTCCACCGATGCCAGGCGGCGGCGGTGCCCCGCCTATGGGCGGTCCTCCAATGGGTGGTCCACCTCCTGGTGGTCCAGGTGGCGCTCCAGGCGGTGGTATTATGAAACTGCCTGAACTTAATGTCTGGAAGATATTGGAAAAATTACTTTCAGGTGAAACTAAAAAACAGTAATTGTGCTTTCGGAAGAATGTTGCTATAATCCTTTGATGAGTAACATTCTTCTTTTTTCTGATGTGCATATTCATGCGCACAAAAAATCGTTCGACCGCCTGAAGGACTGTTTGACTACGCTGGATTGGGTTTTTGAAACAGCCAAACAACATAAAATCAAAGACATTGTATTCGCTGGTGATCTTTTCCAAGATAGGCAAAGGATCGACGTAGCGACATACAGCATGACTTTTGATGTTCTTTTCAAGCATTGTGACGGCAGTATCAATCTATGGTTGTTACTAGGCAACCACGACATGTGGTATCACGACAAATGGGATATCAGTAGTGTCCTTCCATTCTCTGCATTGCCTAATGTAACAGTAATTAACAAAGCTTGCACATTAGAAATCCTTGGTAAAGAAATTGATTTCTTACCCTATGTCCGTGACCCCATCGAACATCTTAAAGAACTAGAGAATATCGCTAAACAACGCAAGGGCTTAAAAACCTTAGTTGGGCATTTGGCGGTTCATGGAGCAGAGTTGAATACTCTGTATCATACTCTTGCTGACGTTGTTTTAGAGCATGATGGTGACATGGTATGCGTAGGACCAGAGTTGTTCAAAGCATGGGACAAGGTGTTTTTAGGACACTATCACGGCGCTCAACAAATTGAAAATCTTGAATATATTGGTTCGCCACTCCAATTAACTTTCGGAGAAGCATTTCAGGAAAAACATATAATTGTTTATGACCTGAAAACTGGCAAACAAGAATATATCACCAATGATTTCAGTCCTAAACATTTGATATTATCTGAAAGTGATGTTCATAACCATGATGTTGAAAATAACTTTGTGAGGTTGAACGTTGAGAATCGTAAATCTATTGACATTCTTGACTTGAAGAAAGAAGTGCAGGGCAGAAAGCCAAGCACTTTAGAAGTGGTACAAAAGCCGAAGAAAGAACAGAAACAAGTTGTAGAAGATGCTAAGTCCATCTTGAATAAGGAAGACGAGATGCTCGAAACTTATGTCAAAGAAGTGGACACAGGCGATTTGGAAAAACCGTATCTGGTTGATATCGGCAAGTACATTTGTACTCAATCGACAGTTGCATAAAGAAGTTTAATATATGAGAAATTTACAATTTAAATACGCTAGGGCAGAAAACTTCCTTTGTTTTGGTGAAGAAGGAATTGAGATTAATTTTGAGCAATACGGCAACATAGTATGCATTAAAGGCAAGAACCTGGACGTTAACAACGAAGATGGTTCTATTGCCAGTAATGGTAGCGGCAAAAGCAGTATACCAGAAATCATTGTGTATGCGCTGTATGGTAAGACTATCAAGAAGCCGAAGAAATTATCTCATTCCAACATCATCAACAACAAGGCTGGTAGCTCATTGATGGTGGAACTAAGATGGGACGATTATCGTCTAGTGCGGACAAGAAGTGCTGACAATAAAGGCACTCTTAGGTTGTGGCGAAGTGATAAGGGTGAATGGAACAAAAAAAGTGAAATCACAGCTAGTGGATTACCAGCAACCCAAAAAGAGATTGAGAAGATCGTCGGACTGACCTACGAATCCTTCATCAACATATTCATCTTTAGCGATGATAACACACTGCCATTCTTAGAGTGTGACGGCCCTACCAAGCGAGAGATAGTTGAAAATCTATTATCTCTTGAGAAATATCGTAACTATTCTCAAAGCGCTAAGGATTTACTCAAGACCTTGAAAGACAAGATCAAGGATTTAACTAAGGACTATGAATCCCTTAACTCCCAAAAGGATGCGGCTACTGTAAGGGTTACACAGATAGAAAGACAGGAGAAGGATTGGCACGATGCGCGAAAGAAAGAGCTTGATAGCCTATTGAATGAAATTAAGAAGAAAAGAGATGAATTAGAAAAGTCAAAGACTGGTGAGGCTCTGGCTCTTTATCAAGAAGCTCAAGATCAAATTGCCGAATTGAAGAAGACAATTCCTGATTTAGAAGCAAAGAAAGATAGAATTAATGATCTTGTTGTTGAGACTACTCCAAAACTAAGCACACTTGATGAGAAAATAAGTTCACTTGAATTGCATCTTAAAGAGATAAAGCCAGAATATCAAGAACTTGATAAAGTTGTAGCTGACAATAAGAAGATAATAGAAGATGCGAAGAAGAAAAGCGGCAAGGCTTGCCCATATTGTTTGAGCGTTGTCGATGAGTCTAGGTTCGCTGATATTATTGCTAATGCGCAAGCTGTTTTGGATGACGCTACTCCTTTGTTTGAAGAAGCTGAGAAACAATATAATGCAACTAAGGCAAACTGCGAACACTTCATTGACTTAAAGAAGAGAATAGAGAAGGGACTTGCTGATGCCAGGAATAAGTTGAGCAAGATAAACTCCGAAATCAGTGCGGTTCATTGTGAGATTACAGACCTGAACAAGCGAGAGAAACCTGATGCAGCGGTTACTGAGTTGTTGGCTTGTGAACAGCTTGAGTCTTTGAAAAAGCAGTCTATTGAAAAACAAGAACAGTTAGATGGGGATACGCCTTTCATTGACATTAAGCAGATTGCATTTACTGACTTAGCCCAAAAAGTAAAAGAATGTGATGATAAGAGGGAAGAAATTAAAAAGGTCGAGAAAGATGTGCCTTATTACGAATTTTGGGTAAAAGCGTTTGGTGATACTGGTATTAGAAAGTATATCATTGATGGAATCATTCCCACCCTGAATGATCGAATTGAATATTGGTTGCAGTTCTTAATTGATAATAAGATCAAGCTCACGTTCAATAATGAATTGGATGAGACGATTGACCGTTATCCTTTCAACGGCAGACCTTACGTTTACCACGGTATGTCGGGTGGACAACGGCGAAGGTTGAATTTGACGGTGGCTGCGGCGTGGGCATTTATCTCTGCTCTCAATTCTGGCGCATCTCCATCGACTATTTTCCTTGATGAAGTTACTATGAACATGGATATCATTGGCATCCAAGGTATCTTCAGGATGATTTGCGAGTTGGCAAAAGAGAAACAAGTGTTTGTTATTGACCATAACGAGAATTTGTTACAGATGCTGGACGGCTGTGATACAGTTTATTTGGAAATGCAGGACGAAATTAGTCAAAAAGTTGTTGAAACTTCTGATGGCAATTGATAATATCCTCCTCCCAAATTAATAACCGAAATAATTTAGTTCCTAACACTTACATATAGTCCCTCGATAGAAATAGGAGATAAAATGGGCGTCTTCGATAAGCGCGTCGTTTTTAAACCGTTTGAATATCCCGAAATTTTGAAGTATAAAGACGCGATAAATCATAGTTATTGGCTAGTCAGCGAATGGAATTTCATTGGCGATACACAAGATTTCAATGTGAAATTAAATGATGTAGAAAAGCATGTTATTAAGAATGCTCTGCTCGCTATTTCACAAATTGAAGTCTCTGTAAAGAAGTTTTGGACTAAATTAGGGGACAGATTCCCTAAAGCAGAATTTGAACAAGTGGGTGTGACATTTGGTGAAAGTGAAGTTAGACATTCCGACGCTTATTCCCATTTACTCCAGGTTCTAGGCTTCAATGACGATTTTGCACTGCTGTTGCAGAATCCAGTTATTCAAGGTCGTGTTGACTATTTGACAAAATACCTTAAAGGCGCATCCGATAATAGCAACGAAAACTACACTCTTACTCTCACTTTGTTTTCGTTGTTTATTGAGAATGTTAGCTTGTTTTCACAGTTTGTTATCATTAAGTCGTTTAATAAATACAAGAACATGCTGAAGGATATAGATAACGTTGTCCAGGCTACTCAGAAAGAAGAAGTTATCCACGCGATGTTCGGCATGGCATTAATCAAGATTATTAAAGAAGAACAACCAGATTGGTTTAATGAAGAGTTTTATGCCAAACTTGCCAGAGCTTGCAAGAAGGCGTATGAGGCTGAGTGTAATATCATTGATTGGATATTTGAGAAGGGCGAGTTAGAGTTCCTGACTAAAGATGTAGTGAAAGAATTTGTAAAGAATAGATTTAACGAGAGTCTCGAATTGATCGGTGGTGGTAAAATCTTCGAAGTCGATGGCAGTAAGCTAGAACAGGTGAAATGGTTCGATGAAGAAATTTATGCGGAAGTAAATACCGACTTCTTCCACAAGAAGCCAGTTACTTACTCCAAGAAGATGCAAGCGATTAATGCGGAAGATATATTTTAAGGAAATAGAACAATGAGTGAATATAGATGGCTAACAGACCTTTCTCGACAGTTTTTAGAGAGGGATTACCTAGTAAATGGTCAAACTGTAGAAGATAGAATTGATGTAATATGCACTACTGCTGAGCGGATATTGAATAAGCCTGGGTTCGCTCAAGCATTTGAGCGTAACTTAAAGAAGGGCTGGTATTCCCTTAGCAGTCCGATATGGTCTAATTTTGGTACAAAGCGTGGTCTACCCATCAGTTGCTTCGGTTCAATGATCGAAGATACGATGGAGAACATCCTCTATACTCACGCCGAAGTTGGCATGATGACCAAACACGGTGGCGGCACCTCTGCGTACTTTGGGAAGCTTCGTGGACGTGGCGAGCCTATTAAGAACAATGGAGAAAGCTCAGGCTCCGTCCACTTTATGTCCTTGTTTGAGAATCTAATTAATATCGTCAGCCAAGGAACCACAAGGCGAGGTAATTTCGCCGCGTATCTCCCAATTGACCACAAAGACATTCCTGAATTTCTTGGAATCAGAAGCGAAGGCCATATGATTCAAGATTTGTCGTTTGGGGTATGTGTGCATGATGCCTGGATGGAAGAAATGATCGCAGGCGATGCTGAGAAACGAAAGATATGGGCTAAAGTCCTAGAAAGCCGAACCAACAAAGGATACCCATACCTATTCTTTACAGACAATGTAAATAAGAATAAGCCAGATTGCTACAGAGATTTTCTTATTACGCATTCCAATCTCTGTACGGAGATTATGCTTCCTGACACAGTAGATGAATCATTCGTCTGTGACCTTTCCAGCATGAATATTCTCTATTTCGATGAATGGAAAGACACCAATGCAATCGAACTATTAGTCTACTTTCTTGACGCTGTAATGACCGAATTTATTGACAAGGCCAAGAAGGTTGACTTCATGCAGCGACCTGTTCGTTTTGCAGAGAGACACCGCGCACTTGGTATTGGCTGGCTTGGTTATCACAGCTATCTACAGAGTAAGATGATTCCATTTGAAAGCATGGAAGCGAAGTACGCTAACGTCACTATCGCCAAGAACATGAAGGAAGCTGCCTACAAAGCTTCTGCAAAGATGGCTGAAGAATATGGTGAGCCAGAAGTCTTGAAGGGCTACGGTCGCAGGAACTCTACATTATTGGCTATTGCGCCAACAAAATCTTCGGCGTTCATCATGGGTCAGGTTTCAGAGAATACAGAGCCTAATCGTGCCAATATTGTCATTAAGGATTTGCAGAAGGGTAAGTACACAATGAAAAACACTTACCTTGAGGCTTTGCTTGAAAGCAAGGGTAAGAACGATGAATCAACGTGGTCCAGCATATTGAAAAACTCTGGCAGTGTTCAACACTTAGATTTCCTTACTGACCATGAGAAGGCTGTATTTAAGACTTTCGCTGAGATTACGCCTAGAGAGATTATCATTCAGGCGGCTCAGCGTCAGAAATACATAGATCAGGCACAATCTATTAACATAATGATTCATCCATCTATACCAATTAAGGATGTGAATGCTTTGATTATAGAAGGGTGGCAAATGGGTATCAAGAGTTTCTACTACCAATACTCAGTCAATGCCGCCCAAAATTTTGCTAGAAATATATTAGCGTGTTCTAGTTGTGAGGCTTAGAGTAGTTTTGATATTGGAATTATTTACATGATTGATTATTCTGTCTTGCAGAAACATTTTGGTGTCAACAATGCCGAGGCAGCAGCGAAGTTGTTGTTCCGCTGCGTAGGATCAAACGCGGAATCTCACGTTAAGGGTGTCTCTGCGGAAATCTATGGCGAGGCTGATCTGTCTAGCTATTTTGATCTTATAAAAGCTGGCGATAACGACAAAGGTAAAAGGTACGATTATGAGATTTTCATTAAGGGTTGAAACTAAGGTTGCTAACGTTAAGGGTGAAACTAATATAGGTTTTAGGGACAGCCGTACAATCGTACTATCAAATGGGGAGCTTATCAAATCTAGCAAATTAAGAAATGTTTTAAATGAAGGGTTTGATGTATTGCAAATTTGTCTCTGCAATATTACTGGTAGTTGGGAAGACTTTGCTTATGTCTTATCCAAGGACTTGCCGCTACACGAAATCAATAATATGAATTTAAGATATTATAAACATTTGAGTGAGGCGGCTAAAAAAGAGTTAGAACACAATTACTTTAAATCTATTGTCAAATATCAAGATTGCAAGTTGACAGATAAGGCAGAATTGGCTAGTATGTTAATATCAAAGAATATTCAAATAGAAAAGGACAGGTACTTCTAATGGTTATGAATGATACATATTTGAATCAAAAATTCAATATCTATTGTGGTGACAGTAAGGACTTGGTAAAAGAAATTGAATTAGTTCATTGTGTTGTTACTTCACCACCGTATTTTCAAAAGCGACAATATGGTGAAAGTGAGAAGGAAATAGGCAATGAAGACAATATTAATTTCTATGTAAATGCTCTTTGTGATTTGTTTGATTCTATTAATCTTCATCCACAAGGAAATATTTGGGTTAATATTGGAGATAAGCGCAACAAAGATGGCGGATTGTTGATGGTGCCTGAACAGTTTGCTCTAGCCATGATTGCTCGTAAGTGGCGACTGGTTGATAACGTCATATGGGCCAAAGTGTTCGATGAGGTTAATGGAGAAACAGAAGGCCATTGTATGATCGAGCCAGCCACCAAACGGCTGAATGGTAATGGTTGGGAGTATTTCTATCGCTTTACCAAGAGTAAAGATGCTTATTGCGATCATTGTGCTGTAAGGATTCCTCGTCATGGTGGGGAGCATATAAGATATATGCCCAAAGAGCTTATGGAACTAGAAACATCTACAGATGGCAGGGTTGCTCACAATGTATGGAAAGTCCATATGGGACAAACCAGTAAGAAGCACTATGCAGTGTTCCCGACACAGCTATGCGAAAGACCTATTGCCATGACCTGTCCGATGCGAGTCAAAGCTAATGGTGATCCTATTGAACGTATCGTAGAAATGGTAGAATATGATGAAGGCAGAAATGCCAAACGAGTTTTTGGCAAATACAAAAGTCTAGGCAATGAATATGATGAGGAACAGAGCAAAGCAATTACTGGAAGAGTAGATAGTGGTAAACAATATATACCTAGAAAACCAGCCACCAAAGGATGGACAAAGGCTGATGATTATGCTGCTGGGATAGTTTTAGACCCATTTTGTGGAACTGGAACTACTGGCGAGGTGGCCTTGAAACTTGGTAGATCATTCATAGGAATAGACCTCTATGAGGAGTTCCAAAAAATTGCTTACGACAGATGTAAAGATGTTTTTACCAACTTGAATAAACAAAAGTTAAATCCTTGGGAACTAGAAAAATAAATATTGACAAAAGTTGATTTATTAGCTAGCTTGTGGTTAAGGAGATATCAATGTATTCATTATTAGGAATCGGGTCAATTTTTGTGCTAGATGGCACCCATCATCGTATCACTGCGGTTGAGAGCGACGAAAATGATGTGCAGCAAGTGTTTGAATATGATTTTAGGCATCGTGTTTATGCTGAAGATTTATATGCATCACTGGATGGAGAATAATTTATGGATTACTTAACTTTGTATATTAAAAGTCTCGCTGAGATAAACTTGTTAGTATCTCGGCGGCGTGGTATTAAACGTGCCATTGCTCGGTCAAAAAAACTTGGAAAATTAGCTGGTGTTTTATAACAGAAAAAGGCGAGTCTTTAAAGACTCGCCTTTTTTTAATTTCTTTTTATTCTACAAATGTCGCTGTCCAGAAATCATCTGCTAATTGCATATTGCACAAATATGCGTATGGCATGTAGCAATAACCTTTATCACCCCACATGCCCCAACTATTGCGGACTATGAATCTTTGTTTAGTATCATCATAGCCAACAATCATGATCGCGTGGCCACCAAGCATTCTTTCACTGCGGGCAGGCATTGGAACCATGCCAGTGCGGGCGACCGCTGGAGTTTCAAATGAACTATAAACCGCAAACCCACCCACAATTGGAAAACCATTTGCAAGGCAGGATCGCATGTCTTCCAATCGGGAATTGTTTACGCGAGTATAACGCAAAACTTGATAATTCAATCCATCTTTGTAGACATTTGCATTTGGCTTAACTGCGAACTTTTTGATATCATACCACCAGAGATTTTCATTCGGATTGCCCAACTGAGATACTACTTTGAAACCACTTCTGATGGTAGCACCTGCGTCTACTCTCACAGTGCCTTCCAAAACTCTCTCATTGTAATAAATGAACAATCTCGATGGAGTAAATGTCGTTTGGTTTTGTTTCTTCTTCAAGTATTCAACTAACCCAGCAATAGCTTGGGCTGTGCAAGACCCTAAACTACCCTGATCGTAAACCTTTGGGCAGCCAGGTCTTAAGTCAATTAATGGTGGTGATGCCGCCAATGTCATAGGTGGCGCATAATGGAAATCTCTAAAGTCGGGTACGCTATTCTTCCAGCCGTAACCCTTTTTTGTTACTTTGCTCATACAATAATTATAGTTTGTTTTGGGGATTTATGAATAAAATAACATGTGGTAATTGTATAGAATTAATGAAAGCAATGGATGCCGATTCTGTAGAAATGACTCTAACGGACATCCCTTACGATGTTGTTAACCGTGACTCAAATGGGATTAGAAACTTCGATAAGACTGATGCCGATGAGAAGACGTTTAATTTGGATGTTTTTGTTGCGGAAGTGGCAAGAGTGACAAAAGGAAGTGTTTACATCTTTTGCTCAACTGAACAGGTAAGTTTCTTGAGAGCAGAACTAATCAAATATGGATTGTCAACAAGGCTATGTATATGGGAAAAAACGAACCCAAGCCCTGTAAATGGGCAATATATATGGCTTTCTGGCGTGGAATGCTGTGTTTATGGCAAAAAGAAGAAAGCGGCGTTCAATGAACACTGCAAAAACACAGTATGGCGTTATCCAGTGGTAAGAAAACAATTGCATCCTACACAGAAACCACTTGATCTATTTCGCTATCTTGTTAAAGTAAGTAGCAATCAGGGAGATACTGTTTTCGATCCATGTGTCGGTAGTGGGACTACTCCGCTGGCGGCAGCACTGGAAGGGCGTAAATACATCGCTTTTGATCTTAGTGAAGAATATGTGGCAATAGCTAAAAAGCGCATTGAGGAAACTCAATTAGTGCATGAAGTATAATTCAATTTGTTGCATTTGCGGTCGAAAAACCCCTGAATGCGAAAGCATCTCAGAGCATGGCTACATGAAAAATAAGTTAGGGTTTTCGGAAGTTACTATTATAAGCGGTTATTATCCTAATGGATATCATTATTCAATACGCAAGATAGATTTTTGCCCTTCTTGTTCCAAGAAATCTTATACGATAGAGGATTTAAAGACTATCGGCAACTACAATCAGTGGAGCTACTGATGGCAAAGTATATTGCAATTTTAGGTGGTGTAATTAGTGGCACTGGAAAGGGTATTTCCGCTGCTTCTATTGGTTTTCTATTGAGTTTGCGTGGTCATAAGGTTCAACCTATTAAGTTTGATCCTTATTTCAACACAAACGCAGGAGTCCTTGCACCTAGAGAACATGGCGAAGTGTTCCTCTGCGATGACGGCAGCGAAACGGATTTAGATTTAGGACACTACGAACGTATTATTGGCGTACCAGTTTCAGGCAAGAATATCATGACCAGCGGTACGCTCTACAAGGAACTTCTCAATGAAGAAGAAGAGGGTAAATATCTTGGTCAGACTGTCCAGGTTATTCCACATCTTACAGATAAAATACAAGCCCGTCTAACCGAATTAGGAAAGGACACAGAAATTGTAATTTGTGAGATTGGTGGCACCGTTGGCGACCTGGAAAGCGGCCCCTACCTAGAAGCTATACGCCAATTCAAACAAAAGAATTGGGACGATGTTTTGATTATGTTGGTTGGCCCTATTCTATGGATTCCAACAATCAAAGAGTTTAAGACCAAACCACTGCAAAACAGTGTCAAGGAAATGCAGTCATTCGGCTTGCAGCCTGATATATTGCTTTGCCGTATTGATCGTGAAATGCCAACGAAGATGTTAGACAAAATCGCCAATCTAACCAATGTGCCCCGTGAAGCGGTCTTTGATGCTCCTGACGTTAAGACCATTTACCAAGTCCCAATCGAGTTTTATAACCGTCATATTGACGACCTTATCGCTGATAAGTTCCACTTAAAGCGTAATGGCTGTCGCATCCACAAGTATCGTGAGCTAGTAGAAAAGTATGTAGATCATGAGGATATGCCTGTAGTGACCATAGCCATTGTAGGCAAGTATGATAACTGCGACGAAGCTTATCTTTCTCTAAAAGAAGCTGTTTATCATGCTGCGGTCGAACATGAAGTAAGGGCCGATATCAAGTGGATTAATGCCAAAGAACTTGAGCAAGCCAAGGATATGCGTGGTGTATGGAAGTATTTCGAAGACGTGGATGGCGTAATCGTTCCAGGTGGATTTGATTCATCTGGCGTCGAGGGTAAGATTCGTGCCATTAAGTATGTCCGCGAGAAAAAGATTCCTTTCCTGGGCATTTGTTTAGGTTTGCAATGTGCTGTTATTGAAATTGCTCGCAATCTGTGCCACTTGGAAGGTGCCAATAGCGTTGAGTTCGATAAAGAAACCAAGCATCCTGTTATTCACTTTGTAGAAGGGCAGGAGAAGATTAGGAAGAAGTCAGGGACAATGAGGTTGGGTGCTTTTGATTGTGAATTAGTCAAGGGCAGTATTATACATGAATTGTATAAGAAGTCTTTAATTAGTGAAAGACACCGCCATCGTTATGAAGTTAATTCTGAGTATGTTAGTTCTCTTGAGAAAGCACAATTTATAACTTCTGGAGTAAATCCTGACACCAAGTTAATTGAAATGATGGAGTTAGAGCGTGGTACTAATCAGTTCTTCGTAGCTACCCAGGCTCACCCTGAGTTTAAGAGTAGATTAGGGAGTCCTGCCCCACTGTTTATTGGTTTAATTCAGGCGGCTATTAAATCAAAAGGCGAAAAAGCTCCTGCTAATACTACATAATTGTAGTTTTAGAAAGGGAATTATGGAGTTTAAGAATTTTTTGCTTACAGAACAGAAAGGTTATCTAGCTCATAAGGTTAATGATGTATTAACTGGCATCCACGAATTGCTTGCGGCAAAGAAGCAAATGGGTGCAAAACAGATGGTTAGAAACGCGGAAGACGTTGCGAACCAGATTCGCAAAATTCTTCATTCAGCTTGGCCACGCTCGGAACATAAGTATTTAAAGGTCTTGCAACAATGTGGAGTTGCACTGATGAAAGCCATTGAGGACAAAGGCGACTTGCCCGACGTGTTTAATAGCGTAAGATCAGAGTTGGAAAAGCTGAGTCACAGGTTCCGAGTTCCAGCGAACAAGCTAGGCACAGGCAAGGAAGACACGCCAAAGCGTCCAGAAGGCCCACCACCTGGACAGGAACAGGCACCGCTGCCTCCGACACAGCAGCCAACGATGCCACAACAAGGCGGGCCACCACCAATGGGAATGTAAATGAGAATTGCTTCTGAAGTACATAAATTAACCGTTTTAATCGAGAGATATTGGGTTGGGTGTAAGAAACAATTTCTCCACTATGGAGATTGTGAAATATACTCAGCCCATCGCCCTTTTTGTAGCTGTGGCTTACTCCACCAACTAAGATATTTAGACTATACACTTGCAGAGATAGTTTTTCCTAGATTCACCGATGATCTATATTACCAAGATATGGGGACCAGGAAAAAGAAAAGAAACAAGAAAGAAACAGCCGAGGCCATGAAACTACTAGAAAGTGTATTTGGACCTATACAAAAGCCTAACTACGAAGACTTAAAGATGGATTATGAAGACATGAGTAAGATTCTTAATACTGTGTTTACCAAGAAAATGTTCCCAGGTGCTTTTAGAAGATTGGATAAATGGATTGAAAAAGAAGTCACTCATCAGGAATAGGCTTTTGTTCTTCATGCTCATCTTCCAAATGTTCTAACACTTCTGCAACACCTTCGCTAGTCAACTGACCCAACGTAACCGCATGATGCAATGCTTCCAACAATTTATTTTGTGTGGCTATTAATCGCTCCAGATCAGACTGTAGTTGTCTTTGAAGTCCTTTAATCTCTTCTTCGTGTGCGATATCCTGTTCTACTAGCTCTTTTAACTCTATAAAAATAGCACGATATGCTATATCTTGTTTCTTTTCAGAACGGTTTTGGCTCATCATAATGAATGGAGCCTGAAATGCGGCGACAAAACTGAGCAATAGATTGAGTAGAATGTAGGGGTAAGGATCAAAATGGTATGGCTGGAACATCTCTAATGAATTGAATATAATCCAACACGCCAGTAGAGAACCGAATAGAATAATGAACTTCCACGATCCTGCAAACTCGGCTACATCATCTGCTATTCTTTCTCCGAATGTCCTATCATCATTTTTCACCACCAATTATTTATAGATTGACAAAACTTTTTAATATTGATAATCTTACTAAATAACTTCATGGATGATGATTTTATTGTGGATGACAGCTTTCTTATGCCAAAGAAAAAAAAGATTAATACAGGCCGCAAGGGTAAGCGACGTGAGCGTGAAGTAGCCAAGATTTTCAATGAGCGATTTGGCGGCGGATTCTCGCGGTCAGTAGGCTCTGGCAACCGTTGGTCACAGGTAGCCAATTTACCAAAGCACGCGCAGGATACGTTCTCTGGCGACTTAGTGACACCAGAAAACTTTGCTTTCACGATTGAAAGCAAAGGCGGCTATGATGACATAGATTTGGTGTCTGTTTTCGACGGTGGCCATTCGCAAATTGACGAATTTTTAGAACAGGCTCAATTCGACGCTGATAGGTGCGGTCGCAAACCTATGCTCGTCTGGAAGAAAAGCCGCAAGCCTTTATTGGGCATGATAAAAACAACCGATATTCCCCATGAAAATTGGGAATATCGGTTGTTTTATAGAGAATGGTCTATGGTCAATCTTGAAGAACTTCTTAAGGTTGACAACGCATTCTGGTTTAAGTCGGACTCCCACTAAGCGCATCTTCCACATCAGCCTGAATTGCTTCATCGGTTTGTCTGGTGTCAGACTTTGAGCTAACAGACGTATGTTGATTTCTCTTTGGTCGATACATTGTGCGATAGTTATTCTGCCACTCGAAAATGTCATCCAAAGCAGGACGTAGGTGTGTCCTGAACTTACCTCCCCGTAGAAAGATACGAATGGCCGCGACCGTGCGACGGTAAATTTCCTCGGTGTTATTGCGCTTGTTATGACGAATGAGCCATTCCCACAGCGCCAGGCAAGGATCACCGTGGCCTTTAAATTCACGCTTAGCAACCGCTTCTACAAACGGCTGCATCTTCTTTTTGCCTTCCCATAGGATTGCCTTACCAAGTGCGCCAGCGACCGCACTACTCATAGTTTTTGGCAACACTTCTTCAAGGTACGCGATTGTTTCGCCATAGACTCTCTTGAAGTCTTCCATGTCCCTGTCGCTTGCGGCAACGTTGTTGGCTTTGATTATGCCGTTACATCCTTTCATCATTTGATTGGCGATACTATCGAATCTGTTGCCACGGGCGCGAGTTCGATCAGAAGACATTAGACCCTCCTATTCAAAATTATCGAGTTTATAAGTCTTGCTTGTCGCTGGGATATAGGCAGACGAGGCGTTCCTAGTCATGAACCAATGCCATCGGTCGGGAATTTGCGGAGTCACTGGACCTCCCTTGCCATCCGTAATCAGAAATACCCCTTCTGGATAGGCTGATTTTTCGCTACGGATGATCTTCTGAATGTTCCGCTCGATAATGTCGAATGCAGTCCCGCCGCCGCCGTAGATTTTTTTGGACGCCAGACTCGTTTCCTCTACCCGCGTGTCGAAGCAGAATAATCTTACTACGAAACGATCCTTTGGCAAGGACAGCGCAGCGCGGAAAAACCGTTCCTTGTACTTTATACAAGAACCAGATGTGTCCATATACAAATGAATAGGTATACGGTCAAAGTCCTTGGATTCATCCTCCATTTCACTTGGAAGGAAAATGTCTTGTGGAAGTAGCTCAAAACGGCGGGCCATCTTAGCCCACTGTTCATGTTCATCCAATCCATCCTTCATATACTTCAAGCTCCACTTGAAGATAACACTCTCCCATTTCTTCTTAGCGGCAACAGGTTCTACCTTAACGAAAGACCATCCCCCATAGCCACTCCCACCAACATCATCGTCTGGTGGTGGTTCTTCAAAGTGCTTCTTAATTATGTCCTTAATCGTATCTTTTTCTTCTGGAGACAGTCTACCATCAAGCTTACCAATGATCTTATCGACTTGGCCTTTCATCATGGAATGATCGTCAATCGTGAACACTTCGATCACCATTGTTTCTGGAATCTTCTGATAGTAGTATTCATATGATTCATCCGTTGGGATTTCCGCCACAGCAGGATCATCTTTGAACACAGTATCAGTCCAGCATAAAACATCTTCATCCCTGATTCGCGTGCGGTCAAATCCGAATGAGCTTACCAACAGATGGTTTACGACAATATCCAGTGCGGTGTTGATCCGTCTTGCATCAGTGCCCTTAGTAGTGCGGGTGCCGTGGTTCAAAACGACGTGCAGACATTCGTGCGCAATTACGAACAGTCGTTCATAGGGTGTTAGATTGTTCCAATAATCAGGATTAAACAAAAACTCTACAAACTCGCCACCGTTGGCAAAACGGACGGCAGCGGTTTCAATTTCGTCAGAGAAGAATGGACGACCCATATGCCATAGTTCATAGAACAAAGCATGATGGCTTTCTAGCTCAAGACTAATTTCCATCCAATCCGCTTGGCTAATCATTAATTGACCTTCCTTAAAGGACAATAGATTCTCTTGTCCATACCACTGTCCTTCATCTTCCCTAAGAGTTTGTCGAACTTGTCGCCATAGTTCGTCAAAATCTCATTCCAAGAAAGACTGCTGGCCTTGTTAATTTGGTCAATACAATGATTGAAGATCGGCACAAGCTTTCTAAATTGTTTGAGCGTACCCGCATGGGTGCGTGCCGCAAGCATGTTAACCAATTCCAACGATCCTTTGGCTTCTTCCAGGGTCATAGTCGCTGGAATCCAATCCGCAAGTTCATCATAAATCTTCATTCGCTGTGGAGTGGTATCCATTGGCTCAGTAAGCCAATTTGCTATGCGAGTTGACCACGGCGTTCCTGATACACGACCGCTATGCCAGGGCTTTTCAAAGCCGACTGGTGCCGCATTGGTGCCAAAGGATGCCGCCAACAGTTTATTAGAGTCTATTTCTTTCCTCAGTCTTCGGACTAGCACCTTGTCTGTGTTAGTCCTTAGAGCATCTTTAACTAGACGCTGAAACAAGGGTACGGTATCACAGTTTGCAACAATGAATTTATAAGCCGATTCATTAGTGGCCATCATTGATGCTAATTTTTCTGTAGACACTGCCTGTAGAAAGAACATCATCCAAGCGTTCTCTTCTACATCGTCTGGAATATGACTACTGAGCAGCTTGTACGCCGCCGCGTAGTTATTCTCAACCGCAAGATACTTCTTAGCGGCCTCTAGATCGGCACCCTTAAACAAATCCTTCAACCGTTCGTCAATAGGACCAGTCTTTAATAGACCACTTAGCTTAGAAGGACCAGAAGAATGCGGCAGTACGTCTTTGATATCACCAGACAAATTGTAGACTTTCAGCGCATATTCGAGACGGCGCGGACTTACTTCCATCTTTTGTTCGTCTGAGAGAGCTTCCCACCAACTGACCGCTGCTTTCGCCTGGCGCTGGTCAAATCTCTTAATGAAATAGTCCAAGCTAACGTCATATGGAACGCCGATTTGGATTTCAAAACGATCCTTTTGTGTTTTGTCTAATGCTTCAACCTGATAATCCCCCTCTTCTTCGGGATTAATTGAAGCCCAAATCATGCGGAGATTATTGAATGGCCTGCCATTCATGCTCTTGAATTGGAGCAATTCCATGACCGCGTTGCGCACCTTTTTGTGCGAGCGGTTAAATTCATCCATGTAGATCACTTCAACGTCGCCATCCCGCATATCGCGTGGCAGAACGTATTCGAGATATGGACCACGTTCATCGGTCACGACTTTAGGAACACCGATGAAGTCACACCACGGGTCCATTGTGGCTGCGCTGAAGTATTTGAATTTTAGATTGTGTCTTTTGAAAGCGTCGATAATGCGAGTTGTTTTACCTACGCCATAGTGCCCTACCAACATGACATTGAGATTGTTCTTAATCCAGAAATCAAGTTTTTCGTCTCGCAACTCTCGAATGACTTGCATGTTCGCGCCCCATGTTTTTTGATGCTTCTCTCCTATTAGTATACTACGAATTAACGGAAAGTAAAAGAACCAAAGTAGGTGGATAAATGTCCACCTACTTTGGTTCTTAAAGACTATACAACCTCTTTTATTCGGTTGGTTCGTTTTCATCGCTGTGGATGAAGACTTTACCCTTGCACAGCGCATTCTCTGGCACGTTCCATCCTGGCAACCATTCGAAGATATCCTGCTCTTTCGCTGTGATTCGCTTGGCGTCACGCTTAGCCGCGTGTGCATGAATCGCGGCCAATGCCTTCTTATAGTAGATCACAGGGGAGACATAGGCGGTACGCCGTCCCTGTTGCTTGGCGTTTTGCAGCCACAAATACAACGCCTTAGCGGGATCACCGTCACCGCAGAACTGAACCGTCCGCAACCGTTCTATGAACGGGCCGCAGACCTCTTCGCCCCACCACAAAAGGCTCTTGCCAACCACGGCTTGCAGGTCAGCACGATAAGCCTTCATATGATCCAGGGTCCAGTTAATGACCCGCTTGTGCTTGAACATAAACGCGGCAACTTCGCTTTCGGTATAACGAATGCCACGATTGCTCAAACCCCACATCATAGAACGGCAGACCGCCGCCGTCTTTTGGGTCATCTTCAATTCGGGGAACAAGAAGCCCAGCTTCTCGTTAATACCACGCTTATCGCCCGAATCCGTGGCATAGATGCCTTCTGGCGGTACATTCCAGGTGCAATAGAACGGCCAGCCAGAACCCGCCTTAATGACGGCCACGGCACGGTGTTGCCCATCGTGCATGTTGCCGAGCTTATTAATGGCGATGGATTCGTGCGTCTGGAGCCAGCGGTGATTCTGAATATCCCGCTTTAGCCCCTCAACGTGGGTCATCTTGATCTTGCGGTTCAGCGGGTTGAAGTCTAGCAGCCGCTGCGCCATTTCAGGCGTGATATAGACGAACTCACTATACTGGTGGCCCAAACGCGGATACTGGAACCACGGCTTGACGTTGCCTTCCTTTGCGGCACAATCCAGGTAGTAATCGTGATTCTCCATCGCACGACGCCATTCATCAGCGTCACAGGAGCTAGGACAGGCAGGCCAGTGTGCGGGATGGACCACAGGTGGCACAGAAGGTGCGATGGCCAAAGGCAGATTAGACGTGGGCATGACCGCGAGTGTCGGCGGTGCAGTACCATTACCCATCTTTTTCATCGTCAATCGGTTAATAAGATCACCGATGGTATTCTCAGTCATTTCTCCCGCCCCAGCATCCTGTTGCAACGCAACCTGTTCATCCTTGCGGCGCTGGGAATCAATCCTACGGTACTTCCGCTGCCGTGACTTCTTGGACATATTTCCCCCAAAAAATAGGCTGATCGGTTTAGGTCTACGTTAACTTACTACCTTTTTCAGCAACCGCAAATGGAATTTTAGTTTCAGTCGAAAAGGAGGCAACCCACATAAGATACGACAAAATCCGCCCTTGGTAAGTGCCAGGGCGGATTTGACATAAGTTGTTTAAAACAAACGGTTTAGTTCACGTTGACTTGATTGATTCTGCTGGTTTTGTAGTAGGACAGTACGACCTTGTTGGTCAAAACTTCGCTACTTCCGTAATCATATTCGGTCAAATGTTCTTCGATTTTCAATCCGACGAAATTAATTATGGTGATTGGCGTACCTGCACCGTCAAAATGGGTTAGTGTGGCGGTAGATGCGTTCTTATTTTTGTCTACTAAAGCCTGAAGCCAATCAAAAACAGTGCCTTTGGCATCGTCCATGACTTCGAGAATGATTTTCTTGTTTACATAATCGGTTTTCATGGTCCTCATCCAATAATGAATTTCTGGATGGTTCTCATTGGTGAATGTCCAACGAAATGCTCTAGGTATAACTATTGTAGGGGAATGCGCTGGATGACCCTGCATATCCATTTTTGGTTTTTCACTTCTTTTCTCTCTAATCTTACACTTTACGTCCTGATCCATTAGTCTCCTTAAGAATAAATTTGCAATTGGTTTGTGTCTGATATATAAACGTTGCCGCCAAAATCTAGCTCAAACCATATATCATATAAACCGCAATCAAATAGATTTGTGTCAATCTTATAAAATCCCCTATTTTTCTCTCTATAAAAAGTAGGTTCCCTATCTACGATTAATCGTAAATCGCTTTCGCACGGTAAGCAATCACCACATCTTTGTGCAATATATACGAAAAGTTGTGCTGAGATAGCTAGATTTTCATAATATGCACAAAGGTCAGTTGCCCTTGGCACGTTAGGTATGATTTCTATTTCAATAGACTTAATCTCGCCCATTCTCATTTTATTTGGCTGGAAATAGAAACTAAAATCATAAACTATAGGAATTGGTGTCGTATACCACAATTCAGGGTAAATTTGGAACAATTGTGCGTGATTAGCTGGCAGATCGCCTGGCTGGAATACAACTTCCCACTCATCAATATAACGTCCTGTTTTAGTATAAATTACAGGGTCTAAGTATAAATCATAATAGTATTCACCTTGTTGTGGATTCAGTACACTGGCCCCTGGTATAGTCTGAACTAATACCATGCCTGATGGATTCACTACAGTCACTGCCGCTGGGTCCAAATAGTATATTCGAACCACGTTAATTGCTGCAACTTCTGCGGTCATATTGGAGTTTAAGACAAAGAATTTAAGTCTTACCGTGTCTCCAATGGTGGGATTCTGATATCTGTCTTTTAATGCTGCCACTTATTTACCCCTTATCATGAGCTTTCCTGCTGTTGATATATTTAGTGACAAATCTGGCAATCTCATCAAGTTTAGCATCATGTTCTTTCAGTTGATCCTTACTCTCTTTCTTTTGAAGCCAGAAGTTCTTTAGACTTGCCTTTTTCTCGGCATATTGAAGTAATTTGTTAATCGTGGTTAAGTCCCAATGCAAGTGATATGCTAACATAAACCTAAGTTCAATTAGCATATCACTTTCCGCGTTTCGCCTTCTCGATATATTCATTTTCTTTTTCTTTCTGATCTATGAATTTCTTTATTAAGTATTTACGCTCGTTAATAGGATATTGTAGAAATTCAGGACGCCCAACATGAAGATGGTACAAGAAGAAGAATTGTTCATCCATTAAGTAGTACCAGAATCCGAGTCCGTCGTCATCGGTTCCTTCTTTTTCTTGTGCCGTGGGAAGAAAAAACCCGCTTCAAGTGGTAGCTCAACCTCAAAATCATGATAACACAGCGAGCAAGTAATTCCACACTTCGTATCAACGCCAAATGGTGGATCAAGAGCTAAACCTCTTAAATAACTAACGTCTTGAATCGGCAGCTTCTTAAGAAGGATCATTAACTCAGTCTTATCTTTGACGCCTTCAATATTCTCTACCATCAACGCAATTCTGTATAACAGACTGTCATCTACACTCGCGTCATTGTATTCCTTAACTCGCTTTTCTCTGTATTCTGTTACCAAATTCTCATCTTTGCCCTTTGGCAGATGCCAAGTGAAATTAAGACCAGATTTCGGCAGTACGTCTGTTAAAGGAGCCGCAAAATCAGGTGGACAATAATCAACCATCAATTGATCCAAACGGATTGTGTGGGAGAATTTCTTGTCACAGTCTGGACATTTAATTTCTACTTCATATTCATGACCATAAGAAATGCTTCGTAATGCAATAAGGAGATAGGTTCTGTCTACAGAAAGAAGCTCGTCAGGCTTGATTGTTTCTCTAATACATCGCTGGAATATCATGTTGATAGCTGCACCCTTCTTGATGTAGCGAGGCGTAGCTAGAATTTGTTCTTCTTCGCCAGTCATGGGGCGAAGATGGAGAACGCCGTCCTGTGGAGCGTCATTACCATTGTAGAATACACCCAATGATGGAAGTTTAATTTCATCATATGTGTAAGCCCCTGGTCGTAACTGCGCAAGCAATTCCTCTAGCTGTGGACTACCTACAGGACGTGGCCTGCCTTGTGGTCTTTGTGGTTGCGGCTGCGGCTGCTGTTGCTTCTTTCTTGGCTGTGGCTCAGTCTCTTCTTCCGCTCCTAAGTCAGCGAATGGGTCTTTCTGAGAAGCTAGCTTTGCTTCTACTGATTCAGCCTGCTTTTCTTGCTTCATTTGCTTCATTGCTTCATAAAATTGTGGTGGGGCTTTGCCCATGAATTTGATTGCATTATCATTAACCTGATCCTGACGAATAATTTCTTCCGACATAATTTCTCCTTTAACTTAAATAATTGAGTATGATTACAATAAATATTAGAAACATAGAAGAGTTAATATTAAAGAATTTAGAAGCTAAAGCTTTATTCCCCGATTTGCGACCGTTGTTCGATCAATGGGCATTTAGCTACCGTTTTTCCGCTCTATCCGCCATTCGAAAACAAGCTGTCTTAGATTTGTTAAACTCTCTCAATGGCCCGCATGTAGAGAAACTAGCGAGGTTGTTTGGTGATATGGTTTTTATCGAAAAACTAGACCACCATATTGTGAGGAATATAAATTTCCCTACTGATAGCGATGCCATCGAGAGAGAATTGACAAATCATTCCAGTTATACTAATATTGCTTTGAGTAGAAGTGCGGACAAAGTTTATATAACCATGTGGAGATGATTTTTATGGAAATTCTTTTGTTTATTTTGGGCGTCATAGGAATGACGCATATCATTGTTGATGCATCTATTTTTCAGTGGCTGCGTAACGCTATTGACAAGTATCTGCCTGAAAAGGTAGCCGCTGGCATCCATTGCTATCAATGCACTGGCTTCTGGTGTGGCTTGTTCTGTGGTTGGATCATGCTTTCTGATAGTCCTTTGAAAATGTTCGTCGCTGGTTGTGCTGGTAGTGTACTTGCTAACTTTGCAGCACTATATATGAATTACTTGGAAGCGAGAACGATAATATCATTACCAGACATTAAGGAGGAAGATGGCAAGTAAATATTACAGACTGCATTGCGAGATATGTGGATACAACACGATCACTGATGGAACCAATATGAATTTAGTTGAGTACAAACGTTCCAAGGTGCAGAAAGAAATACCGAGACTAGACCCAGCTACAAACAAGACAATTCCTTCGACATGGTTGACATTGCCAAAGAAGTATAAGTGCCCCAAATGCGGCAGATTAATCTCTGCTAGGAAGTTTAAGGAACCAGAAATTGAAGATAAAGCCAAAAATAATGATGACCAAAATCTCGATCCAAGAAGTCAAGGAGGCTTTGAGAGACTCTAAGTTTAGACTCTCTTTGCCACCTGAATTAAAAGACGATATCAGGAAGTATGAACAAAACCCAAATTGCCCATGCAACTTGGACGTTTATCGTAATATCCTGAAACTCGGTGCCAAGCAACTCAAAGAGTATTATCCCGACAAGGAGGTGGTTAATCCTGATACGGAGTTGCCACCTTTGCAGGAAAATTACTGGACTGTCATCAATTGTCCAGTAACCGAAATTGAAGCTCATTTGAAGAAAGCAGGACCAGGCCGCAAACAAGTTTTCGTTGCACGCTACGAAGATCAAGCAACCGTTATTATCAATGACCTAGACGTTTGATCGGTATGTTTCAGCACTTGTTAGAGCCTTTTTGCATTTCGTAATCATTTCATTGGGGTAGGCGTCATATTTGGATATATGCATGGGCCACAGGTCCAGATTCAGCCGTCTACTGCCCAAGATTATTGCATTTTCGTAAAAGGCGATAGCATCCTCAAGTTTCTCCGCTTTTACGAAAATGTCTCCTAATAGACACCAGAACTCAGCCATTAAAGGATTTTCCGAAAGACAGAGTATTATGTTCTTGATAGCTTCATTTGTATTGTTTTCAACCACACCCTGGACCAATGCCAAATAATAGCGAGCTAATACACTTGGTATGTCCGCTTTACTAACATTGAAAAGATATTGTGCCATAATCCTTTTGAAATCCATGAAGTTCTTATCAGCCAATGCATTAAAAGCTTTATAATATGATGCATCTACAGACAGCGGCATAGCCCTTTTCCATGCTTCCAGTTTCTTTATAATTGTTGGATCGTCCACCTTGTTTTGATATAACATTACGTCTACGATCTTAGTCGGGTCTATATTTGGTTTCTCAAATATTGGATTCTTAAAAATCACTTTATTACTTTTTTTGTTCCAAAGTCTAGGTTCTTTCAGGATAACATCGTCTTGCAGGATTTGAAAACCATATATTTCTTTGTCTGTAATGAACAGGTTGGTTAGATTTTCGTTGAAGCTAAGCATAGTTTCGTTGTCTTTGAGGTATAAAATCCAGTCTGTTTGAGCAATGTCTTGTAATTGGTTCAATGCATCGCTATAATTGTTACTCTTAAGCTCTATGACCGAAGTAATCTTGGAATCTGTTTGCAAGGGATGGTAAGTCCCTAAAAGGATTTGCTGTGGTTGGAGCGACAGCACTGACTTTAGCGTGTTAGTCGTGCTGGTCTTGTTTATCATGATTATTGTGAATGGGAGCATATTTTTTCTCAAGTAAATGAGCGAACGCTTCAGCAAGTTGCGGCATATTATTTTGGGCGAAATATGCTCTTAATTCATCGTAATTTTTAGAAGACTTAGGGTTTTCTACTATTTTATATAAGATTTGAATTATCTGCATAGGCTAAGTGAGTAAAATTATGAAAGAAGATATTGCACCCATTCGTGGCGATGACATGATCGGCCAAATCGCTTGGGAAGGTAGCGAAAAGAAAAAACCCTGGCATTACAGGGTTACTGCCGCGATACCTGTATTAGATACCTACGAAATTCTTGAAATTTGTCTAGAACTACTAAAACTACAAACTGAAAAACCTTATATCATGGTAATCGACACGGGCAGCCGTGGCGAACAACTGGAGAAGATGAGAAAGCTGCAAGCGTCAAACATAGAAGTCCACTTCCTACAACTGAATGGCGTTCACCACCCGTCTGATTTCCCCGCAATGGCAATGGAAGTAGCATTTGCCGTTTGCAGAACAGAGTTCATTTTTGCTACTCATGCAGACTGCTTCCTTCGTAAAAGAACATTTTTGGCTGAGATGATGGAGATGACACAAAAAGTCTCACCTGTGGTTGGCTATGAAATGTCTCCGAGGGCACACAGCGATTGGGTTGGTATGGTTTCACACACTGCATCCATGTATCACATGCCGACAATGGACAAGATTAACTTCGGTTGGAGTCTACGCAAATTATGCAATATGTATAATATCAGAGATTATAAGCCTAATCCAATGCGCCCGAACTGGCCAGACACTGAGATTCTAGGAAATTACGTTCTGCGACACAACAAAATCAAACCACACCTTATTGGCTCTGAAAAAAACTTCACAAGACAAGTTGACGATAATATTGACCACATAAGAAGCTACACTTCTGGCAAGCTCTATAGTCCACCGTATTTTGAACAGGCACAGGAATGGCTGCAAGAGGCAAAAGAAGAAGCACTTGAAAGAATAGATGAATGGCGAATAGAAGATTATAAAAATTCTTTGGAACAGTTTACATAAATAGATTTCTAATAAAGGAGTGCTTTGAGTACGGAGTATTTAAACAATAAGATTTTTGAGGAAGTAATCGCCAGATTTCAACAGTCCAAGAGGGAAAAAAGCAAATACGAGATTTGTATAGAAGATTTGAAGGGTGCGATTGACCGTGGTAACGATTGTGTGGATTTCATTTTGCGACTTGATAGGTTCGCAAACATGCACAAAAATGCCAGTTTGCTGTTTGTGGAAACACAACAACAACTAGCAATCGCGTTCTTGACGTTATCAGAAAATATAGTCAGATATGCAAAATTCAATTTAATTGACATAGATGACGCCATTCAGGAAGGGGTAATGATTTGTTTTGAGAAGATTGATCGCTTTGATCCACTGAAGGGCAAAGCGTTCAATTATATGACTACCTGCATACTTAATCACTATCGACAACTCTATCGAACCGCCAGAAATTATAATGAACTAAAGAAAAAATACCATGACTTCTTACAAAGCCAAGTGGAGAAGGTTTTGTTAAGACACAAACCACAAAATCCTAATAATTATGTTGTAAAAGGGCAATCTTAGTAATATAATTCTAAACTATGAGTAAAAATCTGACGGAAGTTTTAGAGCAACAGGAAGTTATTCAAAAACTTATTGATAAGGGTCACGGCCCATTAATTGATGCCCTCTTGATGAATGAATCAAAGGTTTATACAAAAAAGGGCAGACTCAATAAGAGCGGAGCATGTCGCGTACTAGGATGGAAAACCAAACAACTAGAAGACGCTATTGAAGAATGCCGCTGCATCTTTCCAGACCTCTTTGAAGGTTAAATTATCATCATAAAATCAGGCGTGTTAGGGTCAATCGCATTGAAGGTATTAGGTGATAAAAACGTCATGCTAACTATAGGCCCACCGCCCTGATTTGGCGTACAATTTGGTGGATCAGTACAACTTACACAGGCTGTTGTTGTATACAGAGCATGATCCCCCGTTGGGTACGTCTGAAATGCCCTATCATATCTCAATGAAAAATCAACAGTAACGTATTCGTTACTATTCATGTCTAAGTCACCCCAATCAATGTTCTGCGGGTAACAATGTTCCAATGTCCAACTTTCTAGGATGTTGCCGCAACCATCAAGTAAGACCAAGCTACAACATGCTTTGAACGATAATGGATCAATGCACGGATACCAGGCACTACAACCAGTTGGCGTTGGATCATACTGCTGTTTTAACCACGAAAATATAGGATTTTGAGCTGCAATGCAACGATCATATAGTGATATAGGAATTGGTTGCCATTCTGGTTTACTTGGATAGGAAATTGTTTCATTCAAGTGTTCAGCTTGCATTTCTCTGAAGTTAAGCTTAGGACGAGAAGCTTTGAAGCAAGGTAGAGCAGCGTTATTACCAAGAGTAATGTTTTCAATATTAAACAGCCATCGGAACTTTCTTTTTATAGTTCCAACGCTTCCAGTGCCGCCCCACTCAGGACGGAAAAACCCCATAGGTACAGTACAAGCCATAAATCCCCTTAACTATATAAAAAAAGAGGGGTTAAAAACCCCTCTTTTTTTTTCATTTTTATTTTGTTTACCCTTGCACAACTGGACATGGACCGCATGGGCACTTCTCGAATGGCTGCTCTGGACAGTAAGACTTGTAACTTACTTCACTATAACGCAATGTAAGTTCAACAGTACACTCTTCAGAACTTGACATATCCAAATCGCCCCAATTGACTGACTGAGGCCAAACGTGACGTAGTATCCAACCTTCAAGAGGATTACCGCAACCGTCCCACAAGACAAGTCTAGCAATGCCTTCATACTGCTCAGGCACACTGTTCATTTGCAAACAGATCGGGTCTTGGAAATCATAAATTGTTGCTATCCAAGCTAAAACAGAAGTTGTGTTCAAACCCGCGTTAGTTGCACCAGCAACATCATAATATGTTACTGTCATTGTCTGCCATGTGCCCTTACCAGGAATAAACATCTTGCCGTTCAAATAGTTAATTTCGACTTCTTCGAAATCAATCTGTGGACGGGCACCTATCTTGACGAACTCCTTAGCTACACTCTTCGAAGCTATAGGATTTCCCTGTTCGTCTACCGCATTACAGCAATATTCAATTTCAAAAGTCCAACGAAACTTCCTTTTGAAAATAACTTTACCGTTGCCTAACGATCCAAGACCCATTGCTAAACGCTGTGGGTTTCCGTCTAGGTCTAGATCGCAAGTTTCCAAGTCTCTAATACCGCCGAAAAAAGTGTTATCTAGATTTAAATTGCAGGCCATTCTACTTCTCCTTAAATTTATTTATTCTCTACTTTGTAAATTTGAAACATATATTTACAAATTCGACACTATCCTTAATTGTCAATTCTATATCAACCTCAAACTCTTCGGGTTTACAAAATTCATTCACGCGGATTACATAGTTATTAATCCCCTGATCGTCCTTTATCGGTTGAAGTATATATTCACTGCATTCGATAAAATTATTCCTAAAGTTATTACTCACAGGATTATGCGCACTTAATAGCTCTCTGCCAAGCTTACTTATCTTGTTCTTGATATAGCCTAACAATCGTCTATCGGATAGTTTACTTCCACCAAGCGTCAAAACTTTAGTGTCTAAAATTAAAGAATCATTCTTTTTATTTGCGATATTAATAAAATGCTCTTTCTTAGACAAATAAACCAACTCGTCATGATGAATGCTAAATGCAGCATCAGAGACACCCGCCAGCTTCGTCCTGACTGGATTCCAAACGAACGGCCAACTGAGAATTGCGGTAAGAACTGGACCCGATGGGGGCACACTCTTCTTGTCATAATTCATCCAAGGCCAAAACATAACGCCTTGGTCCGAAGGCACTAACTCTTTACACCATTTGTAAGTCTGAAGAAGATCACATTCCCAAGGCGGATCAATTGCCAGCATTACATCTGGTCTTTCTTCTTCCAAATACTGTAAAACTTCGTTAATTACCCCCGTAGAGTCACAATCTGGAATTGAAATAAACTCAATGTCACTGTCTTCCGTTGACTTGACAGCATTAAGAATTGCTCCTATACGTTTTTCCGCCTTTTGTTTGGGCGCAAAACGTAAATCAACCTTACAGGCTGTTGGCAAATTGGACTTTTTAACCGATAAGACAATCCACTTTGATGCTAAATTGACCGTATCTTCAGCTTCATGAGGAGTTAAATTGCCCCAAAATTCCACCATCTCGCCATTATTCATGACAAGAAGATTGAATTTATCCGCTTCCCTTGTAACTTCGACTATCGTTGAATTGCCACTAACACCTGGAGAATCAGCCTGAATAGTCATGCAAATTGTATCATTATCGTCTAGCAAGTAGGCGGAAGCCGTAGGCACGTCTTCTTCTACTCTGACTACCACTGGACTAAAATCACCAAACAGCAGTTGTTCCGCTACTGTTGTTAGCTTTGATTTCTTTCCAAAATTTGTATGTAAATCCTTTACACTTTCTATTTTTGTAGGCGTATTGAACAAACCTTTCCCTGCATAGCCTATTATTGCTGCTAATCTCATAATTATTTCTTCATTGATTCTTCTAGTTCCATTACACTCTTCTTAAGCTCCTCAATAGAATCCTTGATTTCATCATCACTCATGGTCCCTGCCATGAAGTTAGGTCTTTCTATAGGTGCCGCTGGGTCACGCTCATCACAAATGCGATTCGGCAATTCTTTGAGTCTATAAATAGGTTGAGCGATATAACTTTTAGCTGTCATATTGAATTGATACTTCAAAACTCTGACCTTAGCATCACCAGGCTCAAGATCAATATTGTTCTGAGTGCTGTCTAATGTAACAATAACCTCCCACCATATGCCTTTTACCTGTAAGTATGCAACTGGTGAGAATTTTTGGAACGCCTGCTCTAATATCTGATTCATGTCCTCTTCGTATAGAGTCCACATATACAATGTATAACTGATATTGACTGGAATGCCTCTAGTAACACCAAAGAACGTGTCTTTATAGTATTTCTCTTGCTTCCAAAACCCGACAACATCATCTGGTGCTAACCACGGCAATAACGAATAAGCCTTCTGATAAGTAAAACGACTCTGATCGAACTGCATCCCAGCATTCCAAATCGCTATAATCGGAAGCCTAATGCGATCAACAACCAATGAATTGTCCTTGCGGACGTTATCCTGAAGAATTGCCGCTACCGCCTTCTCCTGACTAGCCCATATAATCGGCACCGTATGCTGTTTGCCCTGCTCATCAAGCACCATGACATTCCTAAACATATCCAACATAGCTTCATCACAAGCGCGTATCGACCTGGAATAACGGTAAATCACTTCCCGATTGGGCGTATCCAGGTCATTAATAATCTGGCCAGTTTGAATTGGGTCACATAGCCAATGTTGGCCTAAACCAAGCTTGTTGAAGGTTTTCCGTTTGTACCAGTCCTTCGGCGGCTGAATAGGAACTCGTTTTTGCGATGGCCAACCATCATCACAACATTGTGGTGGAACAGGGTCTATGTTTACTGAGTTCTTGTTGTCACGCGGATTGCAGTCCACTAATGACTTCTCAGCATTTACATCCTTCATATTTGTCATAATTGTATCTCCAATAACTATTTAAGTTATTGCTTGCAAGCTTTAGTATCATTACCACCCAATAAAGCACCTTCATTAACATTAATCTGCCTTTGTAGATTTGATGTATTCTGTGTAACTCGGCCTTCACCTGTAGTAACAGACTCTTGGAATCTCTGAGCAATGATAGTCAATCTTAGCTCACCCCAAAGGAAGAAATCGCCAACATTACGCTGAATAACCACCCAATTCTCCCCCTTATGAGGAGTGTAAAGTCTAGAACCTATCTTTGGTGGATGCCCAATAGCTTTTAATACCGCCCTATAGTTAAATTGAAACTGCACTTCATCAGGAGCATCTATACCAAACATGTTCATGTAGTTTTGAGATGGTATTGGCTCATAATAACCACTTAGGGTAATAGGATTGTTTGAAAACAACTTGCCACGGTCTTCACGATAAAGCGGGTCGATTGTCTGCCTTTGTATGAATACTTCAAAGTATAGTATGGGCGTACCCGCTATTTCTATCAACTCAGCATCAAAAGAATTAAGCAAAGCATGTTCTGGATTAGTCGGATCAAAGGTGTCTAACGATCCTGAAAGCTTGTAAGGTGTTCCATCACAATTCCTAATAGTCATGATATTATTTATGCACGATGGAATAGATAAATGAAATAAGGGAGAAATAAATATGCCAGGTTTTACAAGCCAAGATGACCTAACAGCCGAAATGAGCGTAGCTGGAAAACGCCTTATTTGTCCATTTAACAAAACAGCAACAACCGCTCCTGTAGCTGCAAACTGGTATCACCTATGGCCAGTCGGCGGTATGCCAGGTGCTGGTGCCCTTTATACTGGCACAGCTTTAGCATTTCAGCAAACGATGGATACGACTCCAGGCTCCCTTTACACAGGCGGCGATAAGCTTCCTGATTTTAAAGATTTGATTTATATGAACGGTGCAACTACCGCTGGTGCCGTTCCGCCTACTATATGGTTAGTTGATATGGTTGGTTATTATCCTTTAACGCAGGCCGCAGTCCCACAAGTATTTGATAATACAACCCCTCCTAACCGATACCAAACTAACGGAGGCTTACAAATGTCGTTAGTAGGTGCCGCCGCTGGTGGTGCAACTGCAAGCAACATCACAACATTGACTTACGTTGACCAAGACGGAAACCCTGGCGCTACAATGCCAACCTCTCCTGCCGTAGCTGTCACTGTTTCCGTTGCCGCCCCAACCGCAACATTAGGTGCCCGTGTTCTAACAACCGTAGGTGGCCCATTTCTTCCATTGATGGCTGGGGACAGTGGAGTTCGAGAATTAACCAACATTACATTCTCCGCTGCTAACACTGGCTTGGAAGCAATAGCCTTGGTAAGACCATTAGCCGTTTTGCCATGTCCAACAGCTTTAACATACGGCGAGCGTGATCTGGTTAACCAGATTTCTAGCTTGGAACGTGTCTATGACGGTGCTTGCTTGATGTTTATGGTATATTTTGGCTCAGCCACAGGTGCTAACATTATGGGGGAGGTGGATGTTGCATGGGGTTAATAGTTAGGAAAGTCCTTGGAAGAATAATAGGTGGTGGAACCGCTGGCGTACTAGGCAAGGACAATCTCCCTGTCTGGTGGGATAGCCAATTTGCGCGCGGTACTATCAACCAAAATGGTAGACCAGCCGCTGGTGGTTCACCTAAAAATTCGATGAGAGTGATGACCACTCCCCAATTCGCATCAGGCTTTACACTTGATAGCGATAGAGATTGGGCTGCACCCTACCAAGATATTACCGTGCATTTTGATGCTATGATGGAAGACCCTGCTTTGGTTGTAGATGGTGCAGCCACAGGACATACCATCAAAGTCAACGCTGTAGCCCAAACCACCACTTACAGAAGTGGTTCTGGAGATAATAAATGGGTTTTTCGCATACCAACCTTGGTTCATAAAGACGATGTAATCACTTGGTCCTACGATTCGTCCATTGGTTCTACAGTAACTGTGTTCCTGCCAGCAGTAGAGTTGGCGACCGAAGTTGATAGACAAGTAGAGAATTTCTTATTCAAATACATAAGATTCATTCTCATGGACTCCAACTGCTCTACTGTCAATAGTGAAACTATTAAAATAGCAATAGACGCTTATGATAGCGGAATAGCGACAAACAGTAATTGGATGTTGCGTCGTCAGTTTGGCACTACCACAACAGATGGGGTTGGACAGATTTCCTTGCTTTATACTGGTGTTGAGAATTATGGCGATACTGTTTATGTAACAGTAATTAGACCTAATACACTGCCGACCCAAAGCATGGTCTGGACAACAACGGTGCAATAATGGCACATTTACTTACTCATGACCCCACAAGTTGTGGCGTCGGAACTTTACATACCAATAGTCCCCCAACACAAGATTGCAGTAGCGCAACCCTAGCTTGCGTCTCCACCCTTACCGCCAATGGTACTGTTACCCGTGGTGGTCGAGCCAATTTATTATGCGTAGCAAATGTAGATGCCAGCGCCATGAAATCAGCTAACGCCCAAGCTAACTTACTCTGTGTAGCCAATGTCGATGCTAGTGCCATGAAAACTGTAGCTGGTGTTGCAAACTTACTCTGTGTAGCCAATGTAAACGCTAGTGCCATGAAAACTGTAGCTGGTGTTGCAAACTTACTCTGTGTAGGAAATGTAGACGCAAACGCTATGAAGGTTGCCAATGCACATGCTGATTTACTTTGCGTGGTGAATGTAAACGCTAGTGCCATGAAAACTGTAGCTGGTGTTGCAAACTTACTATGCGTAGGAAATGTCGATGCCAACGCTATGAAGGTTGCCAATGCACATGCAAACTTGCTCTGTGTAGCCAATGTCGATGCCAACGCTACCAAAACAGTTAATGCTCAGGCCAATATTATATGTGTGGCCAATGTCGATGCTAGTGCCATGAAAACTGTAGCTGGCGTTGCAAACTTACTCTGTGTAGCCAATGTCGATGCCAACGCTATGAAGACTGTTAGTGCGAGTGCGGGTTTAAGATGTATTGCTAATGCCTCTGCCAATGGTGGTAAATTTAAATTTGGTTCTGCTAGAATCACAGTTCGATCTGGCATCTTCGTTGGAAGAACGACGATCACCAGGATAATTCACGGTCCTGGCAAACCAGCGAATGCTTGTGCTAAGTCTGGCGGGTCTATACCAAGAACTGGCGGCTCCACTAGAGTACCTAAGCTTAACTCATCAACCAATGTCCCAACAACTGGAGGAACTACCAATATACCAAAGACTGGTGGTACTGTTAATGTTCCAAAGGTTAACTCGGCTAAGCCGATAGTATTAAGGATTAATAATGGCCGTAAGTGTTAAGGACATACGCCGTCAATCTGTATATCAAGCTGGCTAATTGCAAAGGCAAATATGTCTTGATCGTCTATGGTCTTAGGAGTGGTTAAAACTCCGTAGAATAGCATATTACCAGCACCATAAGTGGCACTGTCTACTATTGCAACGTAAGTGATTGTACCCCAGCTACCGCCGCTGGCTTGAGGGAATGTTATAGCTGTAACGTTTTGGGTTGTGCCATCACCAGCGATAGGGGCTGACCAATTAGCGTCGGCAGGACCAAATACAACTCTTGAATAACCAAAAGCGTTTGCTACTTCTGGTATCGTTGCGCCTGTACTGGCGTCTGTAGGGGCAGCGGTACAAAGAGCAATAGCTATGGTTGCTGGCTTTGAGTAGGTTGCTGTACGGAAAATAAGGTTTATAAGTTCACCTTCAAGATAATTGCTCATTGCGGCCATAAAAATCCCCTTTCTTTATATATATTTTCGTACTTCATATTTAAATACTGAAATGGCTATTAAAAATAAAGACGGTTCAGCATATGGTTTCACTAAGCCCGCACCCCAAATGGAACAACAAGTTTTTTGGGATAAAAAAGAAAAAATTGTATTCCATAACAAATTTGGTGAAAAACATCATCGAGAAGACATGAAAATTGTCGAGCCTGAACCTGTCCATAGGGAAATTAAAGTCGTAGACTTCAAAGAAGTTGCCAAACAACACGATGACGAAATTAAGATCGTTCAGGCAATAGAAGAGTCAAAGCCAAAACCAATTAGTGAAAGTATTGTGGAAGTGTGGTGTTTGCCCTGTCTTCAATACTCAGAAAATGTCGATCCTCTTTATGACGAAAGCTATGCCAATGTTACATATGGAGAGAAATTCACGTTTAGAGCTAAATTGGCAGAATTAGAAGACCTTTATATTAAGTTCGTCACTGAAATTGATGTTAAATTAACCGAGGAATCAGTCATCTACCCTAAAATAAAGAACCGAAGATGGTGGAAAATTAAAGGCGTAAAAGAAGTGCAAGGCTACAATCTCTATCTAGGTATGATTAGTGACTACCAACCAGCCTTCGTTTAATCTTTGGTTAATAAACTAACCTCTATGCCAAGCTTATTGAGTTGGTCCCTATAATCATCAACCGCTTTTTTATATCCAGTGCCTAAAATGTCATTAATCATTTCGCCAAATATCTTTAGGTCGTTGTCTGTTACGAGAGAAGCTGATATGCGGGTAAGAAGTTCATCATACACGCCAACTTTTGGCCCCATGACTTGGGACATGAATTTTTTAAGTGCAATACCCTTTGGGTTTTGCATGAATTGTGCCCACTGATTGTTCATTTTTTAGATTTCTTTCTAGGTTTTAAGTCGGTACAAGCACCTTGTACTTGAAAATCGGGACCACCTTTACAGCTACCGACTATGGCACCTGTATAGCCAGTCCCCATTTCATATAGTTTCTTGCACCATTCTTTAAAAGAAAGCTTAGGAATGGTGTGCATGTTCTAGCTCTCCCAATATTTCTGGCAATTGCTTGTTGAATAGCAAATACTCTTCCTTTGGCGGTAAACCTTTAGCAAACAACGGTCTACGCTGCTTGATTGTGTTTAACACCTGACGGAGTTGTTGTGCCGAACCTGGAGTCGCCAACATCTCAGCCTTCTTACTTAATAAAGCATTACCAAGCTTTAACATGTCCTCTGTGCTGTTGATGGTGTTAGCCATGCCAAACAACTCAGGTAGAGGTTGTGAAAGAGCCTTCGCAGCCTGTGCCTGTGGCTGTGCCACCGCCTGTGGTTGTTGCGGCATTTGGGTTGGCTGCTGTTGCTGTTGTTGAGCCATCTTGCTCTCTTGTGAGAACTTAGATTCCCATTTCGACATTTCTGCTTGCCAATCAGCCTGTAGTTCCTCGTCTGTCTTGTCAATTTCGTCATGTATGTCAACAACTTTTTGATAAGCCTGGAATCCCCACTGCTTCAATGCTCCCAATATTAATTTTGGCTCCTCAAAGAGCATGGCAATCATTTGGGCAACCGCATGTGCAGTAGGTGGCAACTTCGATGGACCTACTTCGCCGCCAGTTTGAACCGCTTGCATCATTTGTGGATTCCATACTACAGCCTTCATAGATTCCTTGCTTGACAAGTGCATAAAGTCATCCATCCACTTATCCATAGTTTCTTTAAGCTTGATATCATGGGCACTTGGCTTATTGACTGAAGCAAGTGTCTTGGTTCGCTGTACTACGTCTTCAATTTCCATATCGCTAAACGAAGCGTGCTTCTTTAATGCTTCTGCAACATGCTTAAGCACTTCTGGCTCTCTCTTTTCTTCGTTAGGAATAGTGGCCTTTAATTCATCATCGTATTTCTGATATACTTCAATCGACAGTTCTATCGCATCTTGAATCTTTTTCTCCGCACTCTTTAGGTCAGCTTCTACTTGTGGGACTTTTCCAAGTCTCTGTAGAATCTGCCTTCTTCTCAAAGTGAAAAACTCAGGTGCCTGTGCCGACACCTTATGCAATTTCTGCCCACGTCTTGCAATAGAAGTCTGGTCGGAGTGAAGCCAACGTCGTTTTGCGGGAAGGTCTATATGTTGAACCTTACCTTGAAGTTTTTGCGCACCTTCTTCTACTTCACCTTCAGAACTTTTGCCCGATGCATTTGCTGCACTAAGTTCAGCAGTTGTACCGACACCGAAGTTTTTGCGGTGTCTTCTGGAAAGAACGTCATTAAAACCGATCTGTGCAGCACTTAACAAGAACCATTCGACTTTTTGACCTCTTCGAATGGCATTGCCTTCTTCGTCAATGTCCTCTGGTTTGTAATCTTTTAATAGATTAAACCTATCGTCTTTGATGCCGTAACGTGGATCGTTAAGCCATGTAAGCAAATTATAAGCGGCAAACGTTGCTAACTCCGTGTCTTTGGCCCTTAGTGCCTTGATTACTTGCGGAGGATGCCTCCCGTTCCTTTGCATAGAATCTAGGAATCTATCTATCTTGCCCTTAGATTCATACCCTTCACCCGCACCTTCTGTTCTATCGCCAATTAGTTCGAACATCATTTTTGGATAGTATTCCTTAATGAACTCGCCCATCTTGTCTTCTGGAACATTCAAGGCACCTTGGCCTTGAGTTAGGAAGTTTGGACGAGGACCAGCCGCGTAAGTACGCAAAGGATCAGCATATGGATCATCTGTTCCATCTGACTTACCAAAGACGTGCCTCGCAACATGATGTAAACTTCTAGCATTCGCTTTAATGAAATCTTTCTGCTCCTGTGTCCACAAATCCCAATTTTTTAGGAAAGTCTTAAGTTCGCCTGGACGTGTTGCGTCCACGAAAGATGCACCTAGTTTTGGGCTTATTTTATTAAACCTAGCTTCCGCTTCATCCATTGTTTCCGTATCTGGATTCCAGTCGAAAGCAGGATTGGTTCTTTTAGCCAATGCTGCTCTTTGAGCGTTAGTAAGATCAACAGGACTGCCCTTATGCAATTGTGGCAATACCTTTTGTGGGTTTAAGAAAGGAATCGTATACTCTCCAGACTTATCCGTAATAGTATTGTTCTTATTATCAAGCTCAACAAAACTTAACTTCCTTTTAATGGTTGGGATACTGTGCTTTAGAGTATATGTGCCTGGCTCTAAATGATCTTTCTTGACAGTAAGGCCATAGCCTGGATGTTTATTCAATTCTTCAGGCTTTGTTGAACCAATCACATGTACTCTTGGCTTCTTTGTTATGGGGTCTATATCCAGAGGATCAGCATAAGTAGGTGGATGAGTTCCAAAAAGCTCAAGTGCATTCGCAGTGATCCAATCCGACATATTCTTCTGTGATGTTGGTGTCTGTGGCACTGTATAAGAACTGAAAGTATGCTTTTTTACATCTTTCATCTTGCCACGGATTCTCTTGATAGCCGCCTGAACCTCGTCGCTATCAACAGGCGCATCAGCTAGTTTACCACCAAGATATGCTTGAATGTCCTGATCTGGAATGTTGTCAATATCCTCATCAGTAACTTCTGCCATATCATTAAGGTCAAAGTTGTATAAACCATGCTTGTACTTGCTTGGGTGTGCAGGATGTTCAGGGTCAGTATGGCTTGGATCAATTTCCGACAAGCTTGGACCATCCCCAGCCCAATGAGGGTGTAATTCGTCTGATCCTGGCTTTCTAGGATCATATGTTTTGGAATGTGGCTGGCCTTTCGGTGGGCTAGTAAGCTTTTTGGCCAAGTCAGTTAACCCTATGTAAATATTTCTTGGCCCGCCCTGCTTGCCAAAGATGTAAAATTTATGCTTTCTTGAACCTGGCAACACTAGCTTATCTGTCCAGTTCCACCCATCAGGTATGTGAGTAATGTCTGTTGGGTCTTTTGACCGCATCATCTCTCGCAAACCTGCATTATATCTCCAGTTAATAGCATCTGACCACACATTGTATGGAAACTGGCTTAGAAATTTATAGTCATCGGCATCGTGCAAAATTGGCTGTTTCGGGTCATCCACTTCTTGCGTACCCATTGCCATTTCAGAATAATTTTTATACAAATTATCGTAAAAATTTCTTCTTGCTTCAGCAGCTAATAAGTGGCAGAAGTTCTTGGCGTCCCAGGTTTTGTCAACGTATTTGCTAAATCTCATATCTTCTTTACCTTTTAATTATATATTACCAACTTTAAAGTTTTAGCACTGGTTTGAATAAATAGAATTATGTCAACTGTATGTAGTAATAACACTCTCTTTCTTAACCGTCCCAGCCAACAAGCCGCAAACGCCTGTTGTGCCAACAGTGGATGCTCCGATAACGGTTTAATAGCCCCACCTCCAGGCTGTTGTGGTAAAATTGGCAAGCGTCCCTGTCGTGAAAAAATTATAGAACAAATCAAAGACCTAGTGCTGCTAAGACTTGGCGCTCCCGTAATTAAAATAGAATTAGATGAACAGAATCTTAATGCCGCTGTAGAGCTTGCACTACTAGAATTTGAAGAGTTCGCTGGACGTGAGCATTTCACATACTACGTTTTCAGTACCCAAGCGGGCAAGAGCGTTTACACGATGCCACCTGACGTTGGCTTCATTCGTATGGTTTATTACCGCGAACAGCCACAAGTCACCTTCAATGGCTCTGACTTAGGTGGTGTTCTCCCTATCGAATATTATTACCCAGGTGGTAGCTATTCTTCTATCCAGGGCGGTATGATGGACCCAAATACACCAATCTATGGACGTGCAGGCGAATGGGTTCTTTATAAGCAATACGAACAAATGTATAACCGATTGTCTAGTCAACTAGGTGGCTGGGAATGGATTGACGGCTATTGCAACATTAAATTATACCCAACCCCTTGCCGTTGCCACTCCGTTATGGTTCATTATTTGCCAAAGCTACCTGATTTCAAACGAGTTACAACCGTTATGATTGAAGGAGCTTTCTATCACGCAATGGCAATGCTAGGTCGTGTCCGTGGCAAGTGGACTAATATCCCAGGCCCAAGCGGTGGATTACAGTTGGACGGTCAGCAGTTACTTCAAGAGGCTAAAGAAGGATTAACCAAGTGGCGTGAAGACTTAATATACAGATGGGGCGATGGTCCACAGGGCATTATTACTATGGATTAATTATGAATTTCAAACAATTTGTAGAAATGTATACCTTGGATGATGCTTATGGTACATTGAGAGACTTTCATGCTAAATTTGGAATTACGAAAGTTCCTACTTACGAAGAATTTAAGGCATCGGTTGCGAAAGCACCAGTTGTTCAGTTGCCCATGTCTATGTTGGCAAGAATAGAAAACACCACTGCCAATCCAAGCATTGTTGGAAAAGGATTGGAAGAAGATGAGTTGGAGAAAAAGGGATTAGCTGGTAAAGAAGACCCTACAAGACAATATACTGCTTATCAAAGTGTAAAGCATCATACAGACATGGCATTAGGCAGTAAGACTGAGCCTATTATCATATTGAGGGTTGGCAAAAGACTGATTCTACTAGATGGCGACCATCGACTGTATGCTTACGCTTTAATGAACAAGCCTATCCCAGCAAAGATTGTTTAAATCTGTGTACCAGGCATTGCACCAATAACATTTGGCCCAAGGTTTGTATTCTGTTGTTGGTTAGGTTGATTCTTCTTCTTCTGCGCATCTAAGATGGCTTTAGCCTTCTCAGTTCCAGGGTCAGAAGCAATTGCTACCGCAAGGCCAGCGTCTTTCTTTGGTAGATTACCACCAATTTGATTTATGTTATTTGCTGGAGTAGCACCTACCATTGATCCGATCATTGTACGCATTTGATCTGGAGAGATAGTTACCAACTCATCTAGCTTCTTATTCTTCAGCCATTCCATGAATGTTACAACCATGTTATTATATAGAAGTCTTAAAAAGATTTCGCTATATATAAGTGATGTTAAACTTCAAAGATTATGCTGTCGAGCCAGACACAGGCGAATTTCTCGTCATGGTAAGACCGTTTATAGACCTTACAGAATCCGCCGACTCCACACGATATAGTGTTGAAGTAAACTTCCGTAGCAAACCAGAAGAAGTTTTAGATGCTTTTGCTAAAATAGCCTTGGGTTATGTCTCCGCTGGATTGAAACAGCACAATTTTCACGTTAAGCACGTCTATACCGACAAACCTGTTCGCGTATTAGTATCAAGTAGAAATTGGGATGATGGAGAATGGGTTGTTGTCGTTACATGGAACCACGAACACAAATGCTTTATTGTCTCCAAGGGTTTCTATAACAAAGATAGAAATACCGTTAGTGTTCAGGGAAGTGAGAAATGCAAGGGCGAAAACGCTTTTGAAATCACCAAACAAGTGTATAATATAATGCACGACTTAAAAGGTAAACCTGATCGTCACCTTGAAAAACTCAAGCCAGTTCCATTGAAGAGAGGTCCAAAAACCTAATGAAGCATCTAGGCGCTGGAATACTATACACTGATGGCAAAAAGATTCTTCTATTGCACCGATCCAAAGACGCAACTGATTTTCCCAGCACTTGGGCGACGGCAGGCGGCGGGATTGAAGAGGGGGAAGAGTCGCTTACTGCTGCGGAAAGGGAAAGTAAGGAAGAGGTAGGTGCCGTAAAAGGCAAAAGGATCACTGGATTTCTCAGTGACCCTTTCATCATGTATATCTATAAGGTTGATAGACCGTTCGATATAACGCTCAACAATGAACACACGGAATCAGCATGGGTAGACTTAGATAAAGTCATCGACTATAAGCTCCACCCAAACTTCAGAAAGGAATGGCCGAAATATCTACGGGCCATTGACAAAAACAATCATAGCTTCGGTGGTTGGCTAAGCAGTCGAGTTGATTAACGTCTTCGCTGTGCTGCGGCTCTTGCCTGCTGGATTTGCATACTCTTAGCATACTGAGCGCCCATTTCTTCATCACTTACTGGTGCGCCATATGCTGGGCCAGATTGTGCCGCCGCATGTGCTTGTCTTCCTTGTGCCGCTTGTGCTGGGGAGAGACTAAGTGTAGCACTTCGACGTGCGGTTGGTCTTTGTCCTGCTGTTACAGGCTGTTGGTCCATCGGGGCCAACTGAGCTTTTGCTTCTATAAATTGGGTCCATGTTTTCATGCCCTTATATAGCATTCTCTTCAATTTTTTTGACCAATGATTGCATATCCTCAGCAACGTCTTCTTTGGCGGCTGGATTTCTTAAAAGATAGGAAGGATGGTAAGTGCAAAGAACATCGGCATTTACATGGGCGTCTTCGTACTTGAACCACTTGCCACGCATATATCCCATTGGGTGTTGAACTTTGAGCAAATAACGGGATGCAGTAGCACCCAAACAGACTATAAACTTAGGGTTTATAATCTGAATCTGGATTTTCAGGTATGGTTCGCAGTTCTTTGCTTCGGTTTCAGTTGGTGTGCGATTTTTGGGTGGACGGCATTTAAGGATATTGCATAGGTAAATATCCTTTTCACGATCCCACCCGCAGGCGGAAATGATATTGGTCAGAAGTTGCCCCGCTCTACCAACAAATACTTCACCTTGTTCGTCTTCATCTTGGCCAGGAGCTTCCCCTAAAAGTAGGATTTTAGCACCTGGATTACCAGAATGAAGGACGGTGTTGGTTCTATTTGCTACTAGATCGGGGCACTTCTGACAATTACAGACTTTATCGTTTAACTTATTCAATAGTTCTAATCTAGTCACTTATATCTGGCCTCCAACCTTTAGGTTTCCAGTAATTGACTGGATCATCCTCGTCGTATTCTTCATCACGTTTCTTCTTCTTGGGTGGTTTATGCCCCAAGAGTTTAAGAATACGATGGCCAAGCATATCTGTGAAGAAGAGACAGAAACCTATGCCGAGCAAAAACCCCAAAACCATTCCCATTATAAATACTATGTCCATAATGTATAATTAAGCGGGGATTGCTTGATTTACCACAGGTTCTTCACCAAAAAATAGCACTCGCTCTCGATTGGTGACTTTCGAGAACGGGGGCATATCATACTTGATGAACTCATTTCTTTCAATCTCTAAATCAGCATTCACCCGATCCCTGTATTTTTCAGGCACTTTCGACAAATCAGGCTTGGCCATTACCTTACGACGAAGGATATATGTTCCTCTTTTGAAAAAGTTGGGGTAGTCATTCCAGTTAATCTGCTTTTCTTGGAACAACATTTCCTGAATCATCGAGCCATTGCGTCCGTGCAACTGTTTTTGACTAAAGCACGCCTGTCCAGCCATCTGAATACTATTACGAGTAGCATCAAACTCCCTCCATAGGAACATATTAGCTGCTTCGACTGTGTTGGGCAGATTCATTACCCGCGCATCGAAGTACGCCTCTTCTTTTGCTTTTTCGGGCAAGAAATCAGGCAAAAGACGATTGAACTTAACCGAAGTTTTAGACGCTAAGTGAGAGTTCAGTTTAAGAATACGGCCATTGCAGAACATTTCACTTTCGTAGTCGTCAATGTTCCAACCTAAACTGATTTCATCGCTTTGAGTATAAGCTACGTTAGCATTAAACTCTTTAGCTAGTTCTAAAGTTAATGCAACCATTAATGATGATAGTCGTTCATCATAAGGCCGCTTTAACTTACGGCAGAAGCTGTGGAAGCAAATGCCGTCCATGCGCGCAACAGCGGGTAAGAGCGGCATAAGTCGTCGCTCGGTTTCGAAGCTCTCATAGAACTTCATACGGTCGCCAAAGTTGTCTTTCATTTTGGTACTCCTGTGTAGGCGATCAGTGAAGACACCGCCCGCGATTGCAAGGTTCACAGTAAAAAATAAATTCCTGCAAATTTAATAAAAAGCGTACTCCTATTAAGATAATCTGTCAAGTAACAAAAAGGTGGTAATGTGATTAGACAATTATTGAGTTTCGTATTGTTACTAGGCTTGGCCCTTCCGTCATTTTCGCAAGTTCCAACCAGTGTTCCAACAACAACAGATGCAGTTGGAGCAAGTAGTAACAAAACTGATGGTATTGAGTTGCCAGCAGACCAGACTGTAAAGTTCGATGAAGGTTTCGTAACACTTCAAGCAAATTGTAAAGGCACTGTAAAGTGGCTAGTAATTAGTGCAACTAAGATTAAATACTTTACTTTGCCAACAGGCAATAGTATAATAATCTCTGTTCCTCCGCAGGGTGGATTAATTACAGTATTTGCGGTAGGATTGGTAGATGGGAAATTAACGGATTTTGCCAGAACAAGTATCACTATAACAAGTGGTGGACCAGTACCTAATCCCAACCCAACGCCCAATCCAAATCCTAACCCAAATCCTGCGCCCGTTTCGGCACATGTAACATTTGTGGTGGATTTGAATAACACAACTCCAGCACTAGGACAAATACTAAATTCTCAGAAAGTAAGAGAAGCAATTACAACAAGGGGTGCTTATTATAGGCTCTATGATGTTAATTCAGCAGTTCTTAAAGAGAAGGGTTTAGATCGTGTTGTAGCGGAGAAGGGTGGCCCGCCTATGATTATAGTGCAGGCGGCTAATGGAAATATAGTAGGTGCATTGAAGATGCCAGGAACGGAAGCCGATGTTCTTCAATATTTGACTAAGATATTGGGAGGTCAGTAATGTATCCAATTGGAAAGTTATCTGTAAGTCGTTTGCCGTCTGTTAATTTCGATGGCAATTATTTTGTTCTAGGCTGCCTGCCAGAAACAGAAGAATCATGTGCGGCATTTCCGCCATTTTATACCTTGCGAGCGGCGGGAGCATTAGACCCTTCATTATGGCAAGAAATAGATTTGCAATGGTATAAGAATCCCATTTGGAATCAGGCAATGACTTCCTCTTGTGTGGGGCAAGGCGTCACAGCAGGTATGCAAATATGTTACATGCAATCTGGACGACCATTGATTGAGTTTAACCCATACTTTGCGTATGGGTTAATTAATGGTGGGCGTGATGCGGGTGCAATGATTTCTGATGGGTTAAAGGCATTGATGCAGTATGGAACATGCCCCAAAGCTGATCTTCCACAGGGCGTAATGTTTCAGAGTCAGTTTCCGCAAAAAGCGTTTGAAAGTGCAAAGAGATTTAAGTTAGTGCAGGCGTTTAAGTGTGGGAGTTTCGAGGATATTTGTTCTGCGATTACTTTAGGATTTGTATGTCCTTTAGGAATTTATGTAGATCAGAATTTCTCTCGTCTTGATAGTGATGGTGTATCAGGTGTACCATCTGGAATGAATGGTGGTGGACATTGTATTTTAGGCATGGGCCTTAAAAAGTCTAGTCGCTACGGATGGATGATTAAGACACAAAATAGCTGGGGTAGTAACTTTGGTAGAAACGGTTACTCATATATTCATAAGGGACACTTCCAGAAAATGAATCCTGATGCTTTTGCGATCCAATCAGTTATGGATGATCCGCAAGACAATACACCAGTTGATGAGGTTCCAACAGTAACCAATTAAGGAGCAATATGGCAAACGATGAATTGAAAATGAGTGCAGCAAATTTCGGCTTTGACGCGACGTGGATTGCCGACATTTTGCAAAAATATGGCGCTGACGCCTTGGCCTTGGCTATCGAAGCCGCCAGGAATGGTTTTTCAGTGGCCTTTATTGTTGAGATTTTACAGAAATTCGGCCCAGCAATTTTAGAGTTCATACTTTCGTTATTTAACCAGCATCAAGCATCCTTGCGTATGCGTGGCATGGTAGGGACTGGTGACGTTATAACTGGAGATGTTCTTGAAGGGATTGATGCTTCATTCTTGGATGTAATTATCCAGAAGTATCTTCCTGTTATTATCGAAAAATATCTGCCGACCATTTTCGCACAATTTGGTCCAATGATTATGGAGTTCCTAAAGAATAATATGCAGTCCATTTTCGAGAAGTTTGGACCAGAAATTATTCAAATGATTCTCCAGTTATTCTTGAATAATCTTAAAGCGGCAAAGCAGTAATATGAAGAATGTTAGCATCGTAATGTCTTTTATCGCGGTATTAGCAGCAGGAGCCGTTTTCGGCTTGGCTGTTTACCGCGATAAAGGACAACCACATGCGCCAGTAGAGCAAGCAGCGGAGACGAAGAAATTTGCCTCTGCCGCTTCTTCTATGGATATAAAGACAAACGTTCAAACTGGCCATGTTGTAGTTGAATCAAAGGAAGACCCTCCTTTCGTTGCTCCTAAAGCGGTGCCAATTGCACCAGCAGTACCAGCACAAGAACCAGTACAACAACCAGTTATGGGGCCACAACAGCCCATTCAAACTCAAGCTCCAGAAATTCTATACACCGCTGATAGTTCTATCAAATTTGCTGTAGGCGACATTCTGACAATTCCAGAGGAAGATCGCAAATACATGCGTTATTTCTCTCTATACAACATTCCTAAAGTAAAAAGACGAGACTATGCGGCGACATTCTCTTTCGTATGTAATTCTCTAAGCACCCGCAAAAAGATTTGTATACCAATCTTCTTAGGAGCATCAGATGAAACTGTTATGCGTGTCGATATTCGACACTATGGTTGGAAGCCTGAAATCCTTGAAAGATTAGGGCTTAAAGGCAGCGGTCCAAAACCGTTCCCTGAACCCTACTTTCATTACGTTATTGATAAGCCAATTCTTGAAAAAGTAAAAGTGAAGAAAAAGGTATTGGAGAAGGTGCCTTGGAAAGATGAACGTGGTGTTCAATACGTTACTAAAGACGGTAAACCAGCTTTCAAAGAGGTCGAAAAAGAGGTCGAAGTTGAGGAACTTGTAGCCAATAAGAGGGAATATTGTCCAGAGAAAGCACCTTGGCTAGACCCTTTGGCCAACGGTACGCTTTATACCAATTGTTGTACCGCTTATCCTATGTTTAGGGCCGACTGGTTTATGGCCAATGTAATCTTACCACCTTTTTATTATGACATATTGGGCCTGGGTAAGAATATCAAAGATTTTGAAAAACTAGCTTTTGCAGATGAAGACCTGGCTAGGAAAGCTAGTTCACAGGATAAGGCTGTTGTTATAGCATCCATTGTAGCTCGTAATAATAGAACACTTACAAGAAGTCCTACATTTACGGGAGGTTATATATGGGGTAGCAAGGATTCATTAACCAGTGTTAATGATAGAGATTATGTTAAATACTTGCTCGATGAGAAATTCGACGCTACAGAAGACATTGCCAGCCTGCCCAATGGATTGCAATTTTATTTCCTAACTGATGGTAAGGGAGCAAGACTTGATTTCGCAAACCCCGACATTGCTATTGATAAAGAATCGGTTGATAAGATTGTAAGAACTGGCAGAAGTTGTATGATTTGTCATTCGGATGGTATTCGTCCAATTAATGATGAAATTAGAAGTTTAACTAGGAAGTTGCAAGACCCTAAACAGGTTCAGCTTCTTATAACCAGGAAGGAAGATGCTTTTCGCATAGAAGATTTGTTTAGTTCTGATTTAGATGAACAAATAATTAAAGATCAGAACTATTATAGAGCAGCCGTCGCAAGGGCTACTGGATTACGGTCAGAAGTAGTCGCTAAGACGCTTAATGAAATATATAACACTTATGTAGAACGCCTACTTAACATAGAGGATGTTTGTAGAGAAGTAGGTATAAATGTAAATAACTTAGATGCATATATAAAGGCAAGTAAAGACAATGTGGTGTTAGGACTACTCAAAAACCCAACTCGTCCTATCAGACGTGACCAGTGGGAAACTTGTTACGGAAGATTCGAAATACTTATTGGTGCAAGGAAGCAAGGATTGGATCACGCTGATCCATACCCTGTTGGACCACTTATTGATTTACACTTGCCGAAATATCTGCCCTAATAAGGAGAAATATGAAGAAATGTTGGATTATAGCTATTATCGCAACAGCAGTTAGTTTATTTGTCACATCCGACGCACATGCGTTTGGGAGAAGGTGTGGTGGCGGTAGGGTAGTTTCACGCTCTTGTTATACACCTTGTTACACAAATTACTGTGCGCCATACGTCGCACCAGTAGTCGTTAAAGAAATTGTGCCAGTTCTGGCATATCCAGTTTTAGTTCCTGCCTTCCAATTCCAGTATGTCCCACAAGCCTACGCGACAGCAGTTCCAGTTGTTCCAGTAACAGGCTATCCCGTAGCAACACCAATTACTCAACCTTACGGCTATGGTACTCAACCTGTTGCCTATGGACAGCCAGGACAACCAGCTATGCCAGCCAACCCATACGGACAACCAGCTTATGGTCAGCCAAACGGTAATGGTTATGCTAATGGCAATGGTTATGCTAATGGCAATGGTTATGCTAATGGTAATGGTGGTAATGGATTGAACAATAATGATAAGATTCGTGAGCTTGCTAAGGCTTTACTAGAAGAAATGAATCGCCAGTCGCAGGATGGTCCAGTTGATAGTGGGCCACCAGTTGTGCCAGGAACACAGCCACGACAGCCACAGCAACCACCAGTGGGACAAGGGCAAAACAATTTTTTTCCGCCACCGCAGCAACCGCAACCTAATGCTCAGTTAGCACAGTTTGCTATTGCTGCGATGAACAGAACATGCTCACAGTGCCACACGGGAGTTGGTTCCAAGGGTGATATGACTATCTTCACTCAGCCTGGTCTGCTTAATCAGCAGGTTAATTGGAGGAAAATTAAAGATGAAGTTGCTAGTGGGAGAATGCCACCAAGGGATGTTCATTTCCAGTTAGGACAGCAGGAAAGGCAGGGCATTCTACAGTGGTTACAGTCTATTGGCGTAAATTGATAGAAATTTTACTTATTAAATGACTATATACGGATAGTCCTATCAATTGGAGGCATATGAAAATTTGGTTAACTTTGATCGCAGCGGTTGCTTTGCTGTTTGGAACAGTGAAGTCGGCTGAGGCAACAGTGGTTCGTGTTGGTCATGGATTTGGTTATGGTGGCGTTGGCTATCGTAGTTTTGGATACGGTTACGGTGGATACGGCTATGCCGCTTATCCGATTGCTGTAGCGGTTCCATATGCAGTACCTTATCCAGTTGCAGCGGCTTATCCTGTTGCGGCACCAGTCGCGGTAGCTCCTATTGCTTATCAGGCACCAGTCGCGGAACCTTATTGCCCACCAGTGGCAGCGGCTCCTATTTACGCGGCTCCAGTGGTGTATGCAGCACCAGTTTACAGCTATGGTTACGGCGTTAGCTCCTATGGAGTTGGCTTCGGTGGTTATGGTGTAGGCTTCGGTGGCTATGGCGTTGGTTTTAACAGAGGTTTTGGCTACGGCAATAACGTAGTAGCTTTTAATCGTGGTTTTGGCAACACAGTAGTTGTAAACCGTGGTTTCGGTGCAAACGTTGTTGTTCGTAACGGTTTTGGCAACAATGCAGTAGTTGTAAACCGTGGTTTCGGTGCAAATGTTGTTGTTCGTAACGGTTTTGGCAACAATGCAGTAGTTGTAAACCGTGGTTTCGGTGCAAATGTAGTAGCCGTTAATCGCGGTAACGCAAATGTAGTTGTTCGCAACGGCGTTTTTGGCCGAACGGTAGTTCGCGTCCGCTAAACGACCTATAAATAAAAAAGCCAGTAAACACACAATGTTTACTGGCTTTTTTTATGTCCTATTTCGAGTTGTGGCTTATCCCAATAAAATTTCAACACCCTCTAGAGGGTCTTCCGTGATAAGTGTATCAACGGCTGGCTTGTGTGGCTGATTTTCGATCAATGGCTTTACCTTGTCAGTTGGCACGACATGCTCTGTCTGACCCTGGTTGGTAAATCTGCCTGGCTGATCGAGAATTAATTTCTTTTCTTCCATAATGCCTGTCCTTTCGCTTGCTGCGGGTTTGAGAGTTTCTATCAATCTAATTTCACCTGATCGCATCATATTCAGGAAATAACTATCACCAATGAATGTCTGCCCCATCGGAATCATACATGGATTCATTGGAATAGGACTCTTGATTGGCTTCTTCAAAAGCATCAAGTCACCTCTGGTGTTATTGACGAATAAATATTCACCATCACCTTTAAGCGAATCTTCACGCTTTTGCCTTTTCATTTCTCTAATTGTGTACTTGTCTACCTTCTTGATTTTTTTTCTGTAATTCATATTATAGCCTTTACTAATCTAACTTGTATATATATAATAGTTTAGATTTGAATTTTGGGGAAAAAATGAAACTTAAAAAATGGACAGAGCTTTATCCGCATGGAACTAAAGAGGGAGACGAAGAACTTGCATTCTTTGTATCGCTTGCACGCAGCCCGAAATATGTCTGGCGATCCACCTCTGGAATTGCAAATGACACTGGACTAACCAAGGAACGAGTAGAAGAGATTATCGACAAATACTTCAAAATGAATATAGTTTATCAGCATCCAAAGAACGACGACAATTGGGGTTATTGGGAAAGGCTACCTGCCGACATGCTTCCTAAAGATTATCAGAGCTTAGTTACCAAGGATCAAAAGGCTAGAATGAAGAAAAGTAAATAAAAAAAGCCCCCTTATTTCTAAGGGGGCTTTTTCGTGCCTTTAAGGTGCCTCGTCGCTAGGCGCTTTGTCTTTATACTGGTCAAAGTTCTTCAAGTCTAAGTCAGCAGTCGCTATACTTGGATTGAAATACTTGTGTGGATAATGAGCCTTTACATAACCTGTCGGCATTGGATAATGAATACCTGTCCTTAACCCACGCTCAGTTAAAAAGCTCAAGTCTCTTTTATTTGATTCGCACCACTGCATGAATGTTGTTACCATAAATTTCTTCACTCCTCTAATCTTATTATTATATAGCCCACTGCTGTATTTTTTGTTCGGAAAAATTTATGTTGACAATTTTACCAAACCGTGATAGTATTATTGAATACTAGGAGATATTACATGAAACCTGTAATGAAAGTCACGGTTAAACAAGCTAACCCAAACGTAAAAAGCTATGAAGGTCTAGTTGATCTTCCAAATCTGAATGGCACTAAGTTGAAGAAGGAAAACGGCGGCACTCACTACACCACCGTATCAAACCTAAAGCAAGCCGCTTTAGCCGCCGCAAAGAAGTATAATGCTGTATTAAACTTCGTGGCACCACAGCAAAAGGTGGCCGCAAAGCGATCCACTCGTTAATATTTCCCTACTTCCTCTTAAGCCACGGTAAATTTACCGTGGCTTATTTTTTTTGTTGCATATATACAAAAAGGAGGAGGTTATTATGGGATGTGGATGTGGAGGTGGAGGACGTAGACAAGCGGCTGCTCCAAAATTACCGCAAAGCACTGGCAACGTTACTGAAAATGTAGCAAAACTACATCCGAATGTTCTACATATGCAGAATATTCAGAAAATTGCTGAAGAACGTAGGAAAGTTGAGAAACTAAAAAGAGAACAATTGCTAAAAGCTTTGGCAAGACCTTAAAAATAAATACGTTCAGCAGCATAAATAACTTATTAATGGAGAAATTAAATATGGGTATGTTATCTTATAAGCAGTATAAACTTCTACACGAAAATCTCGATAGTGTAATCGGCGTATCCACACCGAAAAGTATTGGTCTTCAGAACGAAGCCCCACAGCTATTTGGCATGATGAGCAAAATGGCTAAGAAAATGGGCGGCGACGTACCTCCAGGTCTTGGCAAGAAGAAGCCACCAATGGGTCCAGATATGGGCGATGATATGGGTGGCGAAATGGGTCCAGATATGGGCGATGATATGGAAGACATGGGCGACGACGAAGAAATGGGAGATGAAGAAGGCGGCGACATGGAAGACATGGGCGACGA